TATGAGAAAGATGTTTATGTGATGGGAGAGATATGAGAAAGATGTTTATGTGATGAGGGATATGAAAAATGTTTATGTGATGGGAGATATGAAAAATGTTTATGTGATGGGAGATATGAGAAAGATGTTTATGTGATGGGAGATATGAGAAAGATGTTTATGTGATGGGAGAGAGGGGGTACCTATCACGAACCTCCCGCCCCCGAAACGCGTTTTCTCCCCACACCCCCTTCGCTGGAAAACCGGAAACGCGTTTTTACCTCAAACCTACAAACTCGCTGATTATCAATCACTTATTTAAATTATTAATAATCAATGTGTTATTATAACATATTGATTATAAGTAACTTAAGCAAACATATATCCCACATATTAATGTACGCGTGTAATACCGCTCCTGTATGTTTTTATAACTTGCTGATAATCAGATAATATAATCGAAATTAATACAAATTAACAAAAAAAAGATAGCATATATATATGTAATACCGAAAAAGGTTGTATATTTGCACCGTATTCAAGCGAGAATATTGGCGTTACATAATGAAGCTATATATATACTCCCGTTGGGTGTATTGTATGGCGATACCTTTTGCCTCTTTGCGTTGTAGAGAGGTGATATATTGAGGTGATATTGTTTAACAAATAAATACATATTGATATGATTACAAAGAAAAATGTTAACAAGCTACAGAACGCTGTTATTAAAGAGAATGCCTCTAACCTGGTGGGTGCTGTAAAGTTGTATAATGCTTTATTTGCAAATGGTGCTGACCTGAAAGCAATTTGTAAGACGTTGGAAATACCAGCCGAATATGCTGTAAAGGTTGCAGCACTCGCAAAGGACAAAAAACGGCTGGTTGCCGTGTGTAGCCAAATGTTGCCTAAAGTGGGTGATACCTTTGTTAAATTTTCTCTATACTCTAAAGTATATAAGGATAACAAGGTAGACAAGGAAAAAGGAATCGAGGCAAAAACGGCTGATTGGTGCGCGGAAAATGTGATTTATGGCGGGGAGTATAAATCTTTCGGTTTTTCAACCGCTGAAACGTTGGAGACTAAAAAAAGCGCAAAGTGGCTTGTTAAAGAAACGGATGAGTATAAAGCTACTTATGTAGCCGTTAAGATTAAATCTTATTCAATCCGTACCATTGCAAAGTGCGTGAGTGAGTATTTAACACATGAAAGCAACCAGCAGTAAAAAAAAAGGTTAGGCGCGTACCGTTAAACGCGCTTGTACGCCGTTGTCAGTGGGTGCACGTCCCGCGTATGCTTTAGACTGAAGCTGACAAAACAGAGAGTTATTTTACATATTGGAGATAGATATACCGGTATCGAAGCCGTTGGCAATTAAAAATACGGTATTGCTGCATGAACTGCACTAAATAAGTGTGGTTTATGTTAGGTATGTTAGTACAGTTTGGAAAACATACCGTTGTACGCGGTTTATCTCCAGACCGAAACGTGTCTTACTTGCCTACACGTAAAATAGGACAAGGCTGTAGATTAAATTACAGGGTATAAACATGTAGCCTACCATGTAGGAGCGTGATATATCAAAGCGCAAGGACACAATCGCCTTTATTTGTGGCTAAGTTGTGTAGCAGACGGAAAATATAATAACAACATAGTACGGGCCTGTACACAAGAACTACGTACTAATTACGGGCTGTTGGTTGTAGCATAAAATTCGTATAGAATAGGAATGCGTGTTCGGTTCGATTCCGGAGCAACCTCTAAATTATAAACAATATAATAACATGGGAAAGAAAGCAATGATCAACGCTTTAACTGAAGCGTTCAATAAATCTAAAAACAGTTGCGTAAAAATAACATTGCGTAACTATATCGAGACGGTTGAAGCACTAAGCGAAAGTGAGTACAAAGAGGCGGAAGGTTTCTATATTGAAGCACTTAACCGCTGGGGTTAATCATAATTAAAGCATAAAGAAAATGGAAAGGAAATTTAAATCTCACATGGTAGACGTTCGCGGTCTGTCCAGGAAAGAAGCTAAAGAAAAGCGGAAAAGAGCGTATCGTGAATTTATGTTGTATCGTGATCTCAAAGAAGCGTATCATGCCGATACAGGAAAGGACAAATGCAAGCGTAAAGTTCATACATCACGAACATACGTCAAGGAAAACATAAACAGCATTTAAATAGGAGTAGGGTTGTTCCGAACGTCGGAGCAGCCCTATTTTCGTATCCTACTCTTTCTATTTACGGGTAGGTATTCTGAGAGTGAACGGCGGATGTGTGCCATATTGGTCTAAAACGAAACTAAAATAGGATAGTTTGGATATAATGCCGGTATTTTGTCTATATATTGTCGTTAAAATTGGTCTAAAACGAAACTTTAGGCGGTTTTCTGACCCAAAATAGGGCGTCGGATGCCGCCTTTTTCGTCTCTATGGATTGAAAGTTGGGCTTATTGTATTTTTCTTAAAAATAATGTATTCCTGATTATCAATTAGTTAGGTTTTATAATACCCGTATTTTCGGACATACTTATTGTATTTTTTTTGTTTTATGTGGTGGTTTTTATTAGTTGCTGACTTGTATTTTTTATCGGTTGGTATCCGTTCTATGTTGGAGTATGGAGCAGATCAGTATAATGTTGTAATGGTCTTTTGCTTTTCGTTTTTGGCTTTGATTATAGGCTTAAATATCTATATTGATAGGAGGAGCAGACGGTAGGGCGTGGGCTGAAGACTCTCTATTCTCTCTATGGAATGATATTATCTCTAAACACCCCACACTTCATGCCAGAGTATAAGCTTGTAGCGCTCTCCGTATGCCTGTAGTGAGGCCGAGAGCGCAGTTTCTATGCAGAAAGTCGGAGGATCAGCCGGGGTTGGGGAGAGGGAGAGGGAGGGCACTCTCTTCCAACAAAATTCAACTCTCTTCCAACAAAATTCAACTCTCTTCCAACAAAATTAAGACTTACAGCGTTTTTAAAACAGCATTTTGTAGTTTCTTCCAACAAAATTAAGACTTACAGCGTTTTTAAAACAGCATTATATAGGATTTTCCAACAAAATTAAGACTTACAGCGTTTTTAAAACAGTATTCTGTAGGTAAGAGTTAAGGACTGTATTATGTGAGTATTTTTTTTCAATCGGAATGTATAACAATTAAAACATAAACAACATGAACGTATATGACTTTGCGCCTGACTTAGATTTGAGTAAGGAGGTAGAAGGTTCTATTTTTGGGGTGAAAGGAATAGAAGGTAGTGATGGTATAGTATATGCTAAGGTAGTTAGCTGTGAAGAAGTTAAGGATTACAGTTGTGATAGGTGTATTTTTTTATGATTGTTATAAGGATAAATGTTTGTTATCGCGTAGTGTTAGTTGTGTAGATGGAGACTGGCTTTGTAGGTACGAACAGGCTGCCATAGAGGGGGAGTAGGCGGCGCCTTGGGCTAAGGCCTGCGGTTGTAGGTGGAACGTAGGTCGGAGCAGAGCCGGGACAGTTTATTGTGGAACGTAAAAAGAAAAAAGATGGAAAGAACAATACATTATATTTGGATAAATTGGATATCTTATACAGGTTCGAAAAGTAGTAGACTAATAAGCAACAGGTTTATGCCGGTATCAGATGCCAAAGAGATGATATTAAGAACGAGTGCTAAAGAATTGCTTAAACACAGACCGAGTTGGTTAAAGGACTGTGTTCGTATTAGTGTAAGCGCACAGGATATTACGACCGGAGAGATCCTGTATAGAAGAACTATAAACATAAAGAAGAAGGAGGAAATAATATGAAAAAGGCATTTAAGATATTTTCTATTATGTTTGTCATAGAAATAGTGCTGATAGCTATTTTAGATGATATGGCGTAAGTGAGAAAAATTTCTTCATTAATTTTCTTATGCTTTAGACAGAATGCTCCCGTCTGAGAAGATCGGAGCATTTGCTTTATGGGATTCATGGTGCGGTAGGCTGGTTCGATTCCGGCGATCTCACACAACATTAAAATAGGGAAGAACATGTTAAAAGAAGAATTTGAAGAACTGATTAAAAGGGAGGTAAACGAAAATCAGTATAAAAACATAGAAACGGCATACGAGGCTTTGCCGGAGTATATGGATAAGATGTATTTAGCAAGTGCTATTTCAAATGATATTGGGAAAGCTATTAATGTCTTATCGTTTTTAGGATCGTATATAAGCGAGTTAATGGGTTCGATAATAATCGAAAGGCAAAAGGTGGAATCATGTGCCTATGATTTAATAAATAAATCGCATGAGGAGGATGACTTGAAAGCAAGAGAGATTGCCGTGCGATTAATAGGAGAGGGGGAAACAGTGGCATACACAGTAAAAGAAGGGCTGCCATTGTGGGAACAAGATAAAAAGTTTATAATAGAATTAATGAAGGAGGAAAGAAAATGAAAGACGGTATTGTATTGCATCCAGAGCATGGGTTGAATCCATCCATAGAACTATGCATAGTATGTGGCGAAGAGATGGGGATTGCTTTATTAGGGAATAACATCAAAGGGCAGGCGCCGCATCATATATGCACGGGAGAAATATGTGACAATTGCAAAAAGATAATAGATGACGGAGGTTGTTTTATTATCGAAGTCGAGGATGGATCAGATCAAAAGAATCCGTATCGTACAGGGAGATATTGCGCGATAAAGAAAGAAGCAGCAAAGAAAATACTTGGACAGGAACATAGTGTTGTGTACATGGAAAAGTCTGCATACAGTCAAATAATACCATAAAAATAAAGAAAGATATGTTTACAAAAGAAGAGCGATTATTCATTTGGAAAAAGGTATATGAGATGATTGATTGGCAAGAGGATGGGGAATACATATGTGTTGCGTTAAGAAATGTAGTGTTTATGTATTTCAAAAAACATAAAAATATTTATGAGTTTCGTTCAGACGAAATGGTGAGAATATATTTCCCGGAATTGGAGGAAAAGAAAAGTATGGCTACAGAACCAGAAGAAGAATGGAGGATATATGGATGGTTTGGCAGTATTAGTCCAGAAACGAAGGAGGTGAGGCTAAATATCGTAAAAGACATTATAAAAGAATTAGAATAGTATTTTTGTTAATCTATTTTATTCATCAAATTAAGTTTTGGGTTTTGGCATGTCGGTTCGTGAGAATAGGCATGCCTATTTCTGTATCATAGAGGGATGGCGCGGCGTGCCGGTATGTATGTGTCGGTTCTGGTTCGATTCCAGGAATCTCACAAACAATAAATCATAATCATATGGAAGTAATAACATTCAGTCCGGACATGGATTTATCTTCTAAAGAAGCAGGAGATGTATTTAGATTAAAATTGTATGGCATAGAGTATGATGTCAAAGTAGTTGGTGATGACGAAGATCCTCTTATGTTCTGCAAAGATTGTATATTTTTTAACAACTCCGAACGGTGTTCACTCTCAGAATCGCAAGACTGGTGCTTAAAAAAGCAAGTTGTTTACTGTAAAATAAGACATGATGGGGGAATTTAATGCGAAAGACGCCAATTTCTTATGGCGTCAAATTGGTAGGATTGATGGGGTGATAGAAACTCTGAACCGTACCGAAGGAGAGATGCCGGAAATTATAGCCGGAGTGCTAAAAAGAATAAGAGACGATATAGATAAGTTTGTAGATAATAAAACAAAAGATTATGAGAATATACAAGAATGATATTATAAAGGCGTCAGCGATAAGCACCGGCGCAGACAGAGGTGTGTTACTGTGTTCAATAACAGATTCGGGATTCACGTCTATAGCGGGCGTAATATCGGCTGTTAAGGATAAGTTACCAGGCAAAGATCATAAGAAGATGATTTTTGAAATACGGAATGATGGAAGAAACGAATATGGCAGATATAATAATTGTGGAGGAAAAATATGAAATACAGAGGTCTGTTGCTCCCTATGATATTAGCTGCAATGTGCGGAGATGATGCCTTTGTGCTAAATACTAAAAGGGGAAAAGGAATGCAATCTACATATAGAAGAGAAAAGATTGTCAGAACAGAAAAAGAATTTGATATTAATGGCACTAAAGTAATGGCATACTCAAGAAAGGATGCCATTAAAAGATTAAAACATAAGAAGTAGAAAACGGATTTTTATGTTAATGTTAGTTTTTTCATTTTTATTGAAAGGAGCGCCGGCCTGTGAAGGTATGCGCTCTTTGTATTTGTATAATGCTTGACATACTCCCATCGCTAAAGCAAACGGGATTCTTGGATACAAACGTACGGAACCCCCCGGTTTTACAATCGTTGGAATCACCCGCACTTTCCAACTCGGAAATGCCCTTCCGAGGTCGCAAGACAGGGCAAATATAATGTTTAATTATCATCTGACACATAAATGGGATCAGTATTACCATTAAATAACATAAAACAATAATAATATGACAGATAATAACATAGACGTGAATATCGTACCTGTAAAGAATGGCGCGAAACGTGTTGTGGTATCATATTACCATTATTCACGCAAGGACAAAAATCACATGAGTTCCCAAACGGATTACGTGTGGGAAACAAAGAATGAAGAAATGTTTAAATACTTTGAGGCCAGGAGGACAAAAGTATTTTATAGTCAGATTCGTGCCATGTGTAGATTCTATGGCAAGAAAAATGTACGTAAATACAAAAAGCTATGATATTAAAAACAACAACCAACGAATTTTGTTTCATTAACGTAAGTTTTTATGAAACAATAGCAGACCCGCGTCATTTCTTTTCACAGGAATATGATGAGATGCCGGAATATGAAGAAGAATCGGATTTTGATTTTGATTCTTATTGCAATAAGTTTGTTCCTTTTGTACAGGAATGGGCGAATGAGGTGGGTGAACGCCTTTATGAATATGGTGTGAATAACATAAAGGTAATATCGGTAGGACATCCAAAAGAGTACAATTATGATACTGATTGGATGGATGTAAGGATAGAGTTTTGTGATGAATGGAGGCAAAAGATGTTATCTAACATTGGTAAGATTGTTAATGATGATAAATGCAAGAAGTATGCGGAGGCTAATTATCGGTCGGTACCAGGATACATCTTTTTAAGGCCTGAAGATTTAAAGGAATTTGAAAAGAAAATAATAGAAAGAAAGTCGGATTCTGGATATGATGTAACAATATTATTAAACATGTATCTAACTTTGGCTTTTGTAAAAGAATTTGGATTTAAAGCCGGAGAAGCATGGAGTGAAATAACAGAATATGCTTACGGATGTTTGTCGTATTCTGATTTTGCAACAACAGAGATGCTTATACCAGAAGGTTCGGAGCATTTATTCAAAGACATTTACACGGCAAAGGCCGACGAATTATATCATCATGTCCTGGATAAATTCGGATGGGCGTGGCGTGATCCGAAATATAAGTCAGAAACAGAATTATGCGCAATGTTAAAATGGGCAAAAGAAAAAGGCTTGACCATTGAAGAGTTAAGTATTTAATTGTTAAACATAAGGCAGTAGTGGTGCGTGAGTATAGGTGCTGCCGTTAAAATATTTTATAAGATGAAAAAAGAAGAGATTCAAACTATTTTATACACAATCAAAGAAGGAGACAGTATTAAGATCAAAGTACAAGACAAAAGTGAAGAGATAAGACTGCGGGATCATGTAAGAAGAGTACAGAAATACGGATACAGGTTTTGTTTGTCTCATTTACATGATGGAATTTTCTATCTGGAGAAGTTGAAAGAAGGGGACAAGGATAAATACTATAGAGTAATAAACAGAGGAAATGGAAAGACCGGAGTATAATAAGCTACGCAAAATGGCTAAGACTACTCCAGGTCTGATAGTGGACGAGGTGCAAAACATGATGCGTGTATCGCTATACGATAATGGGGAACTTAAGAAGGTGGTAGTAGTAATGAAATGCGATTCTTTTTTACAGTCAAAAAGTAACATAGAAAAGATAATGTTATTATCATCTTCTATAGAAGACAGAAAAAACAAAGAAAAAAATAAAACAAAATCAGAAAATGAACAGAATAACAAAAATAAGAGAAGAAATAGGAGGAAAACAGGTTGATTTGACCTTTTACGGGCGCTTTTGCAGCCTTATCGAAGGTGATAGAAAGATAATACTAAGGGCGATAAAAAACGGTCGTAAAAAAGGCGTAATCGGAGCCATTCAGCCTGGGAGACATGATAGAATTTGGGCCACATGGTCTATTGCTTTTGATGATCTGAAGGTAGGGGATACGGTAGAGTTCAGTACATCTGGAAAATACAATCCCGGATTTCATGCTACGGAAAAGTATGTAGGGTGTGTAGAATGGATAAAAGGGTCGGAATGTGCGATAAAAACCGGTAAGGGAATAGCAGTAGTATTAATTAAACACATAGAAAGGGTGGTAAAATGATGGGGTTGAGAGAATTTGTAGAACTTTTTGACAAGAATGAAGTAAAGAATTTGTTTAATGCATTGTCTTTATGTATAGAATACGTAAGGATAGATTTGCATGTATTTAATATAGGTGCCTATGTTACGTGCCTGTACAGTAATGATCTTGAATCGCTTTCACAGACAGAAGGTTGTAATGTGAATATGATAATAGAGGTACCACACTTATTCGAAGCATTCATGGAATACGCTTCACCGGAAATGAAGTTGTATTACGAAAAACTAACAGAGACAGTATAATATGAAAGAGGAAGTAGAACGGATAAAGAAGTTGGTTGGCATAGATCATAATAGATGGGAGCAGCCTTGTACATGTGATAAATGCAAGAACATGTGTGAGGTTCCTTGTATTGGTACGCCAAAAGACATAGAGGCTATCATAGATGCAGGATATGCTGACAGGCTAAAAGAGACAATGTGGATGGTGGGGTTTCTTGCAGTGAAAGAAAAACCAATAGCGATGATCCAGCCAACAGAGAAAGACGGGTGGTGCGCATTCCGCCGGCCGGACGGTCTATGCGAGCTGCATGACCGTGGACTAAAGCCGACTGAAGGAGTTCTGGCTTCTTGTAAGGTGGTTGAAGAAGACAATGTCCCAACATATGAAACATCTGTACTTAGAGCAGTAGCTCATGAGTGGGTTAAGGTGGAGAACTTCGCAACTATAATGAGAGTCGTTTTTAAATACTTGCATGAAAATGAACGTGGAAAATAAATTAGACAAAGTGGTTAAGATCCTAAAAGAAAAAGGATTTGTAGTATATAGAAAGGGCGGGAAGGAGCCAGGTGTGTTTTACGCCAAAGAAGGTGACAGTCGAATAGGATTCGTTTATCCTAACAACGGATATATATACGACAGGATAAAAATATGGTCTTTTTCAAGAATGTACAAACCACATAAGAAAACCGGATCTTCGTGCTTAATGTGTGTCAGCGACGAATTTACGATAGAAAATGCGATTAAGAACATAGAGGATAGACTGTGGGTGAATTACATAAAAGACGGTAACAGAAAACGACCAGAAGAATATAAAAATATAAGAGAATTTGTTGGTAGCTTCACTAAATTCTACAGCTCTGTAGAATTAGTTGAAGTAAAATAGTTTTCCATGTAAGTTAGTTACCGGCACTGGTCTGCGAAGATAGGTGCCGTTTTTTTTATTCAAGAAAAGAGGACAAATATGGAGAAAAGAGACAAGAAGATGCCTTACGAGGTAGTCATACAGGAAAGAAAAAGAGTGGATTTGTACGGTAACGTAGTGTATTATATCCATTGGTTTGATAAATATGGGTACAATATCACAAACGAATGGAAATTCTGGAGCAAGGGTCCGAAAAAGAAATACGATAGAGTTAATCGTTATCTAACGGATAGTTGGTTGAAGGAATACTGTGGGAATAACGATTTAAAGATAAGGAGAATAAAGGAATGAAAAAGATAAAAGTAGACAAAGTGATATTATATTACATGGATCGGGTAGACCCTGACGGGAACCTATACTGGTTCTATGTATATAAAGACATGGCATCTGAAATAGAATACTTTTGCACGGAAGAGACAGGTAATATGACTATACCAATCGGAGAAGGAGAGTATGTCAAGATCGTACCAAAAAAAATAGAGAAAATACCGGTAAGGGGATATAGGAAGCTTACTGGAATATGGAATCGTGAAACATGTAACGGGAAGGGATGGTACAGGCTTTTTAATTATTTCAAATACAAGCCGACCCTATGTTATTTTAAAAAAGCGGGACATGATGAAAATGGGAACACAAGATACGAAATATCATTATTTAATAACATTATAAATGTGACAAGGTATTTCAATCTGTGGAGAATGAAGCCAGGAAAGTATGTTATGGTAACAAACGAGTGTGGTGCCTTGGATGTTATAAAAGAAAAATTCGATAACATAAATATAGTGGAATATGGATCTGAATGAATTGTACAAAGAAATAGAAAAAGCAGAGGTTGATCTGAATGCAAAAAGATTAAAGTACATCAAAGAGGCATTAGTGGAGAACGGTGGAAGTATAAAGCTAAAATTCAAAGAATTTAAAGAGTTTAAAGAAACTAATGATGCGTTTGACTTCGATGATCAGTTTCCGGTGATAATAGAAATTGCTGGGATTCCTATGTATTTAACGGAAGTGTATGTCAAAAAAAACGATTTTCGTATAGTTCTGCTGGATTATGATGATATGACTTTAGGTGATTATGATAATACAGGGGAAAATGAACAGGTTGCTTATTTTATTAACTATTGTTTAAATCAAGACAAAGATGGGAAAGAGTAGAAAAGATTATGAGAAGTTTCTTAACTCCATATCTCCAGATAGAGACGATGAAACATGGATCATTGGAGGAAAGAACAGGTATTGCGGTAGAGAGAATTACGGCACTATGATCAAAAGGTATGATCCTATTGGTTTTAACGTAGGGTACAGGGAGTGGGCAGAACAGCCAGGGTAAGGTGGAGCCTGCCCTGCCATGAGGTCGGCCTGGCTGTCTGTGGCCAGGGTCGTATATTAGTCAGATAGTGAACAATGAAAACGATACAAATATTATGAATTTAGGCAATCATATACCTAAAATAATAGCTTATGACATTTAAAGAATTTATGAAAGAAGTAGGCTATGACCCAATGACTACCTTTTGGGAAGATTTCAGCATAGCCGACAAGTATGGTATAGGTCCAGTACCGAGAGCAGCCCGAGCGTCGCGTGGTACGTGGACTTCTCCATTGGTAGCGCGTACTACAGTGACAAGTACAACAGTAGCAGGGTTCGGGCGGTAATTGATTTTTAAAAAGGATTACAATGATAACATCAGTAAAAATAAAAGACAATACGAAAACTCCATTTGAATATGCTTCTGACATAGAAGCATTTGAAAATGGCAGAGAATTTATTTTCAAGCCAGGAGTGAATGTGATTGTAGGTAAAAACGGTAGTGGAAAATCAACTTTGCTTAACATCATATCAATGTATGCGTTATGTGAGAAATCCATGTGCTCTGAAATACCGATCGAGGCACTGGATTTTCCACCTATATTTGATGATGATGATGATGATGACAAGGTTCTTGATGGGATTGACATATCATCCGATTATGCAGGGAAAGTATTCCGTTTATTGCCATCGGCGGAGATGAATCGAGATAGTGTATTAAAAAACATCAGCAACTTAGATTTGTATGTGAATAATATTCGAAGATCTTATGGAGAGAAAGTGGTGTTATCATTGGAATCACTTTTCAATTTAATGTTCGGTCAAAAGGATTATACATTTCCAATACAAGATCTTGTAGAATACAAGAAAAAATCAAATGCGTTTTGGATTAAAAGAATTGATAACCTGTTGAAGTATTATGAAAGAAACCGCATAACATTAACAGAAAGCAGTTTTGAATACACGGTTCTCATGGATGAGCCAGATAGGAATCTTGACATTGACAACATAATGCAAATTTATAATGTATTGTCATTCCATAAACCACAAACACAAATTATAGCCATAGTACACAATCCGGCATTGATTTACAAGTTAAGCAAATTAGATTGTGTGAATTTCATAGAGATGACAGAAGGGTATCTTAATAAAACTTGTACATTTGTGTCCAATTGATCAAGGCATTTATATGTCATTTTAACACATTTTTTATAAATCAATTAATTATTCATTTTTAAGTTACAGTCATGAAAACATTAAAAGAAAAAGACAAACAATCTTTTTTTTAGCAAGAAAAGAAGAAGTTTATTCCTTAATAATGGAAATGGGATCATTATTGGCAGATTATGATCATCAATGGTCTAATGAACTAAGAAGAAAATTTGAAAGAGCTACTTCTTTTCTTTCCTCTATGAATTAGAATATTTTCTATCATCGGGGAACTTGTTGGTAGGATTATAGAATACAAAGTAAAACAACTTATTGCAATGGCTTATTTCATATTAATGGGAAGAAGAATCCCCAAACAAGCTATAACAGGCTTCAAATTTCAAAATGAAACAGATAACATTCGTCCTTTTCTGTCAATCAGGATAAGGGGAAAGGACGAAATTATACCTTTCAAAGATAAAAAGGAGATACAGTCCGTAAAAGCGCATCTGTGTTCTATCTTCTCCGGATTTGTAAAAATAGGCGACTGGTATCTCAAGATGTCGGAAGTTAAGGAATATAAGCCGGTGACCGCCGAAGACATGAACCCCTACATCTTGTTTAAGACATCTAAGTTCGGAAACATAAAAGTTCGTTTCCCGAAAGATGAAGATATGGATGCAGAATTATTGGTGTTAGATCAACTTTTTGATGTAGAATGAATTATTGATCATATTTTAGAAATCATGACCTGGAAAGAATTAAAAGACAAAATATCCCTTATGACAGAAGAAGAGCAACGACAAGAAGTTGCAGTATGGGGAGAAAATATGAATCTAATGAAAGATTGTTCCTTGGAGAAAACAGACGAGGATTTGTACTATAATACTGAATGGGATTATACTTGTGAAGAGAGTGAATTGGAACCGGAAGACAAGAATGACCCTGATGTACATAAGGTATATGAAGCAGGAATGCATTATATTTATTCAAATTGATTTAAAAAAGATCTGATTATGGCAGCATTAACAACACTAAATATAACGGAAAAGAACGCTAATAACAGTTTGTCTGTAACTGTTAAAGTGAATGTCACCAAAGAAGGAGTGTTTACCACTACCTTGTCAAAAGAAGGTGTGGATAAGATTCATTCTTATGGGATCAAATTACCTACAAACAGATTAGGCAACGAAGGATATTTCAATAGTATAGCACTTTCTGATTTGGAAAGTCAAATCAGGGAAGTTCTGAAGAGATGTTTGAGTTATAAAATAGTAGAAGAAGTGCCTGTTATTAAGTATCAACTGGAAACGAATTGCCTGTTTTCATATGACAAAAACGGAAATATTGTCCCTAACCCCTCTAAGGAATGGACAGGAGGCGATGAAAATGGAGAATGGAGGGATGGAACTTCCCGTTTAGATGCCTTAAACGCCCAACCTTTCGGTTTTAGTGTTTATGCAAAACCATTTCTAAAAAGAGTAATTGAATATGGAAATGGAGAGACAAAAGTAGAATACAGCAGGTTAAATACAGAAAAAGGAACCTATGCGCACTGGCTGAATTGTGTAACGAGCATATCATACAATAGACATAAACAGGTAATGGAAGTGGAGTGTAACGAATGTACCTCGAAATTATTCGTTGATATGATCAAGTCCATTTGTAATATAAGCGAACAAGTTAAGAGTTTTATCAATCCAGAACAAATAAAAGCAATTGCGGAGTCAAATGAACCGATTTTGCTTTTATCTAACAACTAAAAAATCATGAGGTATGTATGTGTTTTTATCTGCTTTCTGTTATGACTTATTTTTACGTTGTTATTATCATTCACTGTCATAGGATTGGTTATAAGCGTGAGTGATGAATGGCAGGAAATGGGTGACAAAATAATAGATAAACTTTAAAAATAATTGAGCATGAGTAAATATACAGCAAAACAAATTGCCGAGTCCGATGATCTGTTTGATAAGCAAATACATAAAGTCAGAAAGTTTTATTTGAGTCGTAATCCTGATAAAATGATGATGCTCGAAGAAAGAAAAGCTGTTATCAAAGAACGAAATAAAGGTCTTTCCCTAGAATATGATAAGGAATATTATTGCGGAACCTGCGGAGCTAAAGACGGTGCGGAGCATCCTAAAACCGGATATTGCTTTCACTGTGATACGGATAACTGGATTCCAAAAAATGACTAACAGCTAAAATAATCGAATTATGACAGCCGAGAAGTTTAAATCTATTTGTGAATATAAAGGAATAACTTGGAATGATCTTGTCCGTATTAGGATTATCAGGCCAAAGAAATTTTTAGGATTCTTTAGGCAATTAACGGGTATAACAATCGAAGGTGCATTCAATAGATGTTCTGCTTGTGTTGAAATAATGGCTAATGATGACAACGGTGTTTCAATGATGCACTATATTGATTACGAAGATATTATAGGAGTTGAATTAATTAAAAATTAAAAATAATTGAGTGAACAGTTTGCAAAAATCAGTACGAATGCGTTGTTAGGATTATCAACATCCGCCACATAAGAACCATATAATCCCGTAAATATCGTGATGCGTTGGTAGTACGTGTACAGATAACAAACAGGCGTTGGGATAAAGCATTTGGCAAACATTCACTCTAAATAAGAAATAGTAGATATGAATACAAAATTTGAAAACATGGCTTTGCTGAATATAGAAGACTACAATGAGCTTAAAGCTAAAGCCGAAGCAACAGATGAGCAGATAAAGAAACAAGCCGAAGAAATGGCTAAGCCTGAAGTTGTCACATTGAAAGTGTGCTTTGATACATACGGATTATTATACAGGCCAAATACTTGTGTTGATGTTGAAATACCATTCTATGATGATGAAAAAATCAGAGATATGCTTAACAAAGCAAGTGCTGATATAATGAAATGGTGTGACAAAAATATGATAAAATACAACAAAGAACTCAAAGAATCCAGGTCTACAAAAAAACATTGCGAAGGACTAAGAAAGCATATCGCAAATCTCGAAAGACGCCTTTTAAGGCATACATTGGCAAATGTTATTTTATCTATTATATCAGTTGCGGCTATAATTGCTCTTTTCACATTAATTCAAAACTAAATAGACATGGAACAAGAATATGCTATTCCTCTTTTTAAAGCTGGTGCAGAGTGGCGCATTAACAGCGTGTGGCATTCTATAACAGTAATTCCAGATTGCCACCGTTTTATTGTGTTTCTCCCTAAGAAATCAACAATAGGATCAAAGAATCCAATTATGGGTATATTGGAAGAGAACAAAACTTTTATATCCAGCCGTCCAGGATGTATTTTATACAGATTAGATGAAATGGAATCATGGGCTTATTTAGATGATCTATTACCTTAGGTAATTATATACTCAATTTTAAAAGTTAGAATTATGAAAAAAGATTTAACAGACAAAGAAAAAGAGGAAAGAATGAATTACCTTACCATTCATAAATGTAAAAACGAGGATGAACGTAAAGAGTTAAAAGAATTATGTGATTGGTATTTTAAGGATACTCCTACATTAACTATGTCTTTTTCTTTAACAGAAGAAGATTTTCGGGTAACAATGGAAAGGGACGTGGAGTTGTCGGAGGTAGCCAGAGCGGTAAAGAATCAACACCATAAGAAGAAAATTTGAAAGGTTATGACCGACAGAGAACTTCTTGAAGAAAACAATAAGATGTTAAAGGAAATTCTAAGTTTTGTGAGAAAAGTTGATTCTGCTGAATACAGGGATCATCAAGACTTTATGGAATTTCTTAGAAATGTGGCAGCCGATATATGGGTGGAATATACGGAGCCTGAACAAAGAGGTAGATTGTTTAATTTAATAAATAAAAAGAAATGAAAACAGTTTTTGATTTAAGCAGAGATGAGATTGTGTCATTGACAGACGAAGAGATAAGTCTGTATATAGACAAAGAGCTTGTTGGTAAGGGTATTCCAATTGAAGCTAAAAATTGGAATATAAAGAACGAAAAAGAAGTCGTGTACCCGGATTGCGGGGTTCCGATATTTGTCATTAAAGACATAGGTGTAGGATTTAGAAAGATAGAGGACGCTACAGAGGTGGCGAATTTACTGGTCAGGTCCAGGGCTTTTAAGGTGGATTCAAAGTATTTAAACCGATCTTATGAGAGGTTAAACGTCATAAACGAGGGCGTCGTGCCGGCAGTAGAGGGTTGCGTAGGATACACCAATGAAGAATTTGAAAGAGTTGACAAAGAAAACAATGATCCTGAATCAGCAAAAATAGGATCATTTAATAAGACGGTAGAGGAAGCCAACAATATAAGAAGCCGAGTGTTGAAATACGTGAACAAGATAAAACGGGAGCGTGCGTACAACATCGACCTTTGCATGACTTTCGAGAGATATGTTGAGATAGCAGATAAAGATGCGGAGCGGGCTATGGCTTTCTTGAAAGAAGCCTGCCCGTTTAATGAAGAAACAGAAGTCTTTATCAGGAAAAGATACAATATGTCTATCGCTGTTGACCCGGAAGAAAATTAATTCACATTAAATTATTTTGTTTCTTATTAAGCAACAAAAGACATATCTTTGTCCGAAAAAAAACAGAATGGAAGAAAAAGAGATAAAAGAAGCTATGATTGAAGCCCTAACGCACTTAGAGGGGTGTAAGTATTTCGTAGCCACGATAGTAAATGAAGAGGAAAGAAGATTTGATATGAGCCTAAGAATGTCACAGCATCAATTGGCGTTAATTATAAAAGGCATCTTATCTAATAATGAGATGATGATGATGGATGTTTTGCAGTGGTGTTCTGAAAGATTTAAAAATAGTATAGAGAAAGGAAAGAAATCAACTAATTAAATATTAATACAATGAATCGCTGGTTTGAAATTACGGTAAAAGCCGAGATTGATAATATCGAGAACGGCAAAAAAAAGAAAGTAACTGAAAAGTATTTGGTAGATGCCTTGTCTTATACAGAGGCAGAATCAAGATCTTTAGAGATTTTCAAGGATTTATTTAACGAGTTCGATATTGTTAAAATAAATCCTATTAAAGTGTCGGAAATCTTCTTCAACGGAGAAGCTGAGTACTGGTATAAGTGTAAGGTAAATTACATTACACTGGATGAAAAGAAAGGTAAAGAAAAGAAAACTCCATGCTATATGTATGTCCAGGCCGGCAATCCTAAGGATGCCGAAGCTGTGTTGACTAAAGGCATGCAGGGTACGTTGGGCGACTGGAATTGCGAAGCTATTGCTGAAACGAAGATCATTGACGTATTCAAATACGATCTTCAGAAGGGAGCTGAAAAATTAGGCGAGAAGAAGAGTGAAGAGTAAGGCTGATGTAGTTTCCAACATAGCGCTTGTTGTGGCGATAATATCATTGCTTTCAGCAGGCGCTTTCCTTCTGATAGTGATTAAGACAGACGAGGTATCTAAATTATTAATGAACGTACCTTATCTACTGGTTTCAGCGGGATTGTTCTTTTCAATAATATCATTATTATTCGAATGGAAAGCAAGGAAAAGAAGCTATACGTCTGCGAACGATGTGGACGAAAAGTGATGATAAGAAGTCATGGCTTATGCCAGGCTTGCAGGAGCAAAGAGTTGACTCCGAAGAAAAAAAACAGAATTACATCCATTAAAAACAGCAGCAAGAAGAAAAAGTTAGAGAACCCGGATTTATCCGGGTTTTTTCGTCTTATGTTGGAGGAGTTGAGTACTATTCGAATGTCTATGACTGGTAAAGCTATTCATTTTCCTACAGTATGTAACGTCTGTCACATACTTCCGAAAAGGTTATATAAGTCGGTTGCCACTTGCAGGGATAATATAGTTTTCCTTCATGAATCAGAGCATACGGTATTCGACATGTATCTTGACCGGATGGAATTTGATAAACTTGAAACAGAATTTCCTTTTGTGTGGAAGTATGCGGTAAAGAAGGTGCTGGATATGGAAAGCAGGGGAATGATTAAAGAAAGAGGTAGATTAATTATTGAAATAATTGACAGATATGAGAAAACTTTATAAAATAAGAATAGAAGCTGACGATGAAACTATCTTTTATGCTCACATACAGAGAGAAAGTTATGGTAAGGATATAGCTATCGCAGTGAAAGATAGAGATAAAGATGAAGTGGAAACAGTGTTACATTGTATTAAAGAAGAATTGATTAGAGGAAGATCATGAAAGAGAAAATAAAAATATTGACAGATTTAGGATTTGTCCCTATGGTGGAAGGAGAAGGAAATACGTTGTTTAGAATGAACGATGTTGTGATGTCGGTGTCAGATCCTAACCAAACACCAGAGCAGTTGAAGAAGGAGGTTATGTCTTTAATAAAGAACAGAGACATAGCAGAAAGAGGCGGACAGGTTCCAGTAGTTGAAGAGCCGGCGCCTGAGCCAGAGCAGGCCCAGAAGGAGGAACCGGAAGCTCAGGCGGAGGAAGCCGCTCCTAACCCTGGAGAAGAAGATTCGAATCCGTTTACAGAAAATCAGGAAACGTTAGAGCCGTTTTATATCTGTGATGAGTTAAAGAAGATCGAGACTCCCAAATTCGTAAGATTGACATTAGACGGTAATCGTTTTTATGTAAGAAAGATGGACGATGGGACAGCCAAGATATACGCCTCGGTAACAACCATGATCAGAGACGGATTCGTAGATGACAAGACGGCTCTTCAAGAATGGAGACAGGAGATGAGGATGATTGGTCGCAATCCGGAAGAAGTATCAGAATATGATGCAGATAAAGGAACGATCATGCACTACCTATACGGATTGTACTTGACAGGTAGAGATATGGTCTTAAATCGAAGTTTTATAGTTAAGACAGTGCAAGAAGGCAAGCTTAAAATATCAAAAAAGAATCTTGACAAATTCTTTGGTAGCATAGATGATCTTGACGATATGATTGTCAGAGTTATGAAGTTTGCTAAGTTTTGTTCGGAGTATAAGGTTAAGCCGATGATGATTGAAAGAATATTGTCATTAGAGGACTATTTGGTAGCTACGCCGATAGATGCGATGGTTGAAATGACATTCAAATACAAAGAAGAAGGTTATTTTGGAGCCGTGTATCAAAGGGCCACAGGGCAGTTCAAAAAAGGTGATCCGAAGAAGGAAGTGAGAGAAGTGGAGAAAGAAGAGATTGTTATCTTAGATTTTAAATCAGGTGACATACGAAATGAACACGCTTTTCAATTGGAGGCTGAAAGAAGAATGGTTAAAAACTGGTACGGAATTGATGCACGTATTATGAATTTTTCTCCAAAAAGCACGAACAGTAAAGGTTATACGCTAAAAGAATGGTCTGATAAAAATGCTGCTATGGAGAAAGCGGACTGCGTGTTCCAACAAGGTATGTTGAATCACCTTAGAAAAGATAAGAAGTTCAAAGTGAGAAAAGGAGTGCTGAATATCAATAAGCCGTACAATGAAGAGGATCATACGGTCGTGTATGATATTGCAGAGGAAATGTCTAAAAGATTCATAATATGAACGATATTGTTATTCCTGAAGGAGATTATATAGAAATCGTAAAACCGATATGCATCAATCCTTTTGGTTATTATTTTATTAACATCAAAAGGGGTTCGAGATTAAGATTATCGAAAGATTTGAAAATAGGAGATAAATATGCAATATGTGTACTTGCATCTCATAAGAAATATGGCAAGACCATCGAAATAATAATGCCTATATTGGTCAGAAATACAAGAAGAGTATGAAAAGAAAAATTAGAAGAACAGGAGAGATAATAGACGTAATCACTTTCAGTAGCTCAACTACAAGAAGCGACCATGACAGAATACAGTTCTATGGTGATAATGGGAATGTGATAAGTGAGAGTTTAAATTTTTATCTCGATACCCTTCCTGTAAATGACGAAAACAAAGATGTAGACTGGGAGCAACGTAGATTCGATCTTATCAAGGCTTATTCTATTGAGTTTGTTAAAGCACAAAATAGAAAAGGTGAAATAGATTGCGGAGTATATGTACCAGATGTGGTGTCATGGTCTATAACTATAGCAGATAGAATCATAGAGGCGATGAGAGGAGTTAAAAATGCTTGATTTTAGAAAATACGAAAACGTACCTCGGTTTCAACTTGACCGCAGGCCGGGCAGGAGCCGACTGAAGCTAACCTGCCCGGCTTGCGGAAAAAGCCGGTGCCTCACTCCTTATATTGATGTGGCAACAGGTCAGGTTGTTGGAAACGAGTTCGGAAGATGTGATCATGAACGGACTTGCGGTTATGACAAACGGCCTACCGGCAAGGATGTGGGCGACAAAGATCTTTGGATTTCTGGGAATAAGTGTATAAGAGCTTATCGCCCTCCTGTAAATCCTGATGTTGTAAATTACATACCTTTTAGCGAGTTTGAGAGGACTGTGGTTCCAGATGATAGAAATACTGTGTTTAGGTTTTTATCGTCTCTATGGGGAAAAGAAAGGGTATCTGACGTGTTTAGAAGATATCATGTCGGAACAATGGACTTATGGGGATGGAAAGGGTGTTGTATATTCTGGCAGATAGATAAGGATTTTGTATGTAGAACTGGCAAAATCATGGACTTTTATATAAAGACCGACAGCCAGGGTAATGAGATTGATGTAAAAAGAGTGAAGGAAAAAGAAGGTGACAATGAACGACCTCATGTTATGTTTTATCACTCGTTGCATGCAAGAGACTTCTTGTTTAGACAATGCCTGTTCGGAGAGCATCTTCTAAGCCAGTATCCGGATAAGGTGGTTAATCTGGTGGAATCAGAAAAGACGGCTATTATATGCGCTGTGAATAAACCAGATGAATTATTTGTGGCCACCGGAGGGTTGCAGAATCTAAGGCCGGAAGTGATAGATGTTTTAAAAGATAGAAAGACTGTAGCTTTTCCGGACAAAGGACAAGCATTTGAGACATGGAGTAAAAAGATAGATGGGATGATGATGAAGTCAAGGATAAAAGTATCAGACTATCTTCAAAATGTTGAAAATGTAGGAGACGGAGATGATGTGGCAGATTTGATAATTAATAACAAGGTAAAAGAGAAATATCATGAGCCTGGATGTTTATATTAAGAACAAGAAGAAAGAAGATCGTGAATGGGTTGCAAACATCACCCACAACATGAACAAGATGGCACAAAGAATATTCGTATCGGAAAATAAAGAAACGCTGTACGATTATGTTTGGAGACCAGAAGAATTGTATAAAGAAATATATACCAATGAGATGAAGAATGTACTTACAAAAGGTATATGTATTATGATCTCTAAGAGAAAAAGTCTTTTGAGATACGAGCCGGAAAACGGATGGGGGTCTTATGATTCATTTCTTAAGTTTCTTATCGAATATAAAGAGGCGTGTGAAGATAATCCAGGTTATATAATTGAAGCAAGCAGATAATATGGAAAATTACAAAAACACTTTAAACGAGGTAGTGGTGATCGAATCGTCACCAGAAACGTATTTTGTTTACGCTATTCGTAATGCTATTCGTATCTCTAAATGCGCGTATCCGACAGCCAAGAAAGTAATTTTCAAAAGAGAGGACGTAGAGGTAGAGATCTCAGAAATGGAAACTGAAAGCAGTTTGTATGAAAAGTTTAAAGAAAAACAAAAGAATAGGGTATGGAACTTAATGAGCGCCAACAACGGGTTTTAAGAGGCGAAATTTGTCCTTATTGCGGAAGAGAAACTGAGCTGGTAAATGCCGATAAAATATATAGCAGAAAAGGCTTAGGGATGGTTATGATGTGCAAACCATGCAACGCTTATGTCGGTGTTCATGAATCAGGGCCGAATAAGGGAAAAGCTAAAGGCCGGCTTGCGGGGCCATCACTGAGATCTCTTAAGATAAGAGTCCATGCCGAACTTGACAGACTATGGTCTACGCCGGAGGAACGGAAAAGGATGTATAAAGATTTATCTGAATTTCTCTCTATACCGGAAGAATACACACATATAGGTATGTTCGGCGAGAAGACGATGGGAAAAATCTTTCAGTTCTGTCATGTAAACAAAGAACGATCAGGTTCGAGAATAGAATGGCATAAACCTGGAGATAAGTGCCCTAATAAAAACAATCAAATAGTGTCAGGCAGTAGCGCATGTAGAGGATGTCCTGAGTATCTTCATGATGAGAAAGACGGATATGTCTGGTGTGATCCTGATATGAGCTACGGCAGGTTGAAATAGGGCGCGAATTGCCTATCTTTGTGCTATTATTAATCAAAAAAATATAAGCATATGGGCAGATCAACAGAGTACTACAGGACTCATCCCGAAGCCAGGAAGAAAAAGGCTAAAAAGGACAAGGAGATAAATGCCAGACCGGAACAGAAAGCCAAACGCCGAGAGCTTGGTCGTAAAAACTACGAAACGGACAAGAAGAAGGGTAAGGGCTGGAGAAAAGGAAAGGATTGTTCTCATACCAAGAACGGTCTTAGGTATAAATCAGTAAAAGCTAATAGGGGATCCAAATCGGATACGAAAGGTGACAAAAATGCAAGAGGATCTGAAAAATAAAATAGATATAAGAAGGATATTCAAAACCTCTAAACAGGTTATGGAAGAGGCGTATGAGAATATCTTGAAATACAGGCGGGGAGAGCTTATCCCCGCTAAAACCGGATACGATTATATTGATGAGGCTTTGCTTGGAGGTATTTTTCCTCAGCACGCTATTGCCATAGGAGCCCGGCCATCTGTAGGTAAATCGTATGTGGCCCAAAAGATATTGGAAAATGTGATGAATCCGATGATCAACCCGCAAGCAGAAGATTATTTTCTTGTTAATTGCGAGTTCGAAATGAATCCTCAAGATCTTCTTCTTCGCAGAATGAGCCAGGATATGAAAAAGCGAGCTCCTGAAATATTAAGAAGGCAAGATTCTAATACAGTAGAAGAGATGAGGATGTTTGAAATCCTTCAAGGTGAAATCAGGAATAATATAATATACATCGATGCTCCGTGTACGGTAAAAGAGTTTGAGGCGGCTGTGTATCATATAGCTACCAAGCACAAAGACAAACGTCTTATAATATTTAAAGTCGATCATATTGCTTTGATAAAAAGAATGGGGTTAGATCCTAAGTCGGCTATAGATGATTTGGTGGCGGTTATGAACGAGGCTAAATTAGTATATAAAAACATATTTTTCCTCATCATATCCCAATTCAACAGAGAGATAGAAGGAAGGATAAAAAGCCCACAAGAACAGCCTCCGCGTCTTTCTGATTTTTACCAGTCTGATACGCTGGGTCAGTTATGTACGTTAATGATAGGTTTGCACAATCCTCGTAGGTACGGGCTGGATAAGTATATGATATTTGGGAAAGATTGGTATCAGACTCTTGATAGGTTTAAAACTGAAAACAAAACATCATTCAGGACAGCCGGACTGGTGTTTCATCATATACTGAAGGTAAGGCAAGTTAGTATGGAAGAGCTTACTAATACAATCCACCCAGAGATACTGCCGGGACATGGATGGATGTACGGGGAGGGAGGGACGAAGTTCGTGAACCCCAACCAGCCGCCGACGCCGCCCAAGCTCTATACTGTGGAAGATGTTACGGACAATCAGGAACAAGAACAAGAGACAAGAGAAGAACAGTCATTGTATTAAAAAAAAATAAGAACCATGAGACTAACAGTAGAAGAAAACGAATACCTGATAAGTAAGTTCCTTTTGGTTCTTACTGAGTTTGCAGGAGATGAAAGAGAGATGTTTTTAATCAACTCCATACATGATAAGGCGGTGGCGGATATGAATTATCGTCTTCCGTCTTTAATAAGCAGAGAACGTAAAAGACGAGTCATTGAGCTCCTTAAAGAAGGAACCAGAATAATCAAGGACTTTTCCGGCTATGCAGGTGATATGGGTATGATTAACGAATACGATCGCCTAAAGAAAGAAATAGGAACCGTCCAAGACCAGCTTGGTGACGTAGAAGGTCAACTTCGGGCAGCAGGAGAAGTTATTAAAAAAGAACTTGATATGATTGCTGACCGAATCAAAGAAGATCTTCTTGACCGAGAGCTGGCCAAAAGTAATGCCGAGGCCGAAAGAAAAGCCAAAGTAGATCCGAGATACGAAGTAGCTTTAGGTGATTACAAGGAGATGCTGGAAGTGATTTTTACAACCAGAAACAAGTATTCTACGGTAGATTCTGTACATGACGATCTTCGACAGTCGGTATCTACCGGTAGAAATTCGATTATTAAAGAAGGGTACAACAGTTAAAAACAAGGAGGAAATATGGAAAAGAAGGAATTTAAAGTAGGAGAAGTATTTACTGCCGGACTTGTAAGATTAAAATGTGTGGAAGGTGATACATGCGATAGGTGTATATTCGAAGATTACGATTCTTGTTCATGTACAGACATAATTATTGGTCCATGTGGACATGTTGATAGACAAGATAACAAGAATGTTATTTTTATTAAAGCTGATTAGGCATGTACATCAATTTCAGACAACTTGCAGCATCAGACATGACTCCTAATGATCTTGCTAATCTTCTTGCCATAAGACAGAAGGATTCGGTTATGATCGAAGCCATGCCGGAAGAAGATGCTGGGAGGTATATAGAGCTTGGCCTGGTTGAGAAATTAAAATCAGGCGTGATGAGATTGACCAACAAGGGAACGTCTTTTGTGAATTATATAGAGACACCGGAAATGACAGACGAGGTTCTGGAAACGTTGAAGATTATGATAGGGATGTACGAATCATATTCAAAAGACATAGGTGTCAGCAGAAAAGAAGCGGAATCCAGATTGTGTTGGTTTATGAGTAACACCTCATTCAAGAAAGAGGTCATACTTCAGGTAACGGAATCTTATATAGCAGAGTCAGGAGATTATACAATGAGCTTATGTAACTTCATATGGAAACCGCCTTCTCAGGCCTTTTCGGTCCATATGAACCTTAAAAATTCAAAGCTCTTTGACTTAATAGCTGAAAAATTTAAGATCGCTACCGAGCCTTATTTGGAGTCTAAGAAGAATAAGGAAATGGATTGGTTGTTTGCCGTATCTAAATTGCCTACGCCGCCGGCTAAAGGCAATCCGGATTATTTGTTTACCGGAAGTTCTGAAACAGACAAAGAGCGATTGAAAAACATAAAAACGTATTTATTTAACAAAATTAGAAAGCAATGGAAAAAGTAAGAATCAGAAAGATAATAGAGGATATAATTATTACTCAGTTTCTTAATTCGGAAATAGATATAGTTCATGAAGAAGATGTGACGTTTAAAGAACTTGGATTAGATTCTGTTGATCAAATTGAACTGGAAGTGATGGTGGAACAAAAATTCAATATTGTTATTATTGATTATGATATGGAGACCATCAAAGATATGACTGATCTTGTTTACAAAATAATAACAGAAGGGTATGGGAAGTGACATAATTTTATGCATGGCTTTAATAGCGTCATTTGCTTTTGTTATACAGTTTTTGTTGTCGATATTAGGATCTGATCTGGATACGGATATTGACATTGACAGTGCTTCTGATTTAAGCATGTCTTTGTCGGACATCATATCATTCAAGGGCATAACACATTTTATTCTTGGATATAGCTGGACTACCTACTTTTCGGGTTCCCATTTAGTAGGGATCGTAATAGGGTCGTTTTTCTTTATCGTTTTGTTTTATGTATATAAGTTACTTCTTAAGTTAAAGCAAGAAATGGTGTACGAATGTCCGGAAGATTTAAATGGCAGAGAGGTGGAGATAGTGTTTAGATCAGGGAAGAATCATTATATGGTAAATATTTCGAAAAATGGAAGACAGGAGCAAATGAGAGTAAGATGCTTGTCTGGAAAAACTTACAAAAACGGTGACAAGGTGAATATAAAATACGAAGAAGGAGAACTAAGTATCTAATTTTTTTTATCAACAATTAAATTTTAAAAGTTATGACAACAATCATGTACGTGTCAGCTATCTTAGCTGTAGTGATTATTTTAACAATCATCGGAGTCTTATCAAGGTATCGTAGATGTAAGCCTAATCAGGTCTTGGTTGTTTACGGTAAGACAGGTGGGGAAAAGAAGTCGGCGAAATTATATCATGGTGGAGCGGCATTTGTCTTGCCTATTATTCAAAGCTATGATGTTTTGTCAATGGAGCCTATGCAAATAGATTGCAAGCTTACCGGTGCTTTGTCATCTCAGAATATTAGAGTAGATGTACCTACAACCATTACAGTAGCTATCAGTACAAATCCCGAAATCATGCAAAATGCGGCAGAAAGACTTTTGGGAATGGATACCGAATCTACTGAAAATCTTATTACGGACATCGTTTACGGTCAGATGCGTTTGATTATTGCCGAAATGACGATCGAAAAACTTAATTCTGACAGGGATGAGTTTTTAGATAAGGCAAGAAAGAACATTGATAACGAGCTTAATAAGTTAGGTCTTTACCTCCTGAACATCAACATCAGTGACATTAGAGACGAAGCCGGTTATATTATGAACCTTGGTAAGGAAGCTGAAAGTAGGGCTCTGAACGAAGCACAGGCTAATATCGAAGAACAGGAGAAGCTGGGTGCTATTAAGATTGCTGTACAGCAGAAGGAGAAAGAAACGGCTGTAGCTAATACCAAAAAAGAACAAGAGATTCAAATTGCTTGTACTGAAAAAGAAAAGGAAACGATAGTAGCTGAAACGAAGAAAGAAAAAGAAATAGCTTTAGCTTTAACCGATAAAGAGAAACAGATCGGTGTAGCTCAAGCAGATAGAGACAGGGCTGCGGTTATCGCAAAAACTTTAACCGACAAGGAATCGGCGATCGTAAGATCTAAGGCAGAACTTGAAGTAAATAAAGCCGAGGCTGAAAGGATGGAAGAAGTCGGAAAGAATAAGGCTGAAGCTGACAAGGAAGCAGCTATAGCAATACAAGACTCTGAAGCTCAGATTAAGAAGGCTGAGGCTGAGAAAAATGCGTCTATAGGATACAACAATGCCCAGAAGGAGGTTGCTGTGTCAGTATCAGAACTACAGATCATCAAAGCTCAATCAGAGAAGAAGGCCGGAGAAGAAAAAGTTAAATCGGAAGCGGCTGTAAAAACAGCAAAAGAGCTTGCTGATAAAGAAGTGGAAGAAGCTAAAGCTAAGAAGGTTCAGGCTGCGCTTAAGGCTGAAAAGATTGTGCCGGCTGAAACCCAGAAGGAAGAGGCTATCTTGCAAGCTGATGCCGAGGCCGAGAAGATCAAACGCCGGGCTGAGGCTGAGGCCGCAGCACATTTGGCAAAAGCCGAGGCAGAGGCAAAAGCTATTCAGATGAAGCTGGAGGCAGAAGCCGAAGGTAAGAAAAAGTCGTTAATGGCAGAAGCCGACGGATTTAAGGCTATGGTGGAAGCAGCAGAATCCAATCCTCAGATCGCCATCCAGTACAAGATGGTTAATCAGTGGAAAGAAATTGCTGGAGAACAGGTTAAGGCATTTGAGCACATTAACCTCGGAAATATCACGGTATTTGACGGCGGTCAGAACAGTACCGGTAATTTCCTTAACAATGTTGTCAAGACCGTCGCTCCGGCATTGGGAGTCATTGATCAGCTTCCGATTGCAGATACTTTAAAGAAGCTAAAAGGAGATGACAAAAAATAAATACAATGGCCCAAGGTTACACTTGGGCCTAATTGAAGAAATAAAAGCAGCATTCATAGATTTCCTGCCGGCAGGGACAGTGATTTTAAGTGCTTTACTAATTACGATATTTTTAACATGGATTTTGGACAAGATTTAGAACCAGAAGAACTGAACAAGCATTATGATCAGTGTTATGGAATTGATTTTGAAACAGAAGAAGAGGAGGATGAAGAGTATGACTGACGAGGAATTTGTATTGGATAATAAGAAAAAGGTTGTTGTAAGAAAAAGAATATCTTATTTAAACAAAGGAGATAAAGTATGGATTGTGTCTTCCGACGGGTATCTGCTGCACACGGACGTAGTTAGAGCCGAACGCGGACGGTCTTATGTGGATATAGACGGGATTCTGTATTGGAAGCGAGGATTAGATGGTAAGCATCGTAATCGTAATAACTACATGCAGTTTGCCATGACACCAGAAGACGGTAAGAAGTATGTCGTATATTACCCGGAAGGATTTAAAGACAATGACTTATGATGGTCCCGGAAACACATTTGCTATATAAGGAGTTTAATGGTGTGAAACGTCTTGCCATATCTTATTCCCAGATAGATACGTTTCTTACTTGTCCAATGAAATGGTATAAGACTTACGTAGAGGGTAAAAGGTCTACAGAAAAACAAGAAGCTACATCTTATGGTACGGTTATCCATAAAACACTGGAATACTTCTTTAAGAACGGAAGACAGCCTTCTGGTAAAGACCTTGGAGAAGCGATAAGTTACTATTCCTATCAAGAAGACATACCTTGGCAATCACCGGAAAATATGATGATAGCCATGAAACAATCTGGAGAACTTCTTGCTTGGATTGTGGATCTGTTTAAAAAAGACGGGAATAGGTTTATGATAGCTGATAGTGATCTTAATCCCTGCGAGAAACTTATCAGACACGGCGCCATAGTTGGAGTCGAAGAAGATTTTGTGCTGCCGTACCGTCTTCCTAAGCCTGTTGATATAAATGGGACCGTTCATACTCATGTGTACATAGTAGGATCGGTAGACCTTCATCTGGCTATAAAAAGCAAGAACGTAGTTCACCATTATGTCATAGATTGGAAATCAGGGAATAAGGTTTTTGATTCTAAGAAGTTGGAAACGAATTTACAGCATCCTATATATTCATTTTACATCTATAGAAAATATGGTGGAGTTCTGCCAGATATGAACATCTATTTCTTTACCAGAACCAGGCAGTACCAAAAGGTTAAGGTAGATGAAGAGCGTAAAACAAAATCTATAGAAATGCTAAATGACACTTTGTCTAAAATGTATGATTTTGAAGATAATAGTGTAAAATCATTTCAAGCGTACATCCAGGGAGCAGAAGGATCCAGGTATAGCAAGCGGCGTGCCACCCTAAGCCAGCCTGTTTCGCAAAACAAGCTACCCTGCCCGTCGGCGCTGTGTTATTATTGTGACTTTGGATTACATAACAAAAACGAATGCCCTTTCTCTTCAGATTGGGATCCGTCTAAAAAGATAAAACGATGAAATACGAGGATGTTCAAAAGTTAAGAACGAAATACCGGCAAGATCCGGAAGTTATAAACGTAGAATACATGAGAGACGTTGCTGTAAGAAGCGGGAATTTTAAGAAAGCATTTGAGCTTCAGGAAAGACTGGAGGATATATGGTTTAACTACTTAAAGGGAGTCCAATGAAAGAAGATCTAACATGTGGAGTGATGCTCCTTTTGTATTTAGTTTTATTATACTTGCTCATGACAACTTTCATAAAAACATGTAGAGCAGTAGATCGTTATAAGATGAAGAAGAAAACTGACAAAATAAAAGTCGGTCAAAGATACGAATACGAAGGCTACTTCATGGATCCATTTGAAAGAGGCAAGCATGTGATTAAGATATTAGGCATAAAGGAAGGGTTCGCTCTGTACGAGTACGAAAAAAGCCCAAGTTTATTATTTTCTATGGAGCTTGAAGATATTGTTGAAAAATATATTTTAATTACTGATATAAAATAAGGGGTTATGGAAAAGAAAGTCACAATCAAAGAAGGGATGGGTATTTTTTACAAAAATGCAGGGAAAGATATATGGGTCTATATTGGACTTTTTGGAAATAAAGTGCTATCCATTTTAAAAAACAAAGGTGTTATTGCATGCGAAAACGATGCTGAATATTGCGTGTTGATGGATGGAGAAGATCATTTTATAAGTATAGCAAAAGACATGAGTCACGACTATTGTTGTGAGTACGTTGTAGAAAGAGCAGAAGCCTACAGAGACTACCCCTCCAAAGGTGCTACATGCAGTGTATGCCTGTTTGAAGATAATGAGAATAAAGCAAGGGAGATGTTGAAAGAGGCGATAATAGAACTTTCAAAAAATAATATAATAGATTGTGATGGGCTTTGAACTTAGACCTTACCAGAAAGAGGCAGTAGATGCCGGGCTTAAGTTTCTTACAGGAAGATCTAAGAAGCCTGGCATAATCGTAGCTCCATGCGGATGTGGAAAGAGCCTTCTGATATCCAAGATAGCACATGAAATAAATAGACCGACATTAGTATTACAGCCCTCAAAAGAGATTCTGGAGCAGAATTATGCAAAGGCCGTATCATTCGGTTCTAAACCTACTATATATTCTGCTTCATGTGGTATAAAGGAACTGTCGGCTATGACTTATGCTACACTTAAAAGCATAAAGAAAGACGTAGCAAGGTTGAAAGATATAGGGATAGACACCTTATTGGTGGACGAATGCCACTCGGGGTATTCCCCGGAGGAAGGTTCTGAATTTATGGAGTTTATGAACGGGTTTCCAGAGGCGAAGGTGCTGGGCTTCACCGCCACTCCCTGCCGCCTCCGAACCTACAGTTCCATGCTGGAAGGGAACTATAGCAAGCTCAATATGCTGACGAAAGACGAGCATAACTTCTTCAAGAAAATAGTTCATGTGACTCAAATACAAGAACTAACTTCTCAAGGGTTTTGGTGTCCACTTAAGTACGAACGATGGTCGTTTGATGAATCGGCTCTGATGTTAAACAGTACCGGAGCCGAATACACCAACGAATCTATTAAAGAAAGTATTGTACGAAACGGCTTAAATAACTCTATCTACAAGCGCCTTCTTCAACTTATGAACGAACGTAAAGCCATTTTGGTCTGTATGGATTCTATCGAATCATGTAATAGAATATCAGAGTTTATGAATGCCAGGATGGGAGCCATAACTGGTGTCGTAACATCGCTAACAACCAAAAAGAAAAGAGAGCAAATCATATCCGATTTCAAAGAAGGTAAGTTGAAGGTGGTTTTTAATTATTCAACGCTTGCTACCGGATTTGACTTTCCTGAACTTGATTGTGTGATGTTTGGTCGCCCAACGTTCTCATATTCAACATATTACCAAATATTAGGCCGAGCCGTCCGCATCCATCCTGACAAGAAAGAGGCGTTAATAGTTGATTGCTGCGACAACATGAGGCGTTTCGGTCGGATAGAAGACCTGACAATCGAGCAATTCCCTTCTAAGGGCTGGTGTATGTTTGCCGGCAATCAGCTTCTATCCAATATAAGGATGGGGGATATTATTACCAAAGACGAGATCCTTCGCCGGGCAGCCTCGCTTAAATCTGTGAATGGAGATGGTAGGAGAGAAGACGATCTTGACAGTATAATAATGTGGTTTGGAAAATATGAAGGAATTAGATTCAAGGACATACCGGTGTCGTATTTTAGGTTCTTGGCTGAGAATATGACAGTAAAACCGGGAGATAGGAAAGAAAAGATTATCGAATATTATAATAGGATAAAGGCATGAACAACAAGAGAAGAAAAAGAATATTAGATGTTATTAACAATGTAAATAAGTATAAAACAGATTTTGAATACATCAAATCAAAGTTATCGGAGTTAAAGCACAACATAAATTCAGCCAAAGATGATATTGATATGATTTTAGATGAAGAGACGGAGGCGAGAGATAATATACCGGAATCGTTACAAGACTCAGAAAGATATTGGGAATCAGATCGGGCTGTAACTGATATGGAGGAGGTGGTTGATGACATGGAAGGCATTATAAATGATATAGATGATGTGATTTCAACCATAGATGGGAGCATTAAAACCATAAATGGTTCTATTAAAGTAAATTTGGAAGGAATAATATGAACACATAAAAACACTATAAGTAAAATTTAACATAATGCGCTTGTATTAAAGTTGCACAATCTATATTTTTACGTCGTGTAATTTTAATACAAGCGTATTTTATTAAATAATTTAAAAGGTATGATTTCTAAAGACAGGTTATTGTATGGAGTGGTAATCAGACAGGACATTAAAACTTCCTTTATGTCATTAACTGGATTACAAGAGGCATATACAAGAAAAAGAGTGGAGATGGGGTGGAATGATAAGAGAATAGAAAATATTCTTTCGAACAAGGAGAGTGCAGAAAGGATATTTTATATTCTTAAAAAACAGAAATACATAAAAAGTGAAACCTTGAAAGAGTTTATGGATATAGTGGAAAACAACTCTTTGATAAAAGTAATGAAGTGGTATAATGCCTATAAGACTACAGGAAGAGGAACAAACAGGAATGTCATGTGTGATCCCTACATATGGGTATTAGTCGCTATAGAATTAAATCCTATGCTGTATGCAGAAGTTACTGGATGGTTAAATGATAAACTTATTTTGGATAGAATAGAGATAGGAGATAAATACAATACTCTTTCAAGGTCTGTATCAAAATTTGAAGATGTTGATTACATAGAAATGGCTGATAAATTAAACTGGATTGTATTCAATAAACATAAATATGTTTTAGATAACAGAGCAACCCAAGAGCAGTTAAAAGAACTTGAAACGCTTCAATCTAATCTTGCATTTTGTATAGAAATGGGAACCATATCCTCTTTTTCCGATTTAATGAACATGATGAGATCTATATATGTAAAGAAATGGGGAGAAGAGACTGTAACCTCTAAAAAAGTAAAATAATATGGGAGTAAAAGAAATAAGAGAACTACTTAGACTCTACAATCTCGAACATAGTGTCGTCCAGAACAAAAGCTCTGGGCGCTATTCTATTATTCTTCACAATAACATCATAGGAACGAACGTAGATGGAGAGAAGGTAGTTGTATTCAGGACCATTCCGGAAGGAAGCAACACGTTCTCTATGGAACGAAATAGATTCTATGAGGAATTTGTAGAGGTTTTTGATGACGATAAGGCGATTGAAGCCGTAAGACAATATTTTGAGAATAACAGGAATGATAGAGTGTAAGACGAAGATGGATTATATTACTATAGAAATGAGGTAAAACAACGATAAAACAATGGAAAAGATGGATGATAACACTAAAAACGTCCTTTATCCAAAAGGATCTATTTTTCGCATATTAAAAGATGATATAATCAGTGCCGAATTTAAAATAGCCAAAGGAGCTATAGCGGAGGCAGTATCAGACATAGAAGTAAATGATAAATATGCTGAGGTTTGTTGTAATGGGGAGACGTTCGTCATAGAAACGGATATTATGGATATTATTCTTACCAAAGACCCCATAGGAAACAAATCGGTGAAAAATGACATCATTGATGATAAACTACGATGGGATTTGCTTCCGATGGAAGAGATTGAGGATATTGTAAGAGTCTATCATGCCGGAGCCAAGAAGTACGGACCTAACAATTGGCAGAATCTTGACAATGGGTTTGAACGGTATAGATCGGCGATGTTTAGACACCTAATGGAATACATGAAAGGAGAAAGAATAGACTCAGATACAGGAGCTTTTCATCTTGCACAATGTGCATGGAATTGTATAGCTATGCTGTGGTATGATAAGCACGGGAAAGGATTAATACCATTAAATAAGGAGGAAAAGAAATGACAAAAGAACAAATGATTCAACTGTTAGACACAGAGCTTGATGCAATGAACAAACATAGAAGTAATATTGAAAGAATTAAAAAGGAATATTTCGATTCTGTTTATGGATTCAAGAAGGGAGATAAAGTGAACGTTCTTTACAAACGTTCGAAAGTACCTCTTGTTGGTTTCTTCAAGAGCGTTCAAATCATGAGTACTGGAACAGTTATATTTACAATCCAGGAAGTTAATAAAGAAGGAAGACCTGGAAGAGGATCTTATTTGGTGTATGAAGGCGATTTGAGTGAAATCAAAAAAGTAGAATAACATGATCAGAGCAAGATTTTATATTAGAAAAGACGACTGTGACAATGATTACCGTCCAGTCAAATGGCCCATAAAATATCCGTATTGGTGTAGTGCAGAATCCAGTAATTCATTTGTATTGGTGGCGTATGCTGAAGATGAAGACAGCATAAAAGAACTGTGGCCGGAAGCATATGATATTAATGTCTTAGAGAAAGATACCGAAATTAGATTCACATTAAGATTTCCTAAGCCGGAATGGTATGAATTGTACGAAAGGGAATTAGAAGAATGCGATAGATTTATATGGGTTACGGATGCGTGCCTGAGAGACGGTATAATAAGAAAAGTAAAAGCTAAAATAGAAGAGTATGGTGGTCTTTTGTTAGCTGACATTCCTGACAGGTTCACTCCTTATGAAATAGGAAGGGATGCTTTTGAGAGCAAAGAAGAAGCTTTAAAACATGCAGAGGAACGGAGAGCGCACCTGATCGAATCTATTAAGAAACAATTGAATAAACTTGAAAATCTAAAATTTGAATGCGATGATTAATTACGCAGCAAAAGCCAGAAAAGCTTATTTGATAAATAATTTCGATAAGATTCTTAACAGTCTTAACACGCTTCATTCAACGGTTGAGACCATGACATTGTTCGTAAACGACCAGGCTTATAATTACATTCTTAAGCTAAAGGAGGTAATTAAAACCAGTCCTATGTATAAGCACAATATCAAGCGTCTTTTAAATGACATGGACAAAGAGATAAAGAGGTACAATGCTTCTATCTACTACATAAATAAAGAGCGTAGTGAGGTTATAGCTGATATAACACAAGCGATGGAAGATTGCCTCATGCCATACATAGACGACCTGGCCGGCGCTATAAGGGCAGCCGTGTGGTCGAAGGGCGTGTCCGAGGAGCGGACGGAGGTGGCGGTACTGTCCCTAATCGTATCCTCCTTGGCCACGACATCAGGCAGACTTATTTCAGGTGGATATCAGATTATGAAAGAAATGGGTGGAGGCTGGGGTGGTAATCCATTTACGTTTATGAGCATTGATAAGATAAGACACTTATCTACATCATTATCTGATGCTATTACCGGTGGAGAGATTGCTCTTGAAGAAAAAGAAGCCAATGACATAACTAAGGCAATGGATGTTTTTATTGAGAAAATGTCTGATTCGGATATTGTTGACAAGGTGATCAGCATACTCGAAGAAGCAGAATCTAAAAACAAGGAGGAGCGATCATGAATTATTTGGATGGGTATGTAGAGGAGATTCTTTCTGAGCCGTACTATGATGATTATGGCTCTGGGATTTTTAGGTGGTGGGTGAAAGTATCTTACGTTTGTTATGGCATAGGAGCTGTCACTACCTTAATGTTTGATACGAGAGAAGAAGCTGAGGCTGTAAAACCAGGTTACAAATTTTTATGTTGAAAATAATAGATTCTATTCTGTAATACAAATGTAATTCGTATCTTAGATATATGATTCATAGACAATATTTATAGTATTAAAAATCATGAGATTAGCATACAAGTTCAACATAGGAAACAATGAAAATATATCATCTCTGTGCAAGATTAGCAATAACTTGTACAATCAGGCATTATATATTTTCAGAGAAACACTTTCTAAAGAAGATAAGTGGTTATCCTATTTTAAACTTGATGATATCATGAAGAATACCAAGAACTTAGATGGAGACATTAATTACAGATTACTAAAGGCTCAATGTTCTCAACAAGTTCTTCGTATTCTTGATAAGAATATAAAAAGCTATTACAAATCGGTCCAAGATTACAAAAAACATCCTAATAAGTATAAGAAAAAACCAGGTCTTCCTAATTACAGGAAGAGAGGTTCTGAGTTTAATTTGTATTACACGAGTCAGAGTTGCAGAATAAAAGATGGGAAAATAATCCTATCAAAAAATCTTTCAATAGATATTCCTCAATATGAAAAGTATTCTGATTTGATTAAAGATTTTAAACAGATTAGAATAGAACCATTAGCGTGTGGATATAAGATAGAAATCATTTATGAGGTAAAAGATACTGAAGTATCTAAAGGTAGGGAAGAAAAAGTTGCTTCTATTGATTTAGGAATAGACAATCTTGTAACATTAGTTAGTGAAGATTTTACCTATCTTTTTAGCGGTAATTTTGTTAAATCATATAATCAGAGATTTAATAAAACACTTGCTAAATTAAATAGCATAAAGGATTTACAAAAGATAAAAGGAACAACAAAACGAATAAAGAAATTATATTATGATAGAGAACAGTACATAGAAGATGTCTTTCATAAAATCAGTAGAAAGATAGTTAATTTACTTATCGATTCTAAGATAACAAAATTAGTTGTAGGCTATAACAAGGGATGGAAAACTGGAGTAAACATGGGAAAAAGAAACAACCAAAAGTTTACCCAAATCCCTTTTGCGAGATTAGTAAGTTATTTAGAATATAAATGTGAATTATCTGGTATTGAAATAGTTATTCACGAAGAATCATATACTTCAAAATGTGATTCATTGGCATTTGAGAAGATAGGAAAACATGATAGCTATTTAGGAAGAAGGAAGAAACGAGGATTGTTTCAATCTTCAGTAGGAAAACTCATAAATGCTGATGTAAATGGGGCATTAAACATTATGAGAAAAGTAGTCGGTGATTCCTGTGAATCCATTCAAAGGATAATTGATAGAGGGTTATTGTTTAACCCGGTAAGGATTACGAATGTATTTTGTTAAGAAGGTGCATTCCGAAACTTATAAAGAAATGTAATAGATTTTTATTTAATTTAATATTTTTCATAACATGGAAAAGAATTTAAAACTCGTATGTCCAAAATGTGGCACCCCTCACCAGCCTCATTCTCCGCACACGATGGATGCAGATGGATTTGAAAGGTGTGAGATAAGAACTGTCATGGAAGACAGGGGGTGGTGCTACGAATGCTCTTTTTGGCAAAATATGTACGACAAACACAAAGACGATCCGGGATGGGTTAGGATAGACGGTGTAAGCTGGGTGCTTAAGCCTATGGTGGAAAACGTACCGAGCGGATGGAACAGCCTTGGATGTGGTGGAAGAAAAATGTATATCAATATCGAAGGGAAAGGCATTGTTGTATCAAATAACTGCTGGTGTCAAGGTGATGTTTCGGATGCATTCAAGGATCTTATGCCTGATAATGCTACTTGGGCTACGAAGGAGGAATTTGACAAAGCTCCTGTAGTAGGATATATTATAGAAGGTGTTGGTTTGGTTTTCACAGATAGGGGAGGTCATGAAGTTAATGCTTAGAAACTTAGGTAATTATATACCTTTTTTTTCATAACAAAAGAAACCGGTTCTCTATCATCTCTGACTGAGGACCGGCAAGAAAACAATTTCAGAAAAAATTTAACCTACATAATCTTTCAAGTAAGAACAAAAAAACGTACAATCTACTCTTTGACGATGCTAATATAACATATTGGAATCATACAAAAACAATTCAAGTCCGATATTCTTCGTCTATTTATAACTTACATCATCGTCCCCTTCCGAATCAGGAGTAGCGCCGATGAAGAACATCATTGACTTGTTGTTCGTCTGCTGCCACCAATTATAGGCGCGCGCTACGTCTTCCGGCGTCTTGATATTATACCATTGTTTGATAAACGTCTGTTTGGCGAGTTGCCTAAATAACTTAGACTCTCCCTTGTATGTACCGGATGTTACTTTATCAAGTGAATAATTCCTAAGATCGGTAAGATCCTTCAGTTTTCGCCCCATAACAAACGGGTCGTTAATGATATCTACCACATTAAGCTCCATAATAAACGGCATCTGTGAAGCTATTTCGTTTATGGTTCTGAATCCTACGTAGGATCCGAATTGAGTAAGCCAACTTTCCTCGTTTTCATCATCATCACGCCACCCGGCAAGAAGCATAGATACGGCTTGCATGATAAGGAACGTGCCGGCATAGACACTGAGACGTTTTAGATTGGTTTTCTCTACCTCATTCATATTGTCTTTATTTTCATTCCAGGCATCTATGATGTTTTTCATACCAGACTCGGAAGCCAGGCTAAATGTTTTGGCTATCATATTCTTTAACGTAATTGACAACCCTTCCTCTTCTTGCATTGTCTGGAAATTGAAGCCACGTCTTTTCCACAGACGTTGAGCCGCCAGCACCAACCATCCTCGGTGGGCGGTCATGAACCTCGCTATCCAGTTGCGTGATGCGGCAGTCCGGTTTTCTTCATTCAAAGATCCGTTACATATCTGAGACAAGCTACGAACTTGATTACGGGTTATAGCCATTTGGGTTTCAACTTCCTCGGCAGTAACACCCGATCCAGGTTTTACGACCACCTTTCCATCCACGACGTCTACCATACTCCATAAAGTACGATCTTTTAATGCATTCCATTCTCTTTTTATAGTACTCTGTTCTTTATTGCGTTCTTTTTCCATCTTGAAATCCTGGAACGTGTAGAACCGACCTTTGTAATAACGAACATTGTCCATAGTAGCAATCATGACCTGCGGATCAAGAGGGTAGTTCAGGATTTCCATAAAAGCATACATAGGTGAACGCATTAAGGTCCTGGCCACTCTATTGTATCCGGCACCATACATACGATTTCGGATATTGAATATCCCCATTCTCTCACCTATGACATATAATTTGCTTTTCCTATCTATGTCTCCGGTTTCTGCTATACAAGATGGAGCAAGGCGTGAAAACTCAGCCGATGCGTATTTAAGGGAATCTTTGCTTATATACTGTCCTACGGCAGATTCCATGATGAGGTTGATATGACCTGTTAAGGCGCCGGTAGCTGCCACAAACGGAGACAGTGCCAAGTTCATGACCGACATAAATCTTTCAACAGCCATCATAATTCTTGTAAGGTCTACCGTATATCCTCCGATGTTCACCGTAAGTTTTTTGGTGTTCATCCTAATGCCATAATAATGATCGTTGAAGAAGTCTCTAAACATCTGATATGCTTGAGTCGCTTCAGCTTTCTTCCCGCCTTCAAATTGCTTATTCAGTAACATCTGCTCCAGTCCCTGAGCGAGCTCTATAGACTTCTGCTTTTCGTTGTATAACGATGACTGCATCATAAGCATCGAATAAGAGTAGCCAAAATCGTGAGATACGTCATCTTGGTTCTCTAATTCATATATGTAGTATTTAGGTATGGACCGAACCCTATCTTCCGGATCATATACCTCACCCTGGCGTGTTTTACCATACAGGGAGTCATCTACGCGGTCAAGACATAAGTCGGATACGAAGTTCCTGACCGTACTTTTAAGGCTGATACCTAACCCTTCTATACGTTCTATATCTTGTTTGGATATCTGTGGAATAGCATACAGATTAGGGCTCTGCTCTTTATATAGATCAAGGGATTGTCTTTTTATTTCCTTGAGTTTTTGAATCATATTCCATTGCTCTACGTTTTTAGTAGCGACCTCATTACCATCAGCATCATACTTAATGCCGAAGTCGTTGAAATACGATTCATCACGATACAGGCTCTTCTTGGGCATACGATGACCATACCCATGATCTTTTACATAATCAGGGTTACGACCGCTATTTTCGGCCTCAGATTCAGCCACCCACGCTCTTGCAGGGTCGAAAGACAGGTATGATATATCCATACCATAATCTTGTGTGGAAGTCCCATTCTGTACGTCCTTAACCATCTGCGCCACATCTATCTCACCTCGACCTATTTTGTCGATCATAGCCGCATATCCGGTAGGCGCCATGCGTTTATAGTACGAAAAGACTTGGCTCCTGGCAAATTCATTAACGATATCGTTCACTTCAGCTACTCCGTTATCGTGTCCAAATATGTCAGACATCTTAGCTCTAACCGCATTCCTAAAATCTCTACGATCTAGCTTTTTATCTATTCCCAATTTTTCTGACAAGTAGTTGGTTTCAGAGACGGTAAACATATACCTGTTATCTTGAGCCATGAATAACTTATCTCTAAGAGCCTGAATCCTTTTGGCTTTTTTGGCAGTAGTATGACGCTGTGCAAACTGCCATTCAATTTCCTTAGAGTCAGCAAGAGCATTTAAATAAGACTGATTGACTTCGTTTTCAGCTTTACTGCTTTTAGTAAGGTACTTATCAATATCTTCAAGACCCACCATCTTAGCATAATCTATTAAGATAGCGTAATCGGCTTCAATAGCTTCAGATGCAGCCCTAAAAGCATCTCTTTCAGATGAGGTAAATGTCGCTTCGTTAATCTCTCCGATATCAGCCACATCTCGGTTGTTTCCGATTATTTCCTTGATAATGGCCTTATTTTTTTCTATATCTTTTACAATAGAATCCACGTCAGTCGCATCTCTATCACTTGTCGTAGAACTAATGATATCATGCGCCATTTTAAGATACGAAGCCTTGTTATTTGATTCGGTACGCGCCGACTGTTCCGATTCTACGTCATTCCAAAACCGATCGTTGAATGACAGGTGACCCCCCAACATAAGCGTCTTCAGCGCAGCTTCTCCTCCAGACTCGCTCTGAATCGTTCTTAATTTTTGCAAAAACGATTCTGATACGGCATTAGTGGCATTATTTGATTCTTTTCTCCAAACTTCATTTATGGCTTGTATTTCTTTGGCCATCTTAAGTTGGTCGCCGGTTTTTTCCACTCTCCTGGTTCCTACATATATGTATTCTGAAGCTGCTTCCTTACGTTGTTTACGAAGCAGTCCTTCTTCTTCGTAATTGCTGCTTTTAAAATAGGCAACCTCATCAAAATTACCACCGCTATCAATAAAAGGCTGCCTCAATATCCGTTTTTGCCGGGATAGGGCATTAAGGTATTCTTTGGTTGTTTGAGAAACCGGATACCCTAATTCTTCTTCAGCCTTTTTGTATATGGATTCCATTCTTGTGGCATAACTTTCGCTAAATTCCAGTTCCGAATTTTCAGCATCCCACTTTTCCATCTTTTCCGTATAGATCTTTTCCTGCTCGATGGTAAAAATATCGGTATTAACTCTATCAGACGATGGTTTGAATTTAGCGTTTTCAGTAACCGTATTTCCATCCTTGTCAACTACTTCTCTTTTAAATACATAATTACGGTTATTGTCAACCACATCATTGATTTCTTCTTCTGATATCTCTATGTTCATGGCAGCCGCAAACGCTCGCATCTGCGCCAGCTTCTTATTACGATCGTATTTAGCCATATCAAGAGCACTACGAAGGTAATTAGAAGTTTTGCCGTCTACTTTCTGAAGCAGTTTTTCAAATTCAGATTTGTTAAAACCATGCTTTTTCGCATATGCCAGGAAATCGGATATGGCGGGCTGGGCATTCACCATCGCATTGTAATTGTCTTTGGCAATCATAGCTCCAAGAGCGTTATTGAACGGGCTGGAAGAATGCTCTAATATACCAAACCACCTACTTATCCAAGAAACATCGTGTTGAACCTTGTCAAAAAATTCTTTTACTCTCTTTACCTTATCTGCCGGCACATGAAGTTCGTTCATTAACTTATCAAGCAACGTACTTTCATCAAGGTCTTGTACTGATTCAATATCAGACTGAATACCATTGATGTCGGCAATGACGGTATTGATCCTATTTGTATAATCCTGCTTTTCACGTTCATCAAATTCGGTACTTCTGTTACGGATATATCCTCGAAGATCGTTCATGATCGGAAGAACCTGATTGTTGATAATATCTACGTTCTTTCGATCATTGGTATTGAAGTGAAGCTTACCGTCTTTGGTATCACCATGAAGGATGGTGTTCACCACATTACTTAAGTATCTAACCTGAGCTTCGGCTGTGGAGATCATGCTGTTCATGGCAGCCGCCATCTCATTCTTGTCTATTTCGGTCTCTACCTTATTTATCTTATCTTCTATGGTCTTAAGCTGAGCAAGGGTCATAGACGTAGTTACAGCCCTATCAGAGCTTATCTGACGTAAGTCTCTTAATGTTTTTCTTAGTGATCTGATCTTAGACTCAAGAAACTTGTTCTTGTTCATAGAAGAAAGGGAGTATAATGTAAAGTCATTATCCTTTAACAGAGAAGTGTCAAATCCTTTATCTATGTCAGTAATGGCAAGATCACGAATGTTTTTAATAACGTTATTCAAATCTTGTCTTTGGGTTGATAAAGCTGATTTAAGCCAGCTTACGATTCCAGAGAGAAGCTGCCGGACGCGCCCCAGGAAGGAGGTGGGCTCTACCGGCGCCTGTGCTGTGCCGGTCTGCATCTCCCTGGCGAGGATCTTTCCAAGAATTTCCCTCCTAACAGCATTATCAAGCTCGGCTCCTTCATATACTTTACCGTATGTATTATAATACTGACCTGCATACTGGTTCCACTCTTCTGTGCCTTCTACATCTTGCAGAACAGCCTCAACAGCATTCTGATCTCTGTATGCCTCTACAAGGAAGTGGGCTGTTTCTTCTACTAAATCAGATAAAGTAGCATCTTCACCAACTGCTATTACGTTATTGGCAATATCCGCCAATGCCTTAGCAGAAGGTTCGTGCCCGTATTTGGTTTGATACTTCTCTATATAATCGGTCATACCTATGACACTAACGCCCAACGTTTTCAGTATCTCGACAATAGAATTTCGTTGATCACGTTCCTGCCTGCTATAATCTGATACGATCTTAGCTTTAGTATCAGCATAAAGATCGTTGTCTTCTAATATGAATGAAACTACAAGCGCATCAAAATGATCGTACTTGGCGTCCAATTCATTGTATCTTCCTGACTTAAGATCGTTCTTTATCTGCTCTTTGCTAACCCTTTCCGTTCCTCCGGTGGCGAGCCTCATAGTTACCTTACTATTATCCAACGAGCTTATGGTTATCATACCTTGGTCGTTCATGGAAACATCTGAACCAAAATGATTACGGAGCTCGGTGTAGGATAAGGCTGAATTGAAAAGTCTAATTTGTCCTGTATGACCTTCTCCTGTAAGATAATAGCTTCTTGTTTCAGGATCGAATATCTTAGATCCGGACAAAAGACCTTTCTTTATAAGGTAGTTAATTATACCACCTTTTGTTGATAAAGAAGTAGAAGCAGAAGCGGTCATGACCGGTATAAAAGATTTGGGATTATTAAGAACATACTTTCCAGCCTTGTAAGTAATGTCTGCCACGCCATCCACGGTAGATTCTTGAACGGTGCCTGATAAGAATCCTATTCTAATATCATTTCCGCCAGAGCGAAGAGCTTCTCCGTAATCTTCAAATAATTGATTACGATCGTTTATGAAAAACAAACGAGGCTCTCCGGTCTGATACGTTACACCCACAGGATTAGAATCTGTCTGTGGTAACTCTTCTGGGCTAAATATCTTAAGACCGTCTTTTATAACCATATAATTAACACCCTTATCCTGTACCATAGATACGGGAGTGAAGTCCGAAGATATAGCATCTTGTAAATACTGCCCGGCGTCTATTCCCGGTCCTTCCGGTACGGAAATACTTGACGGGACCATAGCATCTACCAACATAATATTATCACCCAGATCTTGGCTGTAAAATCCAAAGCCCGATTCTCGGATTTCATAAGGTGCATCTGATTTTGATACAAGAACAGGATTACTCATCTTAGAAGCCTTATCCAGCACCCTTTCTCTATAAGCTTCCGGAATAAGATCGATGTTGGATTTCACCTTATTGTAGGCCTGTTTATTAACAGGTACTTTCTTTCTCCAGTCGCCAAAAGCCTTTAAGAACTTATTAGAAAATACGGTTTTAAAAACAGTAGTAGCCCGTTCCCTGTTCTCCATAAGAGGAATAGATGCTATTTTATCAAATAACATAGACCTGTCCCCCGATCTGGTAGAGACAGAAACAACTTTCTTTTTATTATCTCTTTTAATAATACACGTTGATACCATGATAAAACATTTTTGTTATGAGACAAAGGTAGTTAAAAATCAAGCATATGATAAAACAAAGCCATCTAACTTCTCAGTCTGATGGCTTAAAAATAATATGAAAAAAAAATTATAATCTGACGAAAAATCGTCAAGTTCAGCTTATATGTAATGCATGTACCCATCTCGGTGTATAAACCTTCCCGATTCAAAGCGCTCAATATCTTCAGGGCAAATAGAGCCCGAATCCTCTCTCCTGGCTTCAAACCAAAGCCCCGGCTTACGAATTAGGCAAGTTATGATATAATTGAAGCAATTGTGCGTAAAATGGAAAACAGATCCTACAGGGAAATACCTATCAGCTTGAAATACGATTCTTTTTCGTTTAGTATCAAACGTGATATCTCCTACTATCTTAGCCACGTAATAGCTTCTGCCATTTAACGTTTCATCTGTTTGTGGTATCCAATAATAACCTCTTGCCATGCCACAAATATATAAAAAAAATCGGACAAGATATATGTCCGACTTTATATTACTTTGATTCGTTTTCAAACCGCTTTATAATAGAAGCAATATCATCACCACAAATAAACATCATTCGACGTTCTTCTTTTGGTTTATGAGACACTGGAATGGTTTTGTTTATCTTAATCTGATTCGCCAGACCTCTACCTAAACGAATATCAACTTTTTTACCTTTCATGAATTATTTGTTTAAACAGACCAATTCCATCTATTATAATATGACCGCTTTGCATACTACCATTATTAGGATTGTAAAGAAAATTGAAACCACTTTCTTTTTCCTGTCTTTCAAAAGAACTGATATCCTTTCCTCTACGGGCTCTTTCAAAAGCTTTCTTGAACAACTTACCCCTGAAGGTCTTGATGAGGATCTTGGTAGCGTTATTGCCGGCTCTTACCATCGCTTTCCTTGCCTGGTCCTCCGAGACAAAACTACTTTGAAAAATATACGATGTTGCTGCTTGTATGTCCTGCTTGGTAATCATATGATAAGCATTTCTTTCAAGATACTATTGTGTATACTATATATCATTTTCATCTCATCTCTATCATATACGTCAAAAAAGGATTCACTTAAGTCCTTTGAATCTGCGCTCAATTGAATTATGCAATTACCAGTATAAACCTTAAGCTTGCAATTATCGGAATATATATCATGCATAGTTTCAAATGTCTCAATTAAATTTTCAACAAGGGCTCTGTTAAATGAAAAAGGTTCTTTACCATTACCTTCAAATGTGATATGATCTAAATTAATGTTGTCAAATACATACTCTAACTGATTGCCGTCCATCATATTATAAGTGATTGACTTTTTGATTATAAATCCCATATTATTCTGTTTTTTAGTTGTTAATATAAATCTTCTGAATACAATTGTTCCCTAATGGCACTCCTATCTACTACCATTTCCTGATTATTGTTCCTAACAAGTTCAGACGCCTCCTCTCTTGTTAAAAACCGGTTCTTGCTTGTCAAAAATCCTTGAACACTGCGGTTTTTATGGGCTATACCGTATGCCGCAAGTTGAGATAGTATAGAGGGGTGTCTCAATCCACAGAACACGGTGCCGGATGGTATATTGGTGGGCTGATAGGGACGTTTCTTGTCGTCCTGTACCCAGATGGCCGCGCATATCACGATTTCTTTATTACACATGACTATAAATTTAATATTCCGTTTTTACCAATATGTTTCTTTTCTTCTTCAGTAGGCCATTCTTTCTTGAACTTACCGTGCCACGTTCCAGGAACTACCACCACTTCGCCTCCCTTACTATATTCAATAGCGGCACATTCAGAACAAAGAGGCTTGCCTTCATATCCCTTTAGCGACTTATCGTAAATACGATTCTTACAAGGTCTTATAAGAGCCCAGTAATATGATGTGGCTGTATTATCTATACAGCCACACTTTGAACAAACAAACAAACTCATCCCGCAATCTCCCAGTCATTAGACATAATATCATGTTCGGTTGGATTCCAATTTGATGCTACTTTTTGACCTGTATCTACCATCAATATATTTACGTCAGATTCTACAATAAACATACAGATATACTTTTTACCCCAATCGATTCTTTTTATCTTACGACCTAATTTAAGCTGTTCTAAAGCCTTTTCGAATGTCATGCCACGACGAGGCAGTTTGAGATACTTTTCAAGTCTGTCGGCAGCTTCATTTGGTGTATGGCCATCGTATTCGAAAGCGGTTTCTCTTTCAGGAACATCAAACAAATCCCAGTATTTGCTTTCATAGTGATTAGATACTTGACCAGTAGGTAGGATCGCCATCACAATAAACCAATCATCAGAACCGAAGCATTTTTCTCCGTCGCTGTGTCTCCTTGATTTGCAAACTTCAACCTGTCCGTTTCTGGCTAATAGATTAAAGAAGGCGGCGTTATACAACATGCGGTACCGATACAATTCATTGAAAGTATGGTATCCATCAGAAACTTCTCCCATGTCTCCTGGTTTTACTTCAGGTTCAGGATGATTCGGGTAATAGTAGTCCACTGATGCTTCTAACACGGACTTTACGTGTTCCATTACCCTCGTAGCATCATCATGTTTAAAAAAATGCTTAATTCCTTCAACGAATTTAATATCTTCGTTGATTGCTGATTCGAACTCTTCTTTTGCCATCACTCTAATTACATCTTTTTTAAAATCGTCTAATCCCATGATTTATTTTAAATTAGTTGTTATTATACTTTTACATTTAAGATTAATATTTTCATTATTTTGGCAAAATATTCATATAACACGGTACATCCACCACATCTCTTCTACGGATGCGCTTATCAAAATAGGAAACCATATAAGTATTTTTACCTTCGTGATCAGGTCTGGGATCAAAGCATTCAAAAACGAATCTTGTTCTACCTTCAAGATGACCAAACATGAAAACAAATTCGCCACCGTATCTTTTATTAGCCAATTCTTCTACGGTCATAATCTGTCCCCTCCTAATCCTGAATTGATGCTAACATACTTGACACGGACATCATTTCCACGTCCAAGCTGACCCCAGCCGGGCGATGGCGTTCCCTTAGCCGGAGCAGGGACAGCCCTAAGCCGAGACCAGTCCTGCTTTTGCCTCATGACTTCAGCCTCTTTGTAATACCGGTTACACAGTTCTTGATCTTCGTAACCAACGTAATCTTCCTTATTTTCCATAAAAAATACTTTTTCAACAAAAGTACGACATTCATAAATTAATTAGATTTAAAATAAAACAATATGAATTAAAATAAAAACCCGATACGTTAAAATCGCATCGGGCCTGGTATTGGGAAAAATAGGTTCAGATCTTGGGTAAAGATTCGAGCCAATTTTTAACATCTTTATATTTAGGGTCTTTGTCTATTCTATCTTTCAGTTCATGCAATGCTGAGTCCATAACCGTATTCGGTACGCCAATCAACTCTCCTATTAAATACAATGGGGTTTTATTCGATTTAGATTCGTGTGCTATATTCATGTCAAAAAAAAGTTATGTGAAACAAACCGGCCACGGGTATTCTATTGCCCGCCGACCGGTATAATATTTTTATTCCTTTTTTTTCCAAACGGGAAAAACGGGAATGCGGGAATCATATTTTTTACTATGGCTCCCGCACCACCGGAAGGACCTGGGTCTGGATCTCAGGTCAGATCCTTCCAGTTTATTTTTTCGCCGAGGTAATCTTGCACGGCAAGCCATCTTATAAAGGCTACTCCTTCGGGAGCATCCGGATCATCCAAATACATTAACGTAGCTTTCACCAACTCGTTCTCACATTTGAAGACCTTCGGAAAACCATCCGAATAGTACATTGCAAAGACATATTGGACATCGCCCCATGTCGCTTTATCCGGCTTCTTCGCTCCGCACTTTTCAAAAATATCTTTTATTTCCGGCTGCTTCCAGATCCTCTTGGATCCATCGACGTTGACCATCTTCTTTACCGCCTCATCAGCGAGAGCATTAGAAAAATGGTAGCCGTAAGTATCTACATATTTCTGATAAGCTGGATCCTCTGCGTCTGCTCCTCAATAAGAACGACCTCTGCCACGTCCGCGACCTCTACGCATCTGAGGTCCGTCACCGTAGTATCTGTCGTCTCCATAGTAATCGGTCGGGTAGGATTCGTAACCCATCCTCCGGTATTCCCGGTCCTCCATTTCATGACGACGTTCGCGCTCTTCGAGCCTTCTTTCCCTTTCTTCCAGCTCGTTTTCGCGCTCTTCCATTTCTTTCATCTTCTCATGCATACCGTAATGGTCGTAAATACCACCACCATACCCCATGTACGTCCCATCAGAACGCCGGCTTCTGCCTCTGCCTCCACCTCGTCTGTCTTCTATCTCGTCATATCCAGGATATTCTCTGTGTCCTGAATTTAAATCATATACTATCATATTATACTTATTTCAAACGTTCTACAATTAACTTCTTTAAATCTTCGAATGAATCAGTAAGGTCATTCACCTTATTTTCTATACCAGCTATTTTACGATCCTGCTCTCTCGTTTGCTTGAATGCCGGATTGATATCTTCTAATATAGATTCACAAGCCTCTATCTTGGCACGATGGGCATCTACGCTGTCTATTATTTCCTGACTGGTGCTTTTTATGGCATTCAGCTCGTTCATAATCGGATCTATGCTGGTAGATAATGTTATGCCCATAGCCTTAGCCACATTCTGGGATTCCGGGACCGTATAGGTCTTGGTTTCGCCAGTGAGCTCTACCGTCAGATCCACCACGCGGGTCTGCATCGCCTGATACTGACCTGGCTGAGGAGGAAGATACCTGGGTTCGGATACGGCTACTACCTTTCCCAATTCGTATTTAGGTACTGTATTAGTATCAAGGGTATGTACCTGAAACCCTTTCTTCAAATCTGAAAACATGATCAAAATATTAGTTAGGTGAAAATAGGGTGATGATCTCCATCACCCTACTGAAATCATTTACCTGCTTTAACTTCAGACGCCTGGGCTGTTGTTGTCGGAACACAACAATCCATTAATCTTAACACGCCACGAACTTTATTGAAGTACAGAAGGCGTTCTGTGCCATTTACCATAGCAGCACCCGTGACAGCTACGTTAATAGGGTTCACGACATTCACTCCCGTAACCGGGCAACAGGTGTCGGCTCCTACTGTTGAAACTGTACTGTTTGCCGGGACCGCAATCTGTACCGGTAGAGCACTTCCGGCTGTGGGGACTACTTGCCTTATCTTAAGAAGGATAAGACCCTCACACGGAAGGGCGATCCAAGCCCGTGGGTTAATACCGAAGACTGTATTTGTCGTACTGACAATAACATTCTTCGTAACCATCTCATACAACGATCCTATTTTAGAAACACAAGCCATATTAGCCTCCTTTCTTAATAAAATCAGACAGCAGCGTTGTTATTGCAACATCCGTTGTTACATCCGCATCCGTTATTACAGCAACCTCCTCCGAATACCTGTCCCCAAGTATAAGCCTGGTAAGGAGAACAAGAGGGGTAGGCCGGGACGGCCGTCGGGCGTAATTGACCAACGATATTCTGGGTTTGTTGCTGAGATAATGCCGAAGCTGTCAAAGCCGCTTTTTCTTCACGAAGTTGAGCAATAGTGTTCTGCATCTCCCTCATTTCCAACTGACAGAATTTGTCGTTGATCATAACGGTTTGGGCGTCAAGTTTCGCAGACAAGATATTGAATTGGCTTGTAGCTTGCTCACGATTGTTAGCCAGACCTTGGTTGAGACCATTCTGTAAGATATTGGTTTGTTCCAACGTGCGAAGCTGGTTATCAAAACCTTGCTGAGTAATCATTCCCTGAGTCTGGCAAGTGCTTTGATTGATCAACGAACTCAGATTGCAGCAGCAAGAGCTGATTTGATTTCCTATTTCACAACCTTGTTGTTGAACTGCGTTGATAACAGCCTGAGAAGTCATACCTACCTGACCAGCTACTTTATCAATAGCACCCTGTACGTTGCAGATAGCGTTCTGGAGTTGAGTAGTAGAACAGTTCAAAGCAGAAGCAATCTGATCTATGGCGCTACGATTACCTTGAATTGCCTGCATCAAAAGTTCACGACCGTAATCGTTATTCAACTGAGCCGGCAAACCATTGGCGCAACAATCACCGCCATTTCCAAAACCGTTACCGAAGCCGCGTCCACCCCACAGCCAGAACAAAACAATTATCCAGAGCCACCAACCGTTAGCCCCACCGAAACCGTCCTGGTTGTTACGACCGTTCATCAAAGCCGCCACCAGATTCGGATCCATTTTATTACCACCTATCAAATTAGCAAACATGCCGGGAATCATTGAAAGAAGACCGTTAGTGGCTGCACCACCACCGTTAGCCCCGGCTCCATCTAAAAGGACGATTTTATCACCACCCATAATTTTATAGTATTTAATTGTTAAACATATGTGCATGAAGCACGTAACAAAGATCATGATTGCAGGGTGGAATATGGGTGTGTTTATTTCCTATAGAAGAGAAGTATTTTCAGAAAAATAAGAAGAGATGAGTAAATATCACCATAGACTCATCTCTTAATCACTTTTTATTGTAATAAAATTCAAGCCATGTCACACAACTTGAATTTATATTTATCAATTATATCATTCAAATCGCAATCTGATAAGTTGAACCATTCTCTGTATATCCCTTTGATATCAAATCTTGCATGAAGCTCGCTCTCTATATCTTTATTCACATAAGCTATTAATGTTAAGTTATCTTCTACAATAGACAACCCAGATAGCCTTCTTTTTACATCAGAGCTTTTACCTATTTTATAAAAACCATTATTATTATTTCTTATTATATATGTAAAATATTTTATACATTTTTTTATTATACCTATCGATAGATCTATGTATTATATCTAATACCCGATCGTCATTTTTAATATTACAACAATCAAATATATCATAAATAAAATCTTTAAATAAAGATCTATCACACTTCATATAGATGATACACAGAATCGATTTGGGGAATAAATAATAGTCATGCCTAAATACATGACTATTATTATCTATTATTTGTTCTCCATTATTATCATATCTATATGATATATAATCTATTCCATCCTTAAAATTAAAAGATGATATTACATCCTTAATCCAATGTTTAAAATCATACTTACATTCTAACAATTTATGAACATGTTTTGCGTCAATCATTTTTCTGTCGTTTATTAACACAAAAGGAATACAAGTATTATCCATAATAAAAAAAATAGGCCCAAAAGAGAATGTCAGATCCCACTATGACAAACCCTAATGAGCCAAAAATATCTTTCAACATCAAACAACCAGAGGTGGGATCTCGTTGTTCATTGTTTCTGGAACAAAGATAGGAACAGGATTTTAAATAACAAATATTTTAATACTTTTTAAAACAAACCAGGGCCCGCATCACTGCGAACCCTGATCTACACTAATCTAAACTAATACCATGAAAAACTTAAATCTAAAAACTAAAGAACACACAAATGTATGAAAATGTATGGTTTTCACAAAGAATCTGTATCCTGTTCTTTTGTGTGATTCAAGACATGGGATATAGTTCTGATACTTAATCCGGTTTGATTTTGTATCAGATTATAAATATAGGATTTTGAAACTACAGTTCTTAATTGACCTAAATCATTCATAATGTTTTTATACATAAGATGAATGCTGTTGTTACGTTTGATGGTACTGATTCTCATTTCCTACTGTTATTAGTTACGTCCGGTTCTTACTTTTTCCTATTTCTATAATCCCTTCCTGAAACTAATATTGCAAACTTAATAAAAATAATTCATAAACAATGAAAATCTAACTTTTCTTGTATGTTATTGATATACGTGCATATATGAGAAAAGTGAGACTTTCACAAGCCTCACTTTCCAAATCGTAATTATGAAAAAACTATATTATATGTATACAAAAATTACCTGCATTCCAATTTATTAAGATCATCCAATTCAGACTTGCTTACGGTCATATCTTGCGTCAAGCCAGATTTGTTTTGGTATGGAGCGTAATCGGTTTCTACCGTCTTAGCCTTCTGAGTAGAATCGTATTTCACCTCCGATTCGGTTCCTGTTAGATTTTGGTAGATAGAGCCGGAACTACTTTCGCCAACTTTAGTGAACACCATGTCTCCTATTCTGATAAAATTATCATACAAACCTTCTACGATAACATTATCATCCTGCTTAGTTATGTTATGATCCCGAACCTCATTTAAGAGATTAGGATGTTTCGTAAAAAGATCGTGATAGAAATCAGAACCGGCATATAACATATCATAATAATCCAAATAGAACAGATCTGTAAAAGAAGGATCGGTGCTGCTCATGCTATACTCAAATAACTGCTCACGATCATTACCTGCCAAAGATAGTTCAATTTGTTTTAACGTATCCGGATCTGAAACGGTAAGACCCAGTAAATGATCTGGTTTAAAGTCAAGATACTTGTATGCCCCTTCGTACACTTCCGTATTATGAAGCTTATTTTCAAGATAAGATTGGTATAAATCGAATAAGAGTAAAGGATTCTCTTTGTCCTGCTTTCTGTTTATGTATCGGCTAAACTCCCGTTCTTCATTAACATACGGGCTTCCAGGAACAACAAGATGACCGAACGCCAATCTGGTAGCATTCATCTCTTCCGTATTCTGAGAATCGGTATAAGACAGGACGTATTTTTTAATAGAATCAGCAAGGGCCTTACTATCTACGTTTTTCACGCGGAGCTTATCTAAAACACCATCCTTAAAACAATATTCAGGATAGATACCAGGTGGGAAATAAGTTAGACTCCGCTTGGCAAGCTCGGCAGCTATATCGTACAAATCACCTAAATTATCTCTTTCTACCTTATGATATAGGTTTCCACCAAGATAAAGCAGAGAATGATTTTCAAATGCCGATACCGGATCTATGTCAGATTCCATATAAACGATATTCATATTATCCATATACTCTGGCAGAAACATAACACGGCGATCCTGGCTATCTCCAAGAACGTCATCGATAGCAGAAGCTAAGGTAGGAGCATAAGTATCATCGTTGCGCCTTGCTACATAAATATCAAGATCCAGCATCAAGCTATCAATTTTATTCAGCGATTCTTCTGTTCCGTCATATGCCTTAGACACGCCTACGATATCTATACCAAGACCTACACAAGCCTCTTCTACATCCCATATCATACTTCTAAGGTCTTCTTCTGTATCAGCATTAACCCTGTTTAGAAAGGCTGATATACGAGCTCGTAATGACTCAGATCCAATAGGGCTGTAATAAGCATAATCTTGCAACTTTGATAATGACCGTCTCTTCCCTTCTACGATATTATTATCTTCTAAAGCCACAACCGGAACGATGTTCATATTCGAAAATTCGTTGAACAGCGACAAGGCAAAACTCTTATCCGACTGATATCTTTCAACTAACTCCGGATATGAATCAGATAAAGATTCGAAAGCAGCATCAAACTCTGAAGCAACACTAATACCTCCTACTGTATTTTTTATAACCTCGTAAACTTCAGCCGGATTATATGATGCTCTCTTTCCTAATTTATTGAAGACACCATTTTTATACACAACAGGACCGTATGGTTTTTCTACGGTTGTGAAGTAAGACTCTTTCCCGAGATCGTGTTCGTTATTGGAATAATCTAATAATAACCTCATAAAAGAGCTGACCTCATTAAGTACAGAAGGATTATCTAATATCCTACTTATCTCTGTCTCATTGTACAAGCCGGATCTCCTTAGATTTTCTTCATTTAGGATAAGATTACCATCCACATAAAAAGAGCTTCTAACTCTATTAATAAGAGATCGTATGCTATATATGGAATTGGATATCATAACATCTCTTACATCCTTAACATCCTGAGCCGTTAAAGGATCAGCAAAATAAGTCTGACGCTTCATATACGACAGCACATCTTCTAAAAGAGGTTCGCCATTGGAATCGGTGTTAAACATCTCCCCTGGAGCCGGGTTATTCCAATGACCGTAATACGACAAAAAACCAGGAGTGTAAGCCTTAGCCCATACCTGAAGGGCCCGCTCGCTGTTTCCTAATACTTTTAAAGCACTTTCGTAAAGAACGGAAGGCTCCCCGTTAGGAGCCTTAACCCGTTTTATTTCATTTTCCTTTTTTTCTATCTGACATTTGACACCCATTGTAATTAACTTTTTTGCAAAGTTAATTATAAAACCGACTTATACAATGACGGATCCCAAATTCCTTCTATATAAATCTCCGGAAAACTCAAACTGCCATCACGAAGAGTGGTGACTTCCAAGCTGGGAATGTTGAAAACAGTACTGGTATCACCAAACCCACCATTCAACTTGATAGCATTTCCGCTGTTATTAGCCTCATAATAAAAATAACAATAATTTTCATTAATGCTTGGATCATATTCGTACCAATATGTTAGATCTTGTATATGATCTTCTATGTTACCAATTTTGTTTCCACCTAATATAAAAATACCATTATTGCTATGATTATAAACCATAGATTCATAACCACCATAATTCCAATTACTATTAAACATTATGTAACTAACATCAGAATCATGATCTTTTAATACAGGTCCTATATGTATATGAATTTTATTAAACTGACATACATAAGGTCTTTTTCCTCCAAGCCTTTTTATATCTTCATTGGATAACTTATTATAACATCCTCCCACAAAATTATCCGCAGCATTAAAAAATCTCCTTCTCATACTTAACACTCCTTATTTAACTCATTTATCGAATCCGAATTATCAGAGCCTTCTACAAGATTCTTATTCCTATCTATCTCTTCCTGGCTCATATTACTAATCATATTTTGTATTTTCCTACCAGATTGAGATAAAGAACGGATGAATGCGCTGGAACTTATCTTAACTCCAAGATCCGGTTTTGCCCTAAACGCTTCACCGGTACTGATATTATACAAATCATACACACCTGAGTTCATATAGAATTTATATATCCAGTTTCCACCAGCTTTTTTGTACCCTAATTTGGTTAACTCGACTACACTCATACCAAATTTAATGCCATTACGACCCATTATCTTCTCCGGTATAGGTTCTACCTTAGCCGGAACAGATGTATATGCTTCATCGCCGCCGTACAGGAAATAAGGGGTTGTCACCCTTGATATGTGAGTAAGCGACTCTTCGGATATACGAGGTTCGTCTTTCGCAGCCTTAGATCCTTTCCTTAGATTGGATATTCTAATAAAAGGATCGTATGTCAAAAAGGTTAAGCCGTATTCTACTTTATAACCTGATACGCCGTTAAGGTCCCTTATAGCCTTAGTCGTATGCGAGTGATTGATGGTGTCTATACCATACCTTGATTCCATATCGGTCATAATACTATTAACCTCATCTCCCTCTACATAAACCTCTTCTCCTTCCGGGATAGAGGTTATGCCGGCAGCCCTTCTAAGTAACCATAAAGTAACTTCAGCAATGTCAGAGAACTTATCTCCGTTCTTCCTATAGTTATCTACTCTTCCTTCTTCAGATCCAGGTAATTCGACATTTCTTTCAACTTCGACATTTGTTCTGGATTGTCCTTTGCCTTCTCCATCTCCCTTTTTATCGCCATCTTCCTCAGTGCGTACTGCACCGCCTTCTGCACTTCCTTCTTTTCCATCATTTAAAATATTATATGATTCTGACTCTATAGACTCCACAACAGCATCATACTCTGGTATGCCGCTAAGGAAATCTGCTACGTTATTCAAAAACTCTATTTTTTCCTCGTTTGTCATATCAAGGCTTTCCACGGGCCTCCATATGGCAGGCAAGTTGTTTGATTTTATTGCAGTAGAAACATCTTCTACAGTTTTATTATCCACCGTAGGCAAAACTTTAGAAACCAAATTATTGATGTCAGATTCCATTTTTTCTACTTCCTCTTTTGTGCCATATTCCTTTAGGGTGTCCATGCCATTGACTCTAAGAGAATAATTCAAAGCCTTACTTGGAACAAAATTAATATATTTCAAAAAGTTTTTCAACTCTGATATAATTTGTTCGTCAGATCTTGGCCCAACATAATCAACCACCACCTGATCTGTTTGAGAACGAAGCCAAGAAACGTATTCATCTAAGGTCTTACCACCTTTCTTGGAAGGAGTGGATATCTTATCACCTACTGTTCCTTTAGGTTCTAATCCCATTTCCTCCTTAAGACTTTTAGGATTACCCCTCTCACGAAGAAACCTTAAGTCGCCTCCTACAATCTTCCTTGCTATAAAATCAAAAATATTAGCATAAGGCGGCAATCCTTCTTTTTCTATATGAGATTCTATTTCGTTTAACATAAGAGAGAAGTTTTTCCTGGAGGTACGCTTCTTGCCAGGTAAAGACTGTGCAGCTTGTGCCGCAGGAGCCGGCTGAGCTAATGGCGCCGGCTGAGTCCCCCGGACAGCCCCTTCCTCTGGCATTTCCTCTTCATAAACATCCACGTATTCTTTAGAAGTAACGGTCTTACCCTCATCAGAGAAAGGAAGAACATCCTCTATAAGTGATTTAGGTCTTGAAGATGATTTACCAAACTGAATCCTGATCTTAGGAGCAACAAACATCTCACCTTCGAAATCTATTCCAGATTCTACTTCAGACGTCACAATGTCTTTCACGCTCCTACTTCCATCTTCTACCCACTTAACAACATCAGGAACTGTAGATAATTCTTCTATAGCCTCACGAGCTTTTCTAAGACCTGAAATAGGATTCAAATACGATACTTGATACGAAGCCGGATCAAGACCTAACTTGGTTAGATACGCATTAAGATCTTGTATGTCATCTTGACCCATCTGCAACAATTCAGAGTCACCGGATTCAAACAGCATATCTATAAAAGAAATCCATTTCTGCCCTTCCTCTGATTCCACCGAACGTAGACTAACCGGGAAAAGATAATTAAGACCGTTTTTACCCTTGATAACAACTACCGGAACTCTTACATTTTTGTAATTATTTCCCTTGTCATTTAATATAGAATAAGCAAATGGGAAGCCTGTGTATTTAGATCCGTTCTTAAGCACGACTTTGCCATTTAATACATATCCTACATCAGATACTTTTTCAGCACCTTTTTCGGTAATAGGGAGATTTTCTACCTGGCCATATCCTTGACCGTTTACCTTCATGTTAAACACCGGTCTTCCGGGAAGAGTCTGGGCAACAACATGCGTGCCGACGCTGATGGTAGCCGACCGGCCAGCATCTTTCTTCCACTTGTTAAATGCCGTTCTTCTTATTTTACTTATACCGTCTATGCCTCCCGTATCAGCTTTTACAACAGAAACGAATCTGTTCCCACTCATGACCTTGATAACCATATTGGACACCAGTTTATTCTCAGCAGATTCTATTCTTTTTTTATCGCCGGACTGAACAGCATCATTGTATTCGGCAAAAAGAGACTGATTATAGGTATCATTTACATCTATTTCGAGATTAACCTTATCTCCTTTTTTCAAAGAAGATAATGCTTCCTGATCTATTTTATCTACCTCATTCTCTCCGAATCCAACACCCGTTCTGTATGGAACCAACTCATCTGAATCAAGACGCTTATAAACCAAAGAATATGAATTACCCACATCCTGAATAGACACATCTGTGTAAAGATTAAGAACACGAGCCGATTCTTTGTCTATAGACCATCTCGCATGATAAGGCAGTTCAATTATAGTAGCCGTTTCACCACCTATGTTAAGAGAATACCTTTTAGTGCCATTAGCGTTCGTTTCAGAGCTTATTTGAATAGGAACCAATGATTTTATGGAAGATATAAATTTATCGGCTCTAAGACCCGCAATTTCATACCTTTCATTGCCATCATTGGATATTCTTCTTACCATCAACGTCTCTGGATTCTGGGCGCTATCTATGTTGGCTCCCGGCGTATTGTCGGATTCATCTAACTCATTTACAAGAGAATCTATATTGGTATCATCCTCCCCGAAATTACTTAACGTAGATTCAGAGATACGACCTTTATCAATAATCCTGTTTTGCTCGATATAAGGAAGGAGGTCAGTGATATTTCCAACTTGGCCAAGATCTTCTATGGTAAATACCGAATCGGCAAGCTTATCTTCGTCAACTTTCTCCCCTTTGTCCCGTCTGTTCATTATATCAACATACGAAGAAATAGCATCATCAAGTTCCTTCCTTTGATCTGGTTCTAAATTGGATTTAGCCATATCAATAATAGCTTTATTATCCTCATACACAGATCGATGTTCAGTAAGTCTCTTAACTTTATCTGATAAATCTTTTATCATCTTAGCCGGACTGTCTCCAAGAAATGATATGTAATCATCAATATCCTGCTTGTATTTATCATATATCTCCTTCTCTCTTGGAGATAAAAGATCTTGATTACCTGTATATATCTTGTCTACTATACGCTCTCTAACCTCTATAGGTGCAGACGAAAGATCTTCCATAGCCAACTCATAATCAAAATCAGACAATATATCCTCTTTCGGTTTCTGAGTTATACCATCATTTAAATGACCAAATACTTTCATTGTAAATGCCTCATCTGAATCTATTTCACCATTGTTCAGGAGTTCATTTATTTTTTCATCTAAACTGATATTGTCTCCTTCCTGGTTCTGATAAAAACGATCACTTTCTATAGGCTTGGTATCGGATGACACCATATCATTTAAGAACTTAGAGAATAAAGAAAAATCGTGTCTCATAAATTTCTTATCCTGCATAGAGTTCATGAATGACCGTAGAACCTTATATTGGGTAATAGCTTGCTGGTATTTTACCACCATCTTTCTTAAATCCTCTGCTTCTTTCTTCCCCTTATTGTTCTCGATATAAGTGCTTAAAGAAGCAACAGAATCATAAGCTTTTAATATATCTTCAGCAGTTATCGTTTCAGATTTAAACAACTCAAGAGCTGATACTCCAGGATCAAAAGAATAAAATACTTCTTTATAACTACTAAGAAGATCTTCTGACAACCTTCTATATTCCTTATTAAGATTATCGTATTTAATAGTTTTTTGTTTTATAGCCTCTGCTTCGGTATCATTACCGTCCTCTACTCTTCTCGGAGTTGTAGCCAACCTCTCTATTTCAGCATTCAGATCATTGATCTCATTACGCAATTCCCTTAACTGATTAGCTGTATCAAAAGCTTGACTTGATAATGAATAAAACGTATTTATATCATCAAACAAATTATTGTCATTTACATAATCAGCAATATCATTTGATGTTTCCATTGCTATATCCTCTGCATCCAAGCCTTTAAATACAGCATTAGCAACATTAGACCGGTAAAGATCGGATGATGTTTCAGCAGTAACAGCCTCAGCGAAAGAAGAAGCTTTTTTATAATTGGCTAACTTCTTATCAAAATCTTTTATAATATCTTCCTTGTATTTTTTAACAGTTTCTTCATCTACTTTCATTTCAGAAGCCAACTCACTTTCGTCAAGGCTTTTAACCATTGACCTGAAATTGTTAGCCGTATCCTCTAACATTCCCATTCTGTCAGATAATTCAAATTTAGAATAATAATCTGATTCAGGATCATTCATTTGAGCATTAAATTCGGCTAAATTTCGCATAGAGTCTTTTACAGATTGAGAAGTAAAAGCATTATTACTATTAAATTTCTCAACATCAGTATTAATAGTACGCTCTTTATTTCTCCTTTCATATAAACCAAAAGCACCATTTCTGGCTCCAAATAAACCACCAATCAGGGCTCCTATGCCAATCTCTTTCAATCCTTCTTTGGTTGTAAATTGTTCAGCTATGGCCTTAGAAAAAGAATCAACTATAGAAGACGTAGCATCAAGATACGTCTTATCATATCTTGATCTAATAAAATCTTCCCCCATGCGCTGAGCAACACCTTGCATGCCTTCCTCCCATACACCTTCAGATATGGGTCTTTTAGATACATTCCAAACAGTAGCTAAGGATTTCTGGAATAAATTTGCTTTTACCGTCTGTAATCTTCCAGCATCACCCGCCACCTTCTTAGTTCCTAATCCAAACAAATAACGATCTACAAAACTCTTTGATCCCCTATATGTGTTTGATACACCCTTTAATCCAGGTATGTATTTAGAAGCAAAACCAGTGTCTACTCCAAGATATTTTCCCAGAAGAAGATAATTGGATAATCCAACTATACCCATATTAGCTAAGAATATGCTGTTTGCCGTATCGGAAATAGAACTCTTAAATTCAGCCATCTCAGACTGATTAGGATTCCGACCATACATATTTTTAAAATATTCCTTGTATTTACTTTCAGAGTCTTTCATGAAGGACTGAGCTTCCACGGCAGACTCCCAGCCGGCGCCCACAAACGTATTTACTCCTACCTTGGCCACATTGCCTATGGCCCTGCCGTACATCGCTCCTGCTCTATACGCTCCAAAAGCGGATTTTACAGCACTTGCCGCAATCTTAGACGCTGCCATCTTTCCGGCCACTCTCATCCCTACTTTAGCGCCAACAGCTCCAAGACTTGACACACCCATCCCACCTGTAAGGTAGGCAGACAGAATAGCGCCTGTCGTAAACGATAGACCATTTCCAATAACATCATTAAAAATAAAATTTGCAGTTCCAAGACTCTGCAAAAATCCCATATCACGCTCTTCTCTTGTATAATAATGAGGAAGAGAGTGGTTTATTCTTTCATCTATATCATTTATGGTCCGTGTAAAATCATTGTCAAATGCTGAAGATAACGTACCAGTCTTTATAAGATTATACGCAGCCGGGATAATACCTACTACTCCTGATACACCATATAATGCTGTTTTTGTGACAAGCTTCCCTATGCCATTAACAGCCTTATTCCAAGTAGTTTGCCTTCTTCCGTAATAATCTTCATTATCCCTTCCTGGCATATAACTTTTAAACTTTGCAAGACCGATGTTCCCATCGGATAAAAAGTCATATGCTTCATCTAACTTAATAGTTCTTCCTTTACCAAATACACCAAAATCAGCAGCAGATGACTGTTGATTACCAGCTATAACCTCACCATAAGACGTTTGTTTACCAGAATAAGTATTCCTTGATTTATCTTGAATAGATTTTATCATGGAATTTAACTTATTATAAGACTCCTCTTTCTTCTTTCTTGGATCATCTCCACCATTCAGAGCCGATTTTAGTCCAGAAAAAGATGTGTCTACATCAAAAGAAGTATCTATTCCGCTAATATCAGACCCTTTTTCTGAATCATCATCAGGATTTATGGCTGATACCGGGGGAGTATATGAACCTACTTTCATCCTCTCCATCTCTCTTTTTGCTCCCTCAATAAGAGAAGATTCTTCTTCATATCGCGTAGGAACTCCGGCATTATACCCTCTTAATCCAGTAGATGGTAAGAAACCTGATTTCTCTACCAATGTCTGTTCCTTATTTTCCATATATTATTCCCTATTTACACTATTCAACAACTTCATCAACTTGCCGTTTTTATTCAAAGACGTAGGCAAATTACCTCCTTCTTTTGCTGTCACCATATCCTTAATCTCTTCTGTTATGGCTGCCACAACAAAATCAACTATTTTTTTCTGAGGCGCAACAGCAAGTTCTTTAGACACATTATCCGCAAACCATACATTAGGAGTATCAAACGAATCTATTAACTCAGGTTTACCATTCTCCATAAGATAAAGCCTTGTCTCATATCCATAACCGTAACTTGTCTTAGGATCATAACCTTCAACCTTTACACCAAGCTTTCCACTGTTATCCAATATATCTTTAGCTGCATTAAGAAGCCAAATCTTTTGTTCTGGCATATCATCTAAATTATTACCAAATTTATTTATCATATCTGATAATACTTTCATCATTGAAGATACCGAAGCATAAGCAGGTGATATATCTGAATTTTCAAGCATCTTCGGATACCACATATTAGTATCACTTCCAAATGTGGGTCTTATAATACCACTTTCGTATCCACCTATATCGACAGAAGGAGTATTAATGCCAGGATCTATTCCACCTTTTATCAACTCCGTTTCAGACACCTCAACAATATCTATCTCTGTTCTTTCACCGGTATGATTAGCAACCAAACTATAAATCTTTTCTCCATTGTCGGCTATTCCAGATTCTGTCAAAGAAAATGATTCAATAGTTGCCGATGATGATTTAGATTTACCAACAGGATGCTCTGCCATTTTTTCAGTAAATAGATCCCTGAGAACGCCCATCTCTCTATAACCAGCCTCCTTGGAGGTTAATTTGGTTGAATACGTTACTGTGTTAGGTGAATACAGTTCGAGATATTCTTTACGTATCTCATTTATACCATCATCTTGAACCTTAGTTATTTGATCAGCTATATTAATATCACTTACTGCATAGTTTCCAACGCCCTCCATTCCACTAATAGAATACAGTGCATTAAAAAACACCTTTTCTTCACCATCCGAGAAACTATTTTTTACATCATCGTATTTTTTTAAGAAATACCTGCCACTTTTGCTATCCCTCTCAAATACTTTAGATAAATCAATGCCATCATTTTTCACCCTCTTTCTTATAGTAGCTATATCAGCAGGCGAGAATCCTTTTTCATAATATCTTACTCCAGATTCTACATCGCCGACTGTACCTCTATTTTTTCTTAAAATATCATTAAGGGATAACGCTGTAGCATAGGCTATATATTCTTCGGGTTTACCTCCTTCCTTCTGCGCGATCGCATTTGCTATTTCAGATACAATATTATCATAAATCTTATTCTCCTTCTTAATTCTATCATTCTCTATATCCATCTTGTCTACAGCGCTATTAAGCTGCATATAAGCATCTGTGGCAGCTTTTCTCTCTGCCATAGGTAGCTTATCAAACATATCATTAGAAAGACCTCCATTGTCCTTTATATACTTAAGAAGTTTTTCTTCATCCATAAGATACTTGTATCCTGATGTTTCATCCGTCATATTTCTTGATATGGCAGCTTGAATATTTTTCATGTTTTCAGCACCAAGGGCCGTAGATAGTCTACTTCCGGATGTTACAAGATCTGTATATGCCTTATTAAACTTCTTATGAGTTTCTTCTGATATGCTAATATTTTTAGTTTCGATAGGATTAGCTGAAATAGTTCCACCAGAGTTTGTGCCAACGCCCACCTGCATGGCTCGGCTTCCAGCTCTGCCGCCTGCCGCTCCTGCACCAGAGGACATAAGTTTTGCTATTCTGGCTTCATTAAGCCTATTCTGCATCTTCAGACGTTCTTCGTCTAATCCAAATCTGGCTTCATCCTTATTCTTACCATATTCAAACTCTGCAATATCCCTATTTCTTTCATATTCAAATTCTATCTTCCATTTTTCGAAATTCAAATTAGCTAATCTTTCCCTCTGATTATATTCTTTGGTTTTCCAGTAAAGCTCGTCGGCTTTGATTATGAAAGACGAATTATCATAAGCATATGAAGCAGCAGCATTATTAATAAAATTATTTTCAATAACCTTCATCGCTCCAAGATACGGATCGTAAGTCCTTTCATCCATTCTGCTAAATTCAGATTTCATAGAAGCTATTTCAGATTTGGCTCTCTTTATTTCATTTTCAACCATTTCTTTCTTTGCAGGATCAGAACCCAAACCGGAAAGATCGGCAGTAAGAGCATCAACATACCTCTGCTTATCACTTATCTGCTTATTCATAAAACCAAGAACAGAATCATACGAATATAAAGAGGGATTAGAGTCTACCATGTAAATAGCCTCCACCTGCATCTGCTGCCTTGCTTTATCTGATAACCCTGACAATGCAAAAGAAGCTATCTGTTCAGGAGTAAGCATATCCTTAGTTACTTCTTGTACTGCCCCGGTAGGATGACCATCCTTGTCAAGAATAGGAATCTGAACTTTAGCTCCTTTATGAAGCTTGCTTATAAAATCTATCCTATCTTTTAATTCCTTATTATAATCAGTATAAGGAGTATATTGAAGAGGAGCAAGACGGGAACCAGCCTTTCCATCATTCACCCATTCATTATACGGCTTTAAAGCCGCATAAGCATTCGCAGCAGAATAAAGTTCTGGATTATTTATTTGTAAATCAGATAGCATTTTATGCATTCTCCTGCCTTCTTTTGTGCCAGCAATCGCGTTAATGACCGTATCATCCAACACCGAACTGATCTCTCCTTGTATAGCTCTCGTAACACCATCAGAAGAAAGATCCACGCCTTTGAATTTTTGATTGATGTTAGCAATCACACCTGACATCTTATCTTCCATATAAGCGCGGGCTTCAGGCTTATCTATCTCTTGACCCATAAGATAATCCACCTGGGTATAGATCTTTTCACGAGCAGCATCAACCTTCTGCTGTTTGTACATCATAACATCCTTAACAAGATCTATGTTGTAAGGACTAACATACGGGGCATATTGCCTTAAAATACTATATTGTGAAGCCATCAGCTATTTCTCCTTCTCTTTTTATATTTATCTTCTTCATCATCCTCCAAGCTCTTCAAATAAGGTGTAGAATAATCACCCATATTCATCACATCCTGATTACCTTGAACGTAAATAATTTGACCACTTGGAAGCATTCTCATATTTGGAGCTATGGATGCTATGGTATTTAATGAAGTTCGAACATTAAACTTATTCTGTATCTCGCTGTTTATACTGTCATAATAACGAGCAAGATTTTCATCCCTTATAGCCATAGCTTTCAACAACCCAGATTCATAACGTTGCCTTTCTGCTATGTTCTTATCATCTGTCTGAACATAAGCCATTTCATTGAATCTATCAGCTTCGTTTATTTGCCTTGCGTTATTGAAATTTACTTCATTAACGTACTTAGCTATATTGCTTCCAGCTATGGCGTTCATATTAGCCAGAATAGCAGCTCGCTGGGAGTCGGGCACGTCACCTACTGCGTCTAACTGAGCCGATGTCGCGCGGTTGAGCTCGTTGATATACTGATCAGCAGATTGGAGAACTGGGTCTATACGTGGTGCTTGATGCCTCTCTAGACCTTCTATTTCCAAGCCAGTGTCAAGGGTTCTCAGCATTTCCGGGAAGATAGGACCGAACGCCGCCGGTCTGCCCTGTCCTTTAGGTCCGTTGTCTTCAACCACCTCCTCTGTATCGGTGTCGGTTGCAGTCGCAGGCGTACTTGCTTTCGGTTTTACCTCTATCCTTCCAGGAGATCCAATCTTAGGCGGTGTAAGGTCTGGTGCTATGGGACCGGCCTCAATAGGCTTCATTTCTGGTTTAACAGACTCAAGAACGAAGTCTATTTCCGGCATTAACCCACTATCTCTTAAAGCAACAAACTTATTATAATCGGAGCCCAGAATCTTCTTAGCGGCATCAGATTTATCACCAAATAAGTCAACATAATTCTTTATCCCTTTTTCGTTTAACAATCTTTTTTGCTCTGCCGAAACAACGTCCAATCCATAATAAGAACGGGTGGCTGTTGTCTGACCAAACTTATCATCTACGGCAAATGAATTATAAGCCTGATTACCTCCGTAGCTTCCGGCATCCTGGCCCCAGAATCCGTACTCATCTCTGAATTTCTTGGCTGCATCAGCATTCGTGATAGCACCTACATCAGCTAACGCCCACAATGCATTTAATTGCCTGTTATATCCTTTCTGAAAACCTTCTGTATCAAAATCACCATCCGTATTGTACTTGTTAGCCCATCGGTTTACGTCGAGCAAATTAGATACCGCCTTATTATTTACCCTGCCGTATCCTAAATTACTTCTATGTTGTAGATTCTGGTTGGCATTGACACTGGAATCAGGATTAAGAATCTGCTCACGACCGCTAACATCAGATACAGTCATATTAAGAGTTCGTCCAAATAACTGATTGATAAGCTTATTGTAGCCGATAGCATTCTTTCTAAGTTCCTCCAGCTCCTTCTGAGTAGGTCCACCTTCAGCCATTTTCCTGGTTTGCTTAACATACTCGTCATATATCCAGTTCTTGGCATCTGATTCTGCAATATTAAAAGCCTTGGCTTGTTTCTTTACCTGATTCAGATCAACAACCCCGCCATCCCTGAAGAAAGCATCCATCTTCTCGTTACGCTTAGATTCTTCCTGTTTACCATAAACGATTTCAGCGAAAGAACGAAATTGTGCTTCAAGTTCGTCTATCTCTTTCTGGTTTTCATTGACGTACTTGGAAAGAATAGAAGCATTAAGATTAGATGTATTTTTATCTTTTACATCTTCATTTTTCTCTAATCTCTTATATACACGCTCCTGATCTTCGTACTTATCAGACAAACCGATCTTTTTCTTATATCGATCAAGGAGTGTAGCATACGTATCTTTAGACGTTGCCTTAATACCGTAGTTTTCTCTAACGTAAGAGGCAAAATCATCATCTATCTTACGATAATCGGAAACAATATAAGCTTCCGGTAAATCAACTGGAGTGCCACCATCTTCATGTCTGTTACCTTTTGCCTCCATAGGCCCCACTGAATCAGGCGTCAGTACATACTCACCTTTTTCTATCTCTACATTCGCAGCATCTTCCATAGACTTGGGAAGAGGGTAAATATATTCGCCGGTCATATCAGACGTATCCATCTTCTGACCGTTACCTAAATTCACGCCACCGCCTTCACGTTCCCACTTGATGAATTGCTGACGACGCTCCTTGGCAAGTTTTTCCCTTGCAGCCTGCTCGTCTCTGCTGGCAGCATATGCAGCAGATGAAGCTCCCATGATATTACGGGTAAGACCTAATCCTAAACTAATACCAGACAAGGCGGCTTGAGCCACGTTAGCACCCACCTTATTACCGGCTCTTATCCGACCAAGGCTTGTACCGAACATTTGAGCCCTACTTCCAAGATCAGGCGAATAATATGGCATAGTCATAGGATCCATAGGATTACCATCTTGGGAACGCTTTTCTTTAGAAGAATCAGCATCAACACCACCTACATTCATTGCATCATTAACGACTGATTTCTCTACGTTTTTAACCATGCTCCTATTATCAGCGAGATATCCTGCATATCCTGCATCATTATTTTCAAAAAACTGATCGGATGTAGGCATACTACTAAATGGATTTATCTCCCCCTCCTCTGTTTCTAAAGTCACATCAGAAGGCATATATATATTCTGAATATCAGATTCACCCCATTTATTAACAGGCGTTCCATAATCAAGAATAGGCTGAGTAGAGGATACATTAATATCCTGTTTTTTATCCTGAACACTACCACCAGGAGCAAATACCGGACGATTTTTCACTATTCGTAATTTCATACCATCTTTTTTCACAAAGATAAGAGAAACGAACGAGAAAATCCAACGTTATGGGATACGTTTAAAAATCAATCATGTACGGCAGACAAACCGCCCGAATCAGGGTCGTACTTAAGACCGCATGCCCGGCGATAGTTCTTAAGCGCTCTCTTGTACAAAAACAGCACTGTCTTGGAAACTATTTTCTTCATAGATTTGGTTAAAACCTCTTCTGTTGAAACAGACATCAGACAGCTATTCAAAAACGACCTGACATTGGAACCGAACAAGATCTTCACCATTTTTCTAAACGTTCTAAAAAGATATGATGCAGAAAGAGACTTTAACCCATTGCGAACCAGTCTCTTATTCAAATACGAAACAGCCTTTTCAGATAGACAGAGCCTATTCTTTCCTTCGCTATCTACCTCTGATGAAAACCACGAATATAAAGTGGTAGGATGTTTCTTAAGGTGATTGATGAAGGAAGTCATTATCCCTTCTTTTAAAGCCCTTTTGTGGGCTACGCATGCAGCAATCTTCTCTTCTCTTTTTAAAGAGCTGTCAAGGCATCTAAACACCGTCCTATCGTCTCCGATGAAATACTGAGGACGTTCTTCCTTGAACTTAGCCCGATAAGCGGCATATCCTTCCTTACGAAGCATATCTATCTGAGACCGGATATAGAACCTTACACACTTTTCTTCAGCCTCTTGCACGCTTTTAAGATAAGGAACTGACTTTCTCCCATATCGAAGATAATCATAAACCATAGCCTCAATAAAGTCATTGTACGGAAAGAATCTTCCAAATCCAAAGTTCCAAACTATGAAACATCGCACTCTATCTTTCCAGTAATCAGATATGAGAAAATTACTACAATATCTCAACTTCCTGTTTTTCTGATAGAAATGATGAGTATGTTTGTCGTAAAATAGATTAAAATATCTCAAATTGCCCAAACACTGACCGGCTGGACGGCGTACTACATTGTACCCTAAGTTGCTGAAGCTATTGTATATAACTTCTATCGGAGAGACCTGCTCTTTCTTGAAGAGCTTGTCGTGTAACTTGTGAGGATTCATTATTTCAGTTATTTTTGTCTCCATATATATTTTTTGTTTAGTGCAAATATATGATTTTATATAAAAAGAAGAAAATGCACTGCCTTGTATCCGGTTTGAGAGAAATAGGATACAAGGTTTTTTATTTTATGACGGTTTGGATAAGAGACAGGAAAACGACTCTGAACGTAACCGACTGACCGTCAGTGGTGGGACAACAAATCTTGAATTAAAACTACGCCTATGAATAGTCTCCGTTTTCCTTAATATTAAGACCATTTTCAATGATCTTACTCATTATATTATTTATATTATTTTATATACTTTACCATTTATTCATATAATTGTTTGCAGTGAATGAACTTAACGACTGAAGGGAGTTAAGTGAGTGAACGGATTGACAAATTACTTTTTCCGTCTATTGTATTGTTTGCCTAATTGTGTTAAAAGATTGAGTATCGTGACCGAAGGGAACGATGCGAAAGAACATATAATATTTAAAAACGACTGAACCTATCGACTGAAGGGAGATAGGTGATGGAGTGACGTTAATAATTATATTAGATAGCCAGTGGAGAATTAGGCAGGCTGGTAGGCGAGACGAGCGTCCATGCCCGTCAGGACAGTGGAAGTACGTAGGTCTGTTCTGTTAAACCAAGACGATGATAGTTCCATCCTTCACGAAATTGCACAAAAAAGCCGGATTATCTTGATATCGTTCTTCAACCTTCGGTATCCGCATAACGAGTCTCAAATCCGGCTTCGCTTTATTAATGAAGAAAAAAAATACCTCTTGTTCTAATTTTCGGTGACGCCTTTAATGCGAAGCTGTATATTGGGAAGCACGGCATTAATCAAAGCCATTTTCTTCTCCTCTTCGCTTTCTTTTTCATGCTGTCTATACATCATATTATAATCACTGTCATCACCATCCTTTTTCCCGTCTAACGTCAGTAAATGATTTATGATGTCTTTACCATACGTTTCAGTCCATGTACGGAATCTCTCTTCCTCGGACTGTCTCTCCTGGGACGGAGCTTCCGGGTTAGGGAGGGCGGCTGCCACTTCTACCTCTGGAAGTGTTACCGATGCTGCTATTTCTCCATCATCTCCGAATCCCATTTGACCATACGGAGATACGGAATTTTCTTCAATATCCAAACCAAGATTTTTAGCAACCTCCATAGCATAGTTATAACGGTCATCGTTTCTTATAACACTCTTATGAGGACGTCCTGCTCCTTGGTTCCAAGCTACTACTGCATCCTTAAGGTTATCGGCGTTCATAAAATCCTGCCGGCTGTAGTTGTAATATCCTGGTCCTTCTTTTCCTTTTCTTGTGTATAAGAAATTAGAATATCCGGTTTTCCCTTCGTATTCGTCAGCCAAAAACTCAAGTTGGTCTTTGAATGTGGGTGTAGAATGACCTTTCTTTTTGGCGTGCTTGAATAACTTATCCATGCGCTCATTATGCCATTGTTGTATGCCGTATGATGTTCTGTTGTCTCCATATATGTCATCTTTAAGACCGGATTCAGCCATGAGATTGCCTATGATGGCTAGCGCCTGTATCTTAGACATGCCGCGCTTATTAGTAAAGTAATCATATGCTTCACGCTGCTTGCCAATTACGCCACCTTCTTCAGCAAACACAATGCTTTTACTCGGTTTATCGTTTTCATAGAAATACATGAATTTCCTACTTGGAATCCTGTGTGATGCATCTTTCGGATCTCCGTATTCTTTTTTATGATCAATAAAACGAAAACCAGCTTTGTATGGAGTAAGCTTCCCTCCGTTTCTTTTCTTTTCTTTTTTAGGATTAGCAATCTTATCCCCTACATAGTAGGCCCCTAATCCCACCGAGGCGTGATCTGTTATCCATTTGGCAGCCTTTTTATAGTCTGATATGGATTCAAAATATTCTTTCATCTCATTATCATACCCATAATCCTTCAAGTAATTTCTGGCTGCATATTCTAACATTTCAGGCGTCACTTCTTGAGCATCATCGGTCAAACCAAAATAATTTTTAATCTGAGTTCCTCTGGCCGCCATTTCCGTAAAATGATCCTCTTTGAAATAATCTTTTACTTCATCATCATCTATCTTATTCAAATCAAATCCGTTTTTATCTGCGCCTGAATCTGGATAATGAATTTTGTGTTCCACTTCATGACTTTTCACAAAATTCTCTACATCCTTGTTAGATATATTGGGGTTTCCTTCGAGAAATAAATCAATGAACTTATCAACGTTTTTAGACCTGATTATATTTCCATTTAATACCCCATATCCAGATATTTCATCTATTATCTCCCTTATCTCATCATCAGAGTATTCATCTCCTAAAAAATACTTTGCATCCCTGAAAACTTTCGGATCATCCCAATCATATATGTTGGTATCAAGCATATCCGGATCTGGCTCCCCATTTTTCATCCTTAACCTCTCCCCAGTAAGCCTTTCATAGGCTCCAGAGAAAAGTCGCTTTTTATGATTTTCCCATGCCTCGCCTATAGGAGATGCTGGTTTAGCATATTCAGGCAACGATCCTAAAAGTTCTTTATCTCTTTGAGATAGTTTTTTAGTAGCTCTTTTCGCTTGCATTGCTTTTTTCGATATACCTCCTACAAAAGGAATAAGACCCATAGCGGCCATAACCATTCCAAGCGCATCTCTATCTATGAAAGAATCATACGCATCCTTGACGTCCATTATATCACCTACTACAGGAATGCCTCCAGCTACAATTTCGTTGATATCCACGCCATCAACAGGGATCGTGCCATAATTAGCATTTTCATTTATTCCGCTTGACCCTACTGATGTATTATCCTTAGATGCAATGTACCTATATTTAGATCCGTTTTCTTCATCTACGGCTCCTCCTTCTTTTTTTATATTGGTATTGTATCTCTTTCCATTCCATGTAAATTCCTTAAGACCTCTTTTCCTGGCTTCTTTAAAGGCTTCGCCTCTTGTAGTGGAAATCGGGTCTTGTAATTCAAGATCGTTTTTTATGTCAAGAATAGCATCAATAATACTATTATTCTTTTTATCAGCATCATCTGAATTATTAACATTATCCGTAACATAAGATTGGCTTATCAAGTTTGATACGCTCTTTCTGTTTTTATAAGTCCCTTCTTTATCTGATGGAGCTTCAAAAGCATATACAAGTGGATACGAATAATCCGTATCTGGATCTTCTGACATAAATTCGTTTACTGCATGAATAGCTTTTTTGTATTTAGTATCTTTTATACTATACTTCCCAGCATCTTGAACATGATCATAAAATCTGTCTATCATATAGTTGATATATCCACGCTTATCGCTCTTAAATCTCTCTTTATCTCTTTCAAACTCTTTTGGCGGATATCTTTTGTAATATTCTTGAAAAAGTCCCCTAAATTTTCCATCCTCAGATACAGCGTAGGGGTTTCCACCAGATTCTTCAATAATATTTCCAAGTACGGCTTCTATCTGGCGTTGATTAAAACCTTTATCATATAAAGCATCATAGATCATATTCATCCCTTCTACGTCCATAGTACGATGCTTACCCTTACCCACACGCTTCATATTTTCATATTTGGATTTGAATAAATCCCAATCTATTTCCGGCTTAGAAGAATCCCCTCCTTGTTTTTTGGATCTTATCTCCATCCTTTTATCCAAATCATTCTTTGAATCAATAATGGATCTAAACAGGATCTTGTTTGGATCATTCTCTTCGTATGGGATTTTATCTTCTACATAATCCCTTATTTCAAAAGGATATCCTATTGTATCAAGAGTCTTAGTAACAACCCCAACACCAAAAGGTTGATCGCTTCTATAAAAATCGTACTTATCTTTCACAACCATCCTACCTCTATCATCACGGTACATGGTAAAACTTGATAAGCCTGATAAATCATTTAAATCTCCGTAAGCATCCGGTATAAAATTATATTCGTTAAATACCTGATGTTCCCCGGTTCTGGCTTTTTTTAAGAGATCTATACCCTCTTCTACCATTCCAAGTTTCCTGCTCGTTACATCCCTTAACTCCTCCAAATCAGATACGTCCTTGCCTGCAACTTTTCCATCAATTATCTTATTATCTAAGGAATCAAGCTCCTTCCCATATTTTTTAGCCATTTTCTCCCACCCACCATTTATCCTGTCAGATATAATGGATTTGATATTATCTGGTATTCTAACAATCCCGTTTTCCTCTTTCAGGTTATTTGGTTGGTTTAAGAATCTAAACCAAAGATTCTGACTAAAATCATCTACATTGGCTTTCGGAACATCTTGACCAAAAAATTCCATTATTTTAGTTTTTAATCCTCTTTCGTTAGCATACACATCAGGTGTTATATTAGATGCCAGATATTCTCTAAGTTTTACAAACGGACCAATTTTATTCCATAATGTTTTTGGTTGTTTGTCCTTTACATAATTTTTAGTTTTCTTTGCCATCTTTTTCTTCCTCTAAGAATCCAAACATTTCATCTGCGCAATTACCAACAAATCCGGCTATGTAAGCTGCGTGTTCATCTTCTCCCACTTTAAAACCAAGAGACATATTACAATGTTGGCATACCGACATAGCTGCATGAAATGATTCATGACATATGTTTTGTATAGTCATATCATTCTCACTTTGAAAATTCCATAATAACTTAAAAGCTCTATCATCTCTCTTATCACGAACAAGATTCATAAAAGATACTTCTGAATCTAAATCGCCTTCATCTCCCCATTCTCCTTCATGATCCAATTCTGCATTCTCGAAACGATCACACAATGTTTTGTAATCTAACCCTACGGTGATAATCAACTTTAGTGGATATATCACAAAATCAAATTCTTTTTCTTTCATTCTTTTTTTTTTCAACAAATGTAAATAAATAGCCGAAGAATGCCACCATTCATTCTCCGGCTTATTATGATAAATCTCTTCTTATGAAAACAGTATGAATGTAAGATTTAAATCTTAATCTTCCTAATTTCCTCAACCATATTCTTATATCCGCAGAACTTGCTGTTAATAACATCGAAGATAGATTCTGACCAACCAGCTATGTTCAAGATATTAGATCCTTTGTAAAACATCTCACTTCCATATCCTTGAATAGAAATAGAAACGATCTTGCAATTTGGATTCACTTTCTTGAACCCTTTCAAAAGTTCGGCGAATTTGCCATATCCATAACTGGAACTTTTCTCCCATACAACAGATTCACCGTCTCCTATCTGCATATCTGAAATAACGTACAAGTTATCTACTTTGATCTTATCTTTAACGCACTTATCTAAAAACACAAAAAGACCGTTTTCTGTAGCACCACCGCATTCTCCTCCGTCAGTAAAAGATTTTTTGTTATTCCATAAAACACCTTTACTTCTATCATATTCGTAATTGATAAGTTTGTCACCAAACATACCAATAAATACGTCAGGAAGCACAGAAGCAATCATACAGCCAAATAAGTTACCAATGACAGCCGTACTTGTTTTGCTAAAGGCAGACACCTCAGAAGATCCTCCCATATCTCCACGTACAGAGCCAGAGTGGTCAATCAGGATAGCCGACCGCCCCTCCAATACCGGCAGGTTCTTGCAGGAGATGGTTATGGCTTTCTCCAACGCATCTAAAATCTTATATTTATTACGAGCTGTTAATTTAGCACGTTTTTTATCCGACTCAAATACAATATCATTTTCGGAATCATCAGTGCCTATATTTTCAACCTCTTTGAAAGCTGAAGCAAAACGGAAAGGAAGCATCTTCGAATTAAGCACCTTCTCTTCTATTGTAAGCTGCCTACAAACTTCATCTATTTGATCAGGCGCGTATTTGATTATGTTTACAAGGTTACGAACCATATTAAAAATAGGCATACCTTTTACATTAGAAACCACGTCCCGAATAGCGTCACCTAAAGCTTCTTTCTTTTCCTTATTGTCTTTCTTGTCCTGTCCGGCTTTAGACATTTCTTTTTCAAGAATCTTGCTTTCGTATAATCCAGACAAAGACCGACCTTCTATAAGGTACTGGAAAGCCGTTTTGTTAGCCTGATTGCCTTTAGGGTGAAATAAGTTTACTAAGTCAACCATAGTAATGACCCTACTGTCCATCTTATACTTATCAATCCGATACGGATCAAGACCTTCCAAAGCCGTCTTAAATCCTTTCTTAATAGCGCTGGATATTCCTCTTAACTTCTTTGGATTTTTGTCGTTAAGAGCCGCATAGCAGCCAAGGATTTCGCTCATATCATCAGGACGCATAACGATCTTATTATAGAACCTTGAAGCCCATTCCTTACCCGATGCTTTGCTGGCAAGGACAGAAGCCATAAGATGCGTTACCGACCTAAGCTTTCCTTCTTTCCTGACATACAATGCTGTTTGTGCTGCGAAATATGGATCTACTTGATCCATAAGGTCCTTAATCCTGTTCACCTTGTCTTTTTCTTTCTCATAATAAGAATCAGACAACATGGTAGTCATTACCGTAGATACCAACTCTTCTTCTGCGTTAGGCTTATACGCCTTCTCTCCCATGTGATTCACGATCGTAGGTTTAACACCTTCATCCTTTTTGTTAAACTTTCCCATTTGTTGTTGTTTTCTTTAAAGTGTTATACAAAAAAAGCAGTGATATTACTACCACTGCTTGAAAAAAAAAAATATATCAAAATGAATACTCAATGAGGGAAAACCTGAAGTTAGTGTAAACAATGAAATAATGGATTTGAACCATCGACCTATACTTTAAAAGAGTATCGCTCTATCCATCTGAGCTAAATTCGAAGTAACTAACCCCATCACCACTCATTAGTTTTTATGTATTTCAAACAGAGGAAAAACGGAGCCGGATAATTAAAATGAAAATATTGGATTCGAACCAATGAAAAGTATTTTAACAGAATACCGCGTTATCCACTACGCTAATTTTCGAAGTAACCGAACTCCTCACCATCTATATATTTTATTAAAACAGGTAAAACCTGGAATGTGTTTTGATATGAAAGGAGGTTTTGATCTACCAACTGATCTAATTTTTCTTACATGAAAAATATAGGACTCGAACCTATGACACAAACCGAAGTATCACCTTCCATCACCACTGTTTTATATCATAATCTCTCTTGATTACGATGCAAATATAGACACTAAAATATGATTTACAAATTAAAATGATTTAAAATGTATTAATTTAGATAAATAAATGTAGTGAATAATATAAAGTGGTTATACACAGCCTTGCACTTAAAAGTATTACCCTCTACTTGCTAATAGGCAGAGGGTAATACGATATTATCTATTCTTAATCTTATCTTCAGAAATCAACCACTGGAATATAATCTTTCGGTTGCTAATTACTTTCTTTATCCTCATCAGCATCCAGCTACCACGCAACCTATCCAGCCATGACCGTCTGAAATTAAGAGAATCAGGATTAACTGACTTATTTATATCGTTATCGTCCTTGATCCAAATAGGGGTCTCTGACCGGTCATCGTCAACCCTGTTGAAGAAGTCATTTAACTTATGTCTTCTATATACCTCAGTATCCAGGACCTCAGTATAGTCGCCTACGATCTTCGGATACGATATACGTTGCGCTAAATTATTCTTTTCTTCTGGAACAAGATGAATTTCACCTGAGTTGTTTGTGTCGTTGTAGATAGTTATCGTATCTAAACCTACTTTCCTGTCAAGAGTGTAATTCACATCATCGACGTATTTCCTTGCATCAAGCTCGTATTCTACAGAAGCCAACGTAGAACCGTTATATTTCTCTTTTATCGGCACTTCTAATATAAATGGATATGTTGTTCCATAAAATGTTTGGAAGCTTTTATTCGTCAGCAAATGGCTCCATAGACCACCTTCTTCATCTGATGCCGGGAAGTTTATTCCTGTCTGGAAATATTGCTGCTGCTCTATATAATAGTCAGGGCAGAATGAGTAATACGATATCCATTCTTGCTTCAGACACGAATATCCGATAGTGAACGACACGTCCTTGAAATACTGTTCGTCTTTTAAGGATATTTCCTTATCGTTTGACAACACCTCTGTTTCATTATACAAGAACCTTCCACCATCATATTTATAATATGCCGGGTTCTTAACAGGTATATAATCTTTTTTCGTGATAAGTGCCCTCTTATACCTATTATCCCATCCAAGAGACAGACCAAGACCGATAAATTTGTTATCCGTATCTTCTTCTGTCATTTCTGCACCGGTCAAGATATTAGTTATTCCGTATCTAAGAATCTTAAACGGAAGATGACGCTTAAGCCAATGTCTGATACCTACACTAAGTTCCTTAAGATTACGTCCGTTCGGATCGGTCATAAACACCTGTGCTCTTTTAGTATCTACCCAGAAATGACCAAATTCTGAACTAATTATTTCAGTACTCTGGGTTCCAGAATAACCAAGGTCGGTCGTGTTGTACTCCAGAGGCCGGGACGCGAACAGACCGCCGGTGCCCATCTCGGCCTGCCCTGGGGAGGTGCGCTCCTTGATTACGTCTATGGCGTTATGGAGTGAAACCTGATCCTCGAATCTGACAAGAATCTGATCGGATTCAATACGCTTCATGTGAATAAGCTTCCCGTTGCTGGTTGGGAACTCATGATAGTCCATAGGCTTGTACGTCAGCCACGGATCTGTTTGGCTGTTTTCAGATACATCAGCCCTACTCCATATAACACCATTAGGACGTTGGTAAGCACAATCATAAAAACGACGTTCGTATGTCGCCGGCAATACATTAGGTGTCAATGTCATTCTTGATGAGTAGATAGGACTTATCTTATAATCATTATCCCTATGGATAGATACGTTCTTTTCTTGTGTCCACCAAGCAAAATCACCATGAGCCGGATAAAACCATTCATGAGGCTCTACTCCTTCTAATCGGAAATTGCAGTTTATTTCCGATTCTACAAGGAATTGAGGAATACCATAAGACCACAAGTAGAATCTACCATCCACGTATTTCTTAGCCTCGTTCTCACCATTTAAATTATACAAACTTTTTCTATTTGGATAAAAAGAATACGTTCCTTTGCTTGATGATGTCCAGCTATTAAAACGTTCGTTGTCAGTATGCTCAAGCATATCTTCTCCAGTATCGTAATTAACGAAATACTTAGGGAATCCAACATTCCGGTAATCATTGTAAGCAAATGGTATCATATCTCCTATACCAAAAGCAGTATTATAAAAAAATGGGAATTTCCGCTTCATGGAAAACCTCGATATGTAGGTGTCACCGCCAAACAGCGGTTGCTTCCCTCCTTGGAAGAATCCACATCCTCCTACTGATATCCATTTTATGTCTTCTATAGCTCCATACTGATCGGGCCTGTACCGCATAAGCTTCATATACGGAGAACAGATATAAGACAACATCTTCGTCCTTTCAAAAGACTCTTTAGATCCAGCATCAGAAGCTATAATAACAGGATCATGGATACGACTTGTATCATATACCTGGGCTTGCATAGGATACGATACAAGATACTTTGAATTTAAGATACTCGTATCAGGATCCTTTTCTCCTGGATCTCCAAAAGACAAGAACATGGAAGATTCTCTATCTATGTTATTTACAAACAAGAAATCTTTTGAAGCGTTTTGGTTATCATCACCCACGTCTTCTCCAGTAACCCAAGATGATGTAGTAGACGGATCGGATATGGGGTACATACCTGATTTAAGACTCTTGGTGTTAGCCAATCCTCTTAATCTGTTTTGCTCATATGGAGCCGTATCATCGAAGCCCATCATGCTATTATAGTAACCTACAGACGTATAATAAAAAGCATGATTCCTTCTTGGGCCATTGTTTATGAATGTCGTGAGCCAATCATATCTGTACTTACCATACAATACTGGCCTTTTGGCAAGCGTATCAGATATGGTGGCAATCATTGAAGCAAAGATCATCGCCATGTTGATATTGCCTATAACACCTATATACGCAGACGTAGAACGGTTCATAAGCTCTTCTGCTATCTGAGAAGCTATAGTAGCCGTGGATTCGATGTTGGCTAACGTGGCCGCCATCTTATATGATTGTTTTCCTAATATCGTCCATTTGGGATGATCTTCAACCTCATCAAAGTTCCCTACAGACATTCCTCTTATAAAACCTTCTATAGCTACCTCCGTAGGAGTCTCAGGCTTATTGAAATAAATATCAGGAGAACTAAATGCATACCATACGTTTCCTCTTCTGAAAAATGGATGGGTTATAAACGATACCCTTTTTTCAGTTGCGTAATTAAAAGAGTCATCCGATAAATCATTATACGGATAATTAGGATACAGATTAAGATTCGAGTTTTGACCTGAATATTTGTACATGTCGTAAGCTATTCCGGTAGCTATAACAGAACGATTAAGACGTCTGTCACCTCTATATATTTCATAGCCTGTAACCATATCTCGTTGCTCTTTGGTTATCAATCCTGAATCTACAGCAAAATCAAGGAAGACGTTAATCATATCCTCGTCTACTAATATTCCTATAGGATAAATATCAGAAGGGACATCATAAGATCTCACATCCCGGTTCATAAAAAGCATATGATCGTTGTCTGGGAACTTGTAGTGCCGGATAGGTTGTTGGCAAAAGACGGTACTGGTATCTACTGTACCATATTTATGACCTTTAAAAGACATCATTCCCTTATCATCCGTAGAAGGGGAACCGTAGTATTCAGTAAGCTTAGATACGATATTGTCGTAGGCTTTCTTGAAATTGCCTTCATATCCATGATCACTTATCTTAACCTTACTACTGTCATACAGTTCAAAATTAGCAGGATACTTCTCAGACGATTCCCAGTAAGCGAAATCACCGTACTTATATTTCCTTGGAGCACAGTTTATGGGGCGATCCCCGCATATCGTACACTGGCTGGCGTATTCTACAGTAGCCCTTAACGATATTTCTTTGGCTCGTACATTTATCCGGTCTATTTCCTTTTCTCTGATACCAAAAATATATGGGTATATAGTTTTACCAAGGACGTAAGATGTGCCTACCAAACCTCTTGACGGATTCTTGCTATGTTCTTCTTCTCCATCGTCTTTAACCTTACAGAAATCAATTTGTCGGACGGTAAAAATCCAAGGGCATGATACGATAGGGCAGTCTATGGCTACATACAATCCATCAGGGTACTTATCGAAGAAAGATTCGCCTATGTGCCCAAAGTAAGGACGGGATGCTCCAACAATAACATAATTATCGCCTTCATCCATGACCTTCTCCCAATCAAAGTTGAGATCATCCTTATCTATCTTCCTATTGCTTCCTTTGTATCTTGGATCTAATGATTTCCAAAAAGAAAGACGGACATATTGTGTGGACACAGCATCCATAAGACCATCTATCTTCCCCAAAGATTCCAGATAAAGAACTTTGTCCTTGGCCGGGAAATCAGGATCATCCCATTCTTCAGGTCTTGTAATATGAAGGAAACGGGCGTTACGAAGCACGCATTTCGTAAACCTCCATACCAATAACTCTGATGTAAACATCGTAGAACCTTTAACATCTTCAGGAATAAGAGCACCTACGTTATTGTCAGCCAAATTAGCATAAGAATCCCATGTCCATCCATCTCCGTAATCTCCTTCTGGTACGTAACCGGTATCAAGGAAATTATATGAATAATCATCTATCTTTTTCTCTATCTCAGGCCAGGTGTCCCTTATCAGGGCTCCAGGCGCTATCCTTGACCTGTAGGCGTCGTTGTGGATAGTACTCGAAGAACGTCCGGCCCTCCAGTCCGGAAGACAGTGGTTGCTATCTGGGAAACAAACCTTACTTTCTCCTTTATCATCATTCCACACATCATTCATAAGAAGGTATGCTCCAAGAAGTGTAGAAGATGACTGGAATGAGTTATAATCGCTTCTGGCAACAGTAGGATTAAGACAAGGCTCTTCTATAAAACATCCGCAAGTACACGGCATAGAATCCAGAACATAAATAGCTTCGGCTATAGACTGTAATATAACAGACGGTTGTAACAGAGAATCGTACACAGCGCACGCCTTGGTCCCGTCATCACCCGACCAGTATCCAGCCCAATGACCGCCATCTTCGTCATCGGCAAAGAAATACTTATCCATGAACTCTATCATCTGTTCCTGTAGTTCCCAGTTAAATAGCACAGAATACTTATCTTGCTTTTCACCGCCGGTAGTATATAGGTAGTCGGTGGATACGTGCTCCATATCCTCAAGATCCTTATACGTATATTCTTCACGGAAACCTACAATACGATCTACCGGAGCTGTAATAAGCGAATACTGGCGGTGCGCATCAGTACACTCGGCTCCAAACTCAGGAGCCTCGATACCATCTATAGCTTCTTTTTGTTCCTCTGTATTAGGATCATCAGGATCTCCGTAGCTGTTGAATATATCGCATATTTCGTTGGCAGCAGCATTATTAGGTTCTTCTGTAGCGGTATTACATGCGATGTCTTTTATATTAGATGAAAAATAATTAATCACCTCATCTATTATAATCTGACTTCTGAATGTAAAACTAACGTTCGTATAAGTCTTAAAATCATTTTGCAATGTTATGGTTTGACCGATAGTAGCCGGATTCTTACATTCTTCTTGTCCGGTTTCTTCATCATCAAAATCCTTCGGATCTCCTGCCGTATTATAATACTGCCACTTGAATTTACGCTCTTGCCCTGAGCAAGGAGGAGCATATTGGTTTATGGACTTATATACTCTATCAGTATCCTTGTTTTCTATTTCTGCCGCAGCATCTTTGTAAGGGGGAGGTATTAACACAAATGCCGGAGTTTTGTAACCGTTGGAGCATTTAAAAGAAATAGCAAACGGATACACTTCATTTCTCATATACCCTACATACAGCGAACAGGCATTACCATCCTTATACAGATCTTCGTGAGCTACCGATGCCTGCCATTGAAGGAAATGGCCCATGAGGGAAACTACAGGTTGCAAATTCCATTCTTTTTCCGCCGTAAGACCATATTGAAGAAGACGATTCCCGACAGCTACAATCCCCCTTGATGTATTATACACAGGTTTTTTTAAGGATATGTGTTCGAATGTAGTTCGTTTATTATTTAGGTCCGAATAATATAAGATCGTTTTTTCAGACACCGGGTGAATACCTTCTACAAAATAGTCAACAACCGGTTGGGTTTCTCCGTTGTATCCTACTGTGTTTTGAATGATAACAACCTTAAAATATTCAACTTGACGATCTATGTTAGATACGACAAACCTAATACCTAAATTAGTACGTTCTCCCCATTTGCCATCTTTTTGAGTAATATACTGTTCATCGAATATAGGGACAGGATTAGTGGGATTAGAATAACTTCCAAGCTCGTTTCCAAACTCGTCACAAGGAGCCACAGTAGCCTGGTAGACACCTGAGCGCAGACTGCCCCCATACTCTATCTGAGCCGGCTCTATGCACATGGGTTTGAGTAGAGGGAACACCCTAAGTTTCTCACATGCCAGAAAACAACCATTTTCCTGCATGAATTTGTCTCTATCATATTCTTTATCGCATATCTTATACCCATGATAATGATACCAAATATCTCCTTCATCATCCGCCGTCAGAGCCTTGTCTACAATAACATACCTGGGAGGATTATAATCGTCAGTCCAGTAAATACATTTCCCACATTTCTCTGTCTTTATTTCTATGGTTTTTATAGGATGATAGATAGAGAACTTAAGGCACGGATCTTGCTCGTTGTCTTCCAGCAAGGTCTTCATGCCAGAACACAACGACTCCGATCCTTCTACCATAGACTCTATATCGGAATCGGATAAGATACTTGTATCGGATTCAGGCTTGAAATAAGTTATCTTAGATACGCCTGTTTCAGGATTTGTTATAAAAAAATAGATATTGCCCGAAGTAAGATCATTCTTGTAACCAATAACCTTAAACCCATCGAAATCAATGCATTTAAGATTACTGTGCTCGTTAGATCTCATCCCAACATTACCATCCTCGGATTCGATGTTGGCATTCAAGGCAAACGTATAATGCTGATCCGTAAGACTCGACGGATGCAGATCTCGGTTCATACCTGTTTGAGGAACCGCTATGTTTCTGTTATCTTCTGCTGCCATTTTATAACTGTTTGTCACAAAGATAGCAAAAGAGATTTAATCATGGATTTCTAAAGTAGGTGAAGAAAAGAAATACATTTTCAGTCTCCTACTTTATCGACCACACCTACATAAAAATCGGGGATAGGATTATCATTGAAATTTATTATTTGAATATCAATATAATTATAGAAATAATTATCAACTGGATCCATTATCGTCACATTACTTTCTAAAACCCCGTCTTTGTATGAATACAGTTCCTCATGTTCGGAATCAATGTAAAAAATATATCTTGGTAAATCCTGGGTATTAACTGTTAGATGATTATTAAACAAACTGCATTTAGAATGATCAGCAGACAGAAGTAACAATAGAAACGTATATGCAGACTTATCTCTTATTATAATATCACGATTAGATGATACATTAGACAAAACTTTGGATAAATCAAATTCTCCAAAACTTATCTTGAATTTCTTTCTTCTTATTGGAGTTATATATACTGGACTATTAACTACAATATTATTCCATTGAAATTGACTCCCTTCCATTACAGGAGAGAAACAATTACCCCATAGCCATATTAACATTTTCAAATCTTCGTCTCATAACATCTACTTACGATTTATATCTTCTACCCCTAATTAACACAGTACCATCACCGCCGGCTCCGGCATAAACCATAGAGTATCTGACGCCGCCTCCTCCGCCGCCATAACCTCCTCCTCCTTTACCAGATCCGCTTGTTGGTCCCCCTGTGCCAGATCCTTCACTGTAATCAGATATTCCTCCTTGGAATACTACCCCAGTGTTAGTTTCTCCACTTCCGCCACCGGCATTTCTTTTACCGCCGGATTCTCCAAAATCTCTGGTAGTATGACCTTGACCTTTGATTACTCCATACTCTTCTCCATTGGTGTCTCCACCATCCGAAGCACCATCTTGCGTATATGACGAACTGCCGGCACTACCACCATCTCCTCCCCTCCACTTATTAGCTCCCTTTCCTCCATTTGCTCTATAAGACGAACTCATGAATTGAGAATAACCACCATCCTTACCAGGAAAATTTTGTTCGGCTTGATAAACCTTTGCTCCTCCTTCTCCTACTGTTATAGAAATAGATTGACCAGGTTTTACAGCAATAGCTTCTCCGTCTTTCCAGCCTTTGTTATCAGATTTGAAGGTCTTGGTATAACCACCTCCACCGCCGGCAGAGCTGCCACTACCACCTCCACCAACTAAAAAGACGTCTACGGAAAAACAGCCTTCAGGAACTATCCATGTGTAATTGCCAGCCGGATAAAACCTTATAAGAAAGTCTTCAAGCTCCCTGTCTTTATATTCGAATCTCCTCCTCATAATTTACACAAATATATAAAAAAAAATCATTGTGATATATACTACTCTCTGTTGCAGAAGTAACACAATCAACATCTTCATCTGCATTATTAATAAGATCTCTCATTCCATCGTATCTATTAGAAAACCTAATTTCCGCAACACTTTTGTACAAGAATAATTTAAAGCACTGAGTAGTAATGTATTACCCAGTGCTTTGTCATGTCAGAAGATTCACTTAACTTCGTGTTGCAATAAAAATCAAACCAATCTTCAGCAGACATGGCTAAAGTACAAATAAAATTCGATTCAATCACACCTTTTGGCGGAATATTTTCAATCATGGAGCAATTTGATGCTCTTTTATCGGACGTAATCGACTCCACATTAGGACTGCGTAGCAGAACCTATGGTTACCAATACAGTGAAATCATCCGTTCTCTCATGTGCGTATTCTTCTGTGGCGGCTCGTGCATTGAAGACATATCCACTCATCTCATGCCCCATCTTTCCCTGCATCCCAAACTTAAAACCTGCAGCGCAGACACGATTCTTCGCGCCATAAAAGAACTGACTACAGACAACATAACGTATTCATCTCCAGACTCAGGTAAATCATATGACTTCAATACAGCTGACACAATGAACGAATTGTTGGTCAAGTCTCTCATTGCTACCGGAGAATTATGTCAGGAGCAGGGTTACGATCTGGATTTTGACCACCAGTTCATTGAAACGGAGAAGTATGATGCCAAACGTACATACAAGAAGTTCACAGGATACAGCCCGGGAGTGGCCGTTATAGGTGACCATATTGTCGGCATTGAAAATCGGGATGGCAACACGAATGTCCGGTTCTGCCAGCAGTGTACATTGGAAAGAATCTTCACCAGGCTGGAATGTAACGGCATTCATATAAATAGAGCTCGTATGGATTGTGGGTCGTGCTCCGAAGAGATTGTAGATACCGTCAAGGCCCATTGCAAGTACTTCTATATCAGAGCCAACAGATGCTCCGCTTTTTACGATGACATGTTCGCCCTCAGGGGATGGAAGGCTGAGGAAATCAACGGGATCAGGTTTGAGTTGAACTCGATTGTCGTAGAAAAATGGAAGGGGAAACCATACCGTCTTGTCATCCAAAGACAAAGAAGAGCAGATGACATACGGGAGCTATGGGAAGGAGAATATACCTACCGGTGTATCCTTACCAATGATTTCGAATCCGATATAAGGGATGTCGTAGAGTTCTATAACCTGCGCGGTGGGAAGGAAAGAATCCTCGATGACATGAACAACGGGTTTGGATGGAAACATTTGCCAAAGTCATTCATGGCAGAAAATGCAGTATACCTGCTGATGACTGCATTGATAAGGAACTTCTACAAAACGATCATCCGAAAATTAAACGTTAAGGATTTTGGCCTATCCATATCGAGTCGTATTAAGACTTTCGTTTTCAAATACATCTCGGTTGCCGCAAAGTGGATTAGGACTTCAAGGACGTACGTGCTAAACATCTATACCGAGAATCCAGCGTATAAAATAGCCTTTCAACAGGATTTTGGCTAATCCTTATTCTAATGGTGGGTAATGCGTATTGCCTCAAGTCGCTTCATGGGGTAAGGGGAAGTTATGCAAAAGAGTGGACCTTTGGCACCTTCGTTTCACTAAAACACAATGTAAAGATAATAAACTCACTAAAAAATGCATGGCAATCTCTGATTTCATTCGCTTGCGGAAATTAGGTATATAATACCCTGTTGTTCACTTGGAGCAGGATAATGGTCAAATCTAATCCATATTGCCATTGGTTCGTAACCGGTAGAGGTGCTTGAAAACGAAAAAGAAACTGGACTCTGAGTATGAATATTAAAGGCTGTTCCTTCTCTAAGCTGATTCAGTACACTATTTATCTTATCCTGGCTAATTGTATCGGATTTGATTTTATTCATTAAATTAAATAATCTGATTCTATCTCCAGGCTCGATTTCTGTTTCCACACAATGATAAATAGCTCCATTACCAGATCTCTGTTCCTCAAAATATCTTCTCCTACTCATAATGATACTCCTTCCTATAATAACCGAGGAAACTAAACCCTTCCGACTCCTTCCTCAAAACATCATGCTTATTCCAATACTTTTCTAAGTCGAAAGCCTCTCTTTCGAATACGATATTATGATATGCCTTATCATGATCGCGATATATGCACAACCTAATCAGGTACTCAATTAAATACCATGTATAGTATAAAAATATTGGAATAAGGGACAGCCATAACATCCACCATCCTGCATTACCGAATAAGAGACACAATCCTATTGTAAGCAATGATATAAACATACCAAAATAAAATAACGTATGATACTGATTACAATGCGCCTCCTCATGATATTCGGTTCTCAATGATATACTATCACGTTCGGTAAATACGGCTCCAAATAACATAATTGTTTTGTAGCCGTCAATGAACGTAAATAACTTAGCTATCTTAGAATTGTAATAGATTTTCATTTTCCGAATTTAATTTTGTACCAGTTACACAATATCAAAAACTCAATAGGTGAATTAACACCATCCCATTCCCATTTATCTAAAAAGGCCCTGAGTTTATCTCCTTCAACGCATTCGGCTTCTTGCAAGAAGACAAGATGAGGCATAAATAACTCCGATCCTTCCAAAGACTTATTAAAGAACTTAACCAGCCTCTTATTAAATCCAGGACCGTACCATGATTTTTCATTTGTGGATCCAAAACAATAGTAAGAATTATTTTTGACTTTAATGCCAAACCATTTACATACATATGGATGATATACTCTATCTGCTAAAAATATAAATGGTTTATACCATAGGCAATGCCAGAATGTACTGCACTCGCCTCCGAACTTCTTAAAAGCCCATCTGAACCCTCCAGAAAAATACCAGTTATTAGCTCCTCTCTTAACCTTAACTTTGTATTTAAGATTCTTGTTACGATTACTAACCCTATCCCACGGCTTAACCTTATCGGTGTCCATATCAGGAAGAAATGTCCAATGATGAAGCAAGGCGCTGTAATAAGGATTGTATATCTTGTGTCTGTTTCTAATAACGTACTCAAAAATATCGTATCCTGCTTGCCCGGCTTCTTCAAATCCTTTTTCTGATAAGAAAGCTAATATCGGAGCCAGATTCCAGATCTGATCTTGTGAAGTAAATGGGGAGAAACATGGATCTTCGTCTTTTAACTCTATACCATTAGTATATCCAGAACTTATCTTAGTAAGACCGAACTTATCGGCATCTTCGCTATGGATATCGTCTCTTAAGAAAAATCCTTTTTCGAATTTGAAATAAATACCTTTGTTACTATTAAAAAATAGATCATAAGTAGTATCGGCAAGGCGAGTAAGTACCAGTATGGCATTACGAACATCATCTTCTGTCTTATTGCCAAGAATTATTTCCGTGTATAGGAACTGGAGATACTGAGCCAGGTTAATGGTTCCGTCGCCGACCCAGCCTACCCCGTCCTTCACCGACGACAGTGGGATGCACGAGGCCTGCTCTGTGTAACTGGAATCGTAAACGAAATCTCGGTAAAACACCTCCTTGATCTTATTGTATTTATTCCAAAGGCTTTCCATGTCTTAACCTATAACAATAACACAATCACGCTTTTCCTTATTATAAACCATCGTACCCATCTTAGTGTACAAACCTTTTATATTTTGGTAATTGGTTTCACCATGAGCCGAAACGTTGGTAGTGATGCTGTCAGAGTAAACCTCCTCACCACCTTCGTTAATGAAGTTAAATCCTTGTTTAACCATCTCTCCTCCAAGGTAGGCTGTAAAAGACACAACGACATTTCCTCGCCCTCTATTCCCATACCAATTACCATAGATATCAGCATTGATATTAGGTTCTGACTCGTCCATGCCCGGCGCTGATAGCAAGGTCTTCATCTTAATAAGTGCCCCTTCAAGACCGGACTGCATGTTATCACCACCATAAACAAGGTAATCACCTACCTGTTGTTGGGTGGTGGCCCACTGCTTACTCCATCCAACGTACTTGTTATCCACATTTGATATGCCTGTGTTAGTAAAACCGGTTGCAGTATCAAAATCGGAACCGTCTTCCGATTCCCATCCGTATCTAAGAACAAGATAATCGAACTCAGGAATTACAACAACCTGCTCGCCGGCAGCTTGTGTGATTGTAACATTCTTACTCTCTCCACCAGCCGTTACCTTAGCTACACCACGGCGATCTTCGGCTACCGGATTCGGTCCGGCTGTGAAAAGGATGTTTGCCGGCCCCACGCCTCTCATTTTGTCGGCGGTTACTATTTCGCTTGCACTAACTTCTAACATTTTATCTCATTTTAAATATTTCGAATACGTATATCCAACTCAACAAAAATACTATCGGGCAGTACATTGTCTCTACCAAACTCGCATCTCCTTTAAATTGCCTGATTGACCAAACAATCATAGACGCAATAACACCAAGCAAGTATATGAATATAACGACTTCTGTCATACCAATTTAAGTATATTATCGATTACAGGATACGCCTTAGTATATATCTCAAACTCAGCACGGCGCCGTCTAAGAGGTTCGTACATGCCTTTCAATGTCATACCCATCATCTTAAGTTCGGTCTTAGCATTTTTCAGCTTAACCAAATCTTGCTGTGCATACAACTTGAACAAATCGGCTGCTCCTTGTGCTTCTCCATTATACATCAGTTCCTCAAAGAATCTCATCTTCACAAAATTATCGACATAATCCAGGACCAGACCCTGCGGCGTGTCTGGTATGATTATGTTAGATTCTCCGTCAAAAGGAAGAGACCGGTACTGCATGTAAATAGGACCATCGAAATTAGCATACAGGAATCCGTTTACGATATTTATCTCATACGGACTATCCTTTACTACCTTATTCCGGCATTTACTTAAACAAGAATCACGAAGCATAGGCTTAGCAAGACCTAACATCACAGGCCGGTCATAATAGCAACGAACTTCATGATCGCGATCGTGGGTGTTGATATAAAATTTTTCAACTATCACCTTCTCGCATTCGTCTTTACAACATTCATTGCAAGAACACCACCTATAACTTCTTTCGGTACGTTCTTTCCACGCTATTGTATTTTGAAGCTCTGGTATCACCTTATCACCTTCCGGTACCTCATATCCCTTGAAATCGCATTTAAATGCCAGAATAAGATCAAAGTAATCTCCCGGCATACGAGCCTGTCCTCGCTTGACGTCCACTACCGCCTCTTTGCGCATAGTAATATCGCCTCCAAACTTCTTCAGGGCAATTTCTACCCATTTGTAGATGGATACCTCATCTATCAGATCACGCTTGTCAAATGATCTTAAAGATGATTTTAATTCTATGATATATTCCTCAACAGTCATCGTAAAAAAAAAATATGGAGGACAGGAAACGAACCTGACCTCCACAAAGATATTAATAATCTGATTAATGCCCTATTTTGCTGTTTTAAAAGTTAGGATCTTCAAACTTACCGTACTTTAGAAACGTGCTTCTACATTTCCCTTTTATACCATTGAGCGTAACTTCATATCCGGCACCAGTCATGTATATTGTTTGCTGATTAACTCTTTCCCCGGAGTACTTATCCACAAAGTAAGATCGATAAACACCAAACTTATTTTTAACGATATCACTGTATAGTTCCCATTTACCCTGCCCGTTCCTGAACATGAATTTCATTTCTTCAAGAAACATACGGAGATTCTTTTCGGCAATAATGATCCCATTTTGTTCAAGCTTCTTCGCAATATCTCTAATCAACCACATATTTTCATGGTCAACTTTCTTAAATGATTCTGCAAACTCCACATCAGGACGCTGCTCTTCTATGGTCTTAATCGCCTGTTGTCTCTCCGCCTCTGCTTGCGCCCTCTCGGCTATGGCTCTATTTTTGGCATCAATCTCGTCAGCTAATGCTCTTAATGCAGATGGATAGTCTTTCGGTGTTATAGAATAGGAGCCGGTTTTTCTTATAGAGGGAAGAACTTCAGATGTTACCCATTTCTTGAATTTTTTAGCAAAATCCATCTTTGATCCAAAAATTAGGCTATACAATCCAGACTCATTGATTATCAGTATTTTAGTGTTTGGAGTGTAGGGACGGAACGTTTCGTTCCACCCTTGAGTATCAGGTACTTTCATTATTAGTCTATCATCTTCATCAACGTGATCCCTTATCGCTTTTCTCGGATTAGTGTACCCTAAAAATGAAGCTATAGGAGATCCTATAAAATACGGTTCTTCGTCAATAATAATAATTTTTAGCTCTCCAAAATCTGAATTTTTGAAAGATGATACGGTTTTAACCTCTTTGCTAAATTCCATTTCGTTGGATTCCGACGTCAAAATAATGTTACTGTTCTTCGCATTGTTTTGAAAATTGCTTACATTTGTTCCCATAATAGGAATTTTACTTTTTATATCCGCCAGCCTGAGAAGGTAGACGGATATGCAAATATAGCGATTAACCTATATCAATAAAGGGTAATCGCTATATTTTTTTTACATGTTCCTATGATTGAGTTCTCGATCTTCGAAAACTCTCTTAATCTGGAAATCTTTAAACACCCTTCTTTTGGCAAGTATTTCATTGTACATAAATCGGTATCTTCGTCCTTTATTCATTTTAACCCTTAACTTCTTTTTCAAGCTATCTTGTATTACAAAATGGTAATATCTTTTAGAGTCTGCGAAATCCATAGCCAGGTGGTTGTAGAGGTAGCCGTTGGTTCCGAGCCTGCTCACGATGTCCAGGTCCCGTCTGACGGCAAAGCGCTGCCCCGGTATAAGTACATGGCATAAGTATCCTACGTTATCTACATAAACACCGGCATCAGCCTCTATATAATGTTCTGATACGGTTTTCCATATAATAGACAACAACCTTAAAACCTCTCCCCTGTCTCTTATCATGCCTTTCTTAAAACCATTCTTTCTTTTCATAAGACGATGGTAGTAGGCTACAAAATACGGTGATTGTATTGATGTTCTTTTCATGTCACTAAGTTTATATAAAAATGGGCCTTGGTTTCACAACTAAGACCCAAATAAAGATAAATAATATTTTGTTATTGAACAATTTGACTTTTCTGATTGGAATCAAGATTCGGATTTTCATCGACAGTAATCTGTAGCCTGAACGCTACTTCCTTTATCGTCTCTGCTACCACGTACTCAATTAGCTTGATAGGACAGATAAATTCGTATTCCCATTCAGATTCACACCCTTTAGGTGTAGGATCGCAGGCCATTAACTCCAGAGCCTTCTTTCTTCTTGTTGTAAAGAACTCTACGTTAATAAGCTCTATATGAAAATCCGGTATATAAATATAGTCGTTTTCTACATAATAAAAAGGACGCCGTTCCTTAACGTATTTAGCATACGGTCTTTTTTGTTCATTACGATACGACTTTATTTCAGCGAACTTAAAAAATATGGTATTATCTACGTTAGTTACCTTGGTAATAGCCGGTCTAAGGGCAGAATAAAGAAGTCCTGGAAGTTTATGCTTTGACCGCATCAAAGTATTACATAACGCAAATTCGGCATCGCAGCAAACTATTTTATCAACTTCAATCATCTCCAGGCAAGTAACGTAAGTTAGGAGCCGGTGGTCGCCAAGTAACGTCCCGTCATCCCACCTCTGGGCTGTATAAGATTCGGCTTTAGTTCTACCGATATTCAATATCCATCTCCGACTAACATGCGAATCTTTGTCAAGGGCATGAATACCGTTTACGACTCTTGATACAAATTCACCATTAGTGATCATGCTCCCCTCCTTTCTTTTGCTCTTGATTCTCTTGATTTAGCATTCAAGATCCTCATATAAATATCTCTTTCACTCATGCCGGATATGGTTTTTATAGCCTCATCCAACATAACTTTCGTATATAAAGGTTTAGGGAATCCCTTTATCTTAACCGGATCAGGAACTAACTTCGCCTTCCGATATTCATAAAATCTTTTAGAAGTTACATTAAGATAAGAAACAGCCTCTTCTCCGGTATAGTACTTAGCCGGATTAGCAAGCTGCGTCCATGTCTCAAGATCGTTGGCTGTGAGATGATCGCATTCCCCGCTTAAAAACATCTCCTTTATCTTATCGCATACCGCCGCACCGCTTTTACGCAGCGTCTCTGTCAGAATTTCTTTCATTTTCAAAACATCCTGTTTTAAATCTTAAAACAATAGAGGCAATGATTATCAACAGAGTAACAGCCATAACAGACCACACTACTATATTGTGCTCAATAGGCATATCAATATTAACCGTAACCCATTCTACACAGATATTAAAAATCATGCTATAGATCAATAACCTATGCCATATACAAAACCTGAACATTCTTGAAAAAGCCAAGAGAAATAGGTCCCATGATAGAAAATGACCTAATATCGGATACAGCCAATTAGTGATACTAAAAGGATAAAACTCATCAAAAATGCTGGCTAACATAATAACCTGCATCAATACAGGATAATACTTCACAAACGTCACACAGACATTCCTTTGTCCTTTGCTAATAAACTTGTTGCTCATAATGAATTGTTGTTATGTTATTAAAATAGGGAAGGCGATCAGTACCTTCCCCTGGTTTTCAATCACTTTTTAGTGCTCGTCTTCTTTCTTTTCATCTTGCCTCCAACACTACCGCCTTGGCGCATTTTAGGTTTGTCTTTCTTATCGACTTCACCACCCTGACGAGCTTTCTTTTTACAAGCCATGATACTAAAAAATTAAAATTGAATGATGTGCAATATTAATCATTTTTATCCTAATAGACAATACTTAAAACAAAATATTATAATCCCAAAAAAAACATTCAAGGGAGAGAACTAAATTCCCTCCCTTGTTAATTATGCTGGGTTAAGATCCATCTGAGAATAAGAGTATTTTAAAGTTCCTCTATCATCACCGCACTCAGCTCCATCTACGATAAAGTTGTAAGAAGCAGGTGACTCATTATAGACATTAAATATACCACCATTCTTGGAAATACCTGTTTTTTCAAATTGTCTAACAGTAGCACTCTTATACAATTTGCCATCATAGGATACGTTTATAGTTCGTATATACCATGTAGTATCCTTATTCTCATCTCCAACATGAACATATCCTGCCAATATACCTCCCGCTACAGCTCCGAAATACGAGCAAGAACTTCCAGGTTGTTTTCTCTGGGTTGTAGTTCCAATGCTTATAGTAGCTCCAGGTATCTCACGGTAACTAGAATCTACAACCTTGATGTCGCAAGTATAAATTCGTATATATCCATTTTCATCTCCAGTCCACTCGAATCCAGCAATACACTTGCCGGCACCAGGGTTATAAGAAACATTATTCTTCTTATGAATAGCCCAAGAACCGTTTTTCAATGTGATATGAGCGGGTACAAGCTTGACCTCAGCCGCAGCTTGTGTAACATTTATTTTCAATGTTTTACCACTGTCATTTTGAGTAAGCACAACGGATCCAGTACGAGAAGAAGATGTACTTGTGTTGGCAGTTATCTTAAGAACACAAACCATACTATCAGAAGCCTGATTTTTATACTCAGTCGTAATCCAAGAAGGTTTAGATGTAGTACTAAAACCATGATAAGAACCATTCAATGTACTTTTGATTGTATATTGAGCATCATTAGATGCAGCTTGAACAGATAAAGATTTATCTGAAGTAGTATTATCATCGAATGTGAACTTATACAACATTTGTCTTGCCTGCGAAATACTAAGAGTAATTGTCTTTCCAGATTCATTTTGAACAAAAACAATGTCACCAGATCTGGAAGAAGATGTTGTATTGGCAGATAACGTCACCACAGCCTTCATACTTTCAGATGTCTGATCTCTGTAATCAATAGAACACCAATCAGGTTTCGATTTAACAGAAAAACCTATATATGAATTACTCTTAGTACTTATGATAACTTCTTCAATATTCTGAGATTCTCCAGAGACGGATCTCGACTTGCTTGTTCTTCCATCATGGAACTGAAATTCGTATGGAGCATATCCACATTTTCCAACTTCATATTCGTATTTGTATTTGGCATGACCACAATCATCATAACGAACGTATTTCACTTGATCATTCTTACATCCATCTTCTTGCCAAGAACCGTAAGATCCGCAATTACAGCAATTCCTACAACTTACAGAATATTGACGATTTATGCTACCAGAACAGCTATCACGATAAGCATCATACTGAGTATGGCCCACACAATCTCCTGTTCCGTAGTAAGACCAGGCTGTACAAGATTCTCCACCTCCATTAACCCATCTTGTGTTGTTGTAAGAAGAAGAACATGGATTGGTGTCACGTTGTTGCTTCTGAGACGTACAACCGTCGCAACGGGTACTTCCGGTATCCGACCAAGAAGGAGTTGTGCTATCAGCTACGCAATCACCATTTTTGTTAGCTACTGCCTGACCTTGGGAATTTACAGCATCTTGAGCCTTCTTATTAGCATCAGCTTGACTGATATTGGACGTAAATGGACCACCTACCTGATCTTGTGTTACGGTAACAGAAGAACCATGCTGGCAGCTTCCGCAATTGTTTCTGGTGAAGACCTTACTTGCCTTACCGGTCCAGGTACAAGTTCCCTGCGCGTCAGCAAGAGCCTGTCCCTGCTGTTCGACGGCAGTCTGAGCCTTGCTATTTGCGTCTTCCTGACTTACGGTAGACGTAAAAGGACCGCCGGTTACATCATCTTGATCTATGGTAACCTTAGATCCTACACCGCCGTCAGCACACTGTTTTGTAAATTGCTTGCTATATGTTCCGGTCCAGGTACATACTTTATCTCCACCTTCTACCCATCGTTCATTTTCTCCACCATAGCATTCGTTGGTATTAACCTGTTTTTTATAAGATTTACCACCTTCACATTTGGTTTCAAGCGGTTCGGAATCTACCCATACAGGGTCGGTGTTATCTGTTTCACACGTTCCGTTCTTATTAACATAAGCCTGACCTTGTGCTTCTACGGCTTCCTGAGCCAGCCTATTTGCCTCTTCCTGACTTTCATTAGAATAGAACGGTCCACCCACCATGTCTTGTGTTACGCTCATCGGAACGCCATGCTGACATGACCCACAATTGTCTTTCGTAAATTCCTTGCTATATACGCCTACGAACCTACATTTACCTTTCTGGTTGGCAATATTCTGTCCTTGGGCTTTAACAGCTTCCTTGGCCTTATTATCAGCATCTTCTTGACTTACGAAAGAAGTAAAAGGATTGCCTTCAACATCAGCTTCACTTACCTCTACTTCTGTTCCTGAATCCGGTATCTCACAGTCGTTCTTCTGGAACGTTTCTGAATAATGACCGGTCCAGCTACAAACCTTATTTCCGCCGTCTACCCAACGTTCCTGATTATGAGTTTCAGAACATTCATTGGTGTCACGTTGCTTTTTCTGAGACTTACCTTCGCTACATCTAAGTTCTTCCGGTTCTACGTCTTCCCATACAGGATCGGTGCTTAATGGCGTACAGTTACCGTTTTTATTAGCATAAGCCTGACCGCCTTCTTCTACGATCCTACGAGCTTCTGTATCTGCCGCCTCTTGACTTTCTGTTGATGTAACAGGGCTTCCATTTACCATCTCAGCCGTAACCTCCATCTCTACACCTTTATGACAAGCCTCGCATTCGGGAACGAATCTCTTGCTGTAATGACCGGTATAGACCGTCATATCTTCGCAATTCCCTTTATTATTGGCAATAGCCTGACCTTGCTCTTTGACAGCAGCCTTGGCCTTGTTATTAGCATCATCTTGGCTTACGGTAGATGTGAAAGGAGCACCAACAACATCTTGTTCGGTTACCGTAATCTTAGATCCTACCTGACCTTCAGTACAATCATTTTTGGTAAATTCCTCACTGTATTTACCAGTCCACGTGCAATGGCCGTCCCGGTTAGCTATGGCCTGGCCCTGTTGCTCGACAGCAGCCTGAGCGAGCGCGTTAGCCGCCTCCTGGCTTTCGTATGAAGTAAAAGGACCACCGGTTACATCGTCTTGGTCTACTGTTACCTGAGAGCCTACGCCTTCTCCTTCACAATTGTCTTTTGTGAATACCTTGCTATATACACCAACAAATTGGTTTTTATCTATGCAAGTACCTTTCTTATTTGCAAGATCTTGTTTCTGTTCTTCCATAGCAGCTTCAGCCAGCGCATTAGCTGCCTCCTGGCTTTCCCTTGACACAAAAGCATCTGGGTATCCGGCAAGATCCTTTTCAGTCAAATCAACGAAGCTTCCGGTCTGAGATTCGGCATCGCAATCATTTTTCTGAACACGAGCCGAAGCCTTTCCTATAAAATAATTAGGATCCTCAATGCATTCACCATTAAGGTTGGCTTGTTCTTGACCGTTTTTCTCTATATCATCAAGAGCTTTCTTATCAGCATCTTCTTGACTTACGTCTGATGTGTATTTACCGGCTTCTACTGTGTAAGTGTAAGGAGCTCCGATAAACCCATCTTCGCAGTCATTCTTATAAAATACTTTTGACTTCTCTACGTTATACCATAAATTTGTTTCACAGGTGCCATGCTCATTAGCATATCCCGGACCTTCAGCTTCCAAGGCTTCCAAGGCCTTCTGATTAGCATCTTCCTTAGAAACAGAAGAAGAGAAGCGGCCGGCTTCTACAACGTACTCCACCATAGATCCAACTTCGGTTACCTCACAATCTGTCTTTTGGAACATCTTGGATTTCCTGTCGTTGTACCATTTTATGGTATTGCAAGTACCATGAGAATTAGCATAGTCTTGACCCTTGGCATCCAACTCAGCTTCAGCCTTACGGTCAGCATCTTCCTGGCTTATGGTAGAAGAGAACTGCCCGGCTTCGATAGTCATCGTAACCAAACTTCCTTCTTCAGTATCAGGATCGCAATCGTTCTTTCTAAACGACTTTGATTTCTTAACATTATACCACAATATGGTTATACAACGACCATGCTCATTAACCCAGTTCTGACCATTTTGCTCAATGTCTTTCATAGCCTTGTCATCAGCATCAGACTGAGATATGATAGACGTGTATTTTCCGGCCTCAACAACATACTCAAGCTCTTCCCCTTTCTCTGTTTCAGGATTACATCCTTCTTTTGTGAAAAGAGCTGACTGTCTTTTATTTCTATAAACTACCTGTTCTTTTTTTTTATGAACTAACGTATATTCTTCAGATACGCTACCGTCCCTGGAAGACACCCTTATCTTGACACTTCTGTTGGCACCAGTATCATTTTCATCAAAGTAAATATTAACCTTGCTATTAAGGCCGCCTTCTTTCTTATCTATGTCTGCCCAACAATTGCCTACTTTCATTCGCTAACCCTCCATCTTAAATTTTCGGGAGTTGTATTTACGTTGATTACCTCAGGAGACCCATCAGAATCAAGATTAACAACACCCTTGTCCAGGTAAATTTCCTCCTTATCCACAGACTCGCATTCAACTATTTCAATAACATAATCTTTTATATTACTTTCTATACTTAACTGCGTGCTTGTTTCATCACCCTCAACCTGTTCAAATTCCTTATCCAATTTAATGTAAGGAACGACCTTTCCGGGCTGATAGATAGGAATCAGTACACCATTTATAGTTATGTTCTCATTAACTTCATTCCCATCCTCATTATCAGGCATGGAAACAATCATCGAAACCTGGAACGTGTCTTCAAGACCCGGATCACCAGGGAAACCATAATCAAGCCTAATATCATTGACGTCAATATTTAGACCGGAAGCGGTAGTAAATGCTTTTATAATACCCTTTATATCTTTCTCACCTGTAATAAGGGCATTGATAGAAGCGGCGTTGGTAGTAATAAGGATCTGCTTGTCTCCACCAGATATAGGGAACTCCAGCCTGCTAACCGAGACTTCTGTGATCTTAATGCCTTTTTGCCTGAAAGTAATAGCTTTCATACTTTCAGTATCGGATTTCTTCACAATTCGGATAGTGATCCTGTCTTCCCTTCCTTTCCAAGATGGAGCATCGAAATTCATTTTATCACGACCGACACCTTCCTTCTTGTCCGAGGTAAGCCAAGAACCATCATCCATCTTATATATTCTTTCTTTGCTCATAATAACCCTCCTTTATTAAAGTGTCAGTTCCCATTCAACGCCATCATCTACCACAACCTGTACCGTAGCCGTACCACCTGTGGCTTCAAATGTTATGTCAGTAGGAATAACGTCAAATATCTCTTGTACCCCTACACATCCTAAACCACAGATAATGTCCTTAAACCATTCCTCTTTAGCATATTTTTTAAGAACCTCTTTAAAGAACTCACGAAGCCAATCTGAATCAATAGATTCCTTAAGTATGGTTTCTATTATCTCCTTAAGCCAAGATTCGTGCATTTCCTCTTTTAGAATCTCTTTAATAAGCTCGATAATAGTTTCTTTATCTAACTTATCAGAAGGCACAGAGCCATCAACGAGATTACCCCCGCATATAAATCCTTCGCATTTTTCTGCCATTTCTTATCCTCCTAAATTAACAATGGAACCCATAAGAACTATTTGCCTCTTCTCGGTACACGACCCTCACTTCAGCAAATTCGTCTTGTTGACACATATCCCGGCAGAACTTAACAGTACGACCCTGGACTTTATACATATCAGAAGGTACAACACCTCCGCAATAAGACACAAGCAAAATCTCTGCCGGATCTTTCTTTAGAACCACATGAGAAGTACCGTCAAACACTTCCGTATTGACAGATCCACTTACGTTAATAGCCCTTGAAACGTATTTAGCTAAATTAGCCAAAGCTCCGTCTAAAGGCATACCATGATACAAACCAGCTTCTTCTATAGTTTCTCCATCATAGAATATGTTAGAAGAAGGAATATTGCAATGATGCGGGCGTTCGCACCTACCATGACTGCCAAAACAACCGTTACCTGTTATTGCCATTGTTACTCAAAATATTTATTTTTTGTTTTAAAAATTCTATTTCCCTATCCTGATATTCCATACGGCATATCATTGCATTGATTAAAGCCGTAAGATCAGATTTCTGAGCCAGACTGAAGTAGCCAGCGTTGATGCCGTCCGCGCAGTACACGCAGTTCGTGCAGGTGTATCCGTCCGGGCATGGCACCGGCGTTTCGTCCACATGTGGAACATATACGTGTTTGCCACTTAAGCCCTCACCAATTTGTGCACTCTTTTCCATTTTGTAACTGTTTTTCAAGTTGTTCAACCCTTTGTTTTAAAAGCGTATTCTCTTCTACCATCCTATCCAAAAACTTATCTATGTTTTCAAAAACCAGTTCTATATTATGCATAACCTCATTATAAGGCATACCTGGAGTTAATTTGGATATGAATGTCTTGCATCCTGTATAATGAATGCAATGATCGCTTAAATGACCATACGGGCAATCGCATTCTTTTGGAAGAATCTCGCAATTGTCCGTACAGTCATTACATGGATCAGACCCGATACAAATATTAGATCTCAGAATATCAGGTCTGTCATCTTTACAAGTGTTACATGAGTTCATGACTTTCTTTTTTTTGGTGCAAGATAACAATTTTCATTCACATCATCACAATAAGAAGTCAATCAATGTATTCCAAGCGGTTAATGCTGCCTTTAAAAACGTATCCGCATCTGTTTTCTATCTCTACATCGGTAATAGGGAGAATAGCATCTTTACCATAAGTAGGTTCACATTTTGAAATGAAATGCCCATCAAACCTGCGGTTGACCGACGTCTAACAACAGTTGGGCAAGGCCGCAATAGGTGCGATACGAACCAGAAACGGCGTAATGCGCATGCAGATGACGAGGCGAGCAAAAGCCATTGTACGCATAACCGCCGAAACGAGCAACCACTCTGGACTTTATGCCGATAGCTGAAGCCCAGTAGCCATTGTCATATGTATAAAAACATTCTCCTGTTCCGATACTTCCCCCTTTTTTATCCTTCCATCCGGCATAAGGGATACGGTGTAAAGTATAACTATCTCCTAAATTTTGGGTAGTTGCTATCTTTTTATATTTAGATTCAAAATTAAAAACCTCACCATTATTTATAGTAGACCTTTTCTCATATGTCCATTTCTTTTGATCTGGCTCTATATAAATATCAATAGTATTACCTATTCGAGTGACATTAGGATCATTTAAACAAGTTCCTACCTGTTCGTATCCCCCTCCACAATATCTAAAGATGTCTCCAGACAAATTCATACCATCGAATAAAGACATCCTTAAAATAACTTCCAAATCAAATTCTGCTGGTTCGTCATTTTCGTCTAAGGCTGATATGGTACCAGTCATTTCCTTAAACACAATAACATTCATATGACCTTCAGCCATACTTTTGGTTCCCTGAACGCTCTTATACCAATATTTTCCTCCATAAAAATCAAACTCTAATCCTTCCTCTACTCCTGTCTCAAATGCAAAAGAAGCAGCCATCTGACTTTCCATGCACTGTTCTTTAGGATACTCTGAATTTATGAGATTAGAAAAATAAGTTTTTTTAGTAGGTTCATAATGGATAATAGAAGCATCTGTAGCCCATGCTCCATACAGCCACGACTCTTCTCCCTTTTTACGGTATTTCACTCCTCCGTATTTGCGATAATTGACATCATTACCTATTCCGTTATTACTTGATATTCCGGAACCGAAAGTGTCTGGATTAACTAAGTATTTAGTACCGTACAACATTTCAAGGTATATGATATACGCATTCAAGGTCAAAAACCCACCTTCTGAAAAAGGATAAGAAGATTCAGGATCTACGTTATTAGCCCTCGAATACTTAGCTATATTGATTTGATTTACATCATTGGCTCTCGGATAAGTTCTTCCATTTAGGAACATCGTGCAGGCGTTACCAACTCCGGCTCCGGATTTACAATTTGTTTCTCCTTCATACAAGAAAAAGAAAGACCTTGCCTTGGAGTCTACTGTACATACCGGTCCAGGAGATAAGGCCGTGGGCGGAAGCACAGGGCACGTCTGGCGCAGGTCAAGTCCGTCCAGCATAGGAACCGTGTCTGCGTCGTACACACCAGACCATATTTTCCCGCTTTTGCCAACTACCTTATCAACTACATACAGACTCTTGCTACATCCTAAGAATATGCTATAATTCTTTGAAGTAGTCTCCCAAGGTCTTAAAATCCTTACCTCTGATCCTGATACATTATAAAGTTTTTGACCAATACCATACTCTTCGTAAAAAGCCTTAGCGTCAAATGCTCCAGCATTACAATACTTATTTTTATGACCGCTATCCAAATACAACTCCACATCACATTCGGCTCTCATTTCCTCGGTTATGCCTACCGTAGGAGCAAAATCTCCATTTTCAAATCTAAGGAGATTGTTCTTACGAAGCTTTCCAACCGGACGCACTTTGTCTCCGGTATTTTGAGTCATGTCTATAAGGTAAAAATCCCAAGAAGGGAGAAGGCTTTTGTCGCCAGCTGATTCCGTGGCTTCTGGAGGAAGCTGGTCCTCAGCCCAAGCGGATGCCGATCCTGAAGCACCTTCTTTAAGAACGTTGAAAGTATTACCATCAGACAAAACAAAAGGTTCAGATCCCTCCCCTTTCTTCGATAAAAACTTTTCCCTTTTACCAACTTGATTAACGACGATGCTCTTCTTAGCCTTATTCCCCTCATCGGAAATAGTGTAATTCAAAGTCGTATCAAGACCTTCATTTATTTCAGAAAACACCGACACCAGTTTATCATTCTCACCTTCTGTCGGATTAAATTTTACGTTGCTCATTTTCAAAAATCAAATTGACATTCATCAACAACGGGCTCGCATTTGGTATTTTCATTAACCCATTTCATGCCCTCTTCTTCCAGTATCTTCTTAGCCTTTTCATTGGCATCATCAACACTAATGAAAGACGTTACGGTACCGGCGTATATCCTCCTGTATTTCTCAGGAGCCTTCCATCCTTCCTTACAACGTTTACTAAACCAACCATGTTGATCTTCGTTGTAATAAACGGTTTTACATACTCCAGATTCGTTAGCGGCAGCCTGCCCTTCTTGCTCAAGAATCTTCGCAGCTTCGTAGTTGGCTATTTCGGTACTGAACTTAGACCATACACGCCCGGCCTCTATCACATGATGTGTAGGTCGTTCTTGTTTTTGACCATCAGGACAATCATTTTTAAAGAAATCCCCTTCCTGTCTTGTGTTATAATATACCTCGCAACAGCCACCTACTTTATTAGCATACAACGGACCTTCTTTCTCCGCAAACTCTTCCGCTTTCCTATCTGCATCATCTTGGCTTATATCCGAACAAAATTCAGCTTCATGAACGATGAAAGTTTCTTCAGAACCAAGATCTTCCGGACAGTCCGATTTCTTGAAAACTTTTCTGTATTCTTTGTTGTAATACATTTTTTTCATGACAAGATCTTATTAAGTTCTTCTTTAAATTTCTGAATCTCGTCCGGACACAGCCCACATTCCCCTTCACATACGATTCTTCTCATACGATCTATTTTAAGAACCGTATCCATATCAGGCTTGATACCTACCTTATACTTATGATATTGTAGATACTGATCAGCCTTACATGCTATAAAACGATCAGCACACTCACATAAGTAAGATGAAGGGAAAAGGATTTGCTGTGTACTTCCGGTAGCTGCCATATCATTTCGAGGTAAAATACCTGGCGTATTCTTTATTTATATATTCAGAATAAGTAGCAAGATCATCCGGATCCGGGCACTCGTTCTTCAAATTAACGATCCACCCTCTTACCAGCTTTTGAATATCAGCATACCTTTTACTTACACCTCCTACAAACCTGAACTTGCGATGAAGGTCTATGATTTTCTTGTCCAATACAGCAAGTTCATCGTATTTCTGAATACAAGCCGCATTAGAATCAGCTTTAGGTGTCGTATTCGACTGAGGCTTTATAGCCCGACTTTTATTAACAGAAGCAATGTTGCTTCTTCCACATCCGCATCCCATAACTTATTGATATTTAATTGATTATATTTTGCAACCACAATTTTCGCAATTATTGAGAACGTAAATCAATTTAGATGCTTTTTCGTATAATTGTTTTACGTTTTCAAAATTCCCTAATCTCATATTAGCTTCAGCCGCAGCCAGCAAAAATTCTATTTCTTTTATTTTATTAATAATGTCATCATCCTCATGATCACATAACACAGTTGACCTGGCCCATACTTTATCTATGTTAAGACGGATCAGATCCGTTTTTAAATACTTTCTGTTAAATGAATAAGAGGAAGGACTGCCTTTTATGGTAATATCGTATATACCATCTTTTAGGTTTTCAAAATCATTTCCGCGACCTGGATTTATGCCAAGGGTCTTACTATTGAATACATTCAACTGATTCTTACCAAGATAATAAACATACTTATTCTCGTCTTCAGGTGGCACGATCTCTATAATAGCCGGTCTGTCTGCAAGTATCCCCCATTCCGACTGATCGGCTATGCGAAGCGTTTTAGGGTTGTTGGTGCTTATAACCTCAAAATCAAGATGGATGTTGTTCATACTCTCTTCCCATCCCATTCTGGTAAGGGAATCATCGTATCTGGCTGTTATATCAGATCCTTCTACTTCAGTACTATTAACACGTACCTCAGTACCATTTATCTTGACTCCTACTATTTGGGCTACCAACGACTTAGCCATACCAAACATAGGAACAATGATTTCCCCGTTATAATCAGTTCCTTCATTTGGATACTGTACTACTTCCGTCTTGTACAGGCCATCATTTCTTCTGGCTACTATTCTAATAACCATCTGATTTTCTACATCGTAGTCGGTCATTACTATCCTGACATAGAAAATGTTATTTCTTATCTGTGGTAAAATATCGATATAGTTCATACCTTATCTTTTTCTACAAAGATAAGTAAATGAGGTGATAAAAGTTTAAACTATTGGACATTAAATAAAAGGTGAGGTGATTGTCACCATATCCGATAATAGATTCCAGCGCCTAAGTAGGGGGAGAAGCCCTCGCGCCCAACTCCATACCCTGCCGTCAGTCCTATGCCCCATCGCCGGCTCTTTTCGTATATTATTTCTTTTTTATGGTAGATGATCATCGTATCTAAATTAGGTCTGTATCCGCTTATAACAGCCCGATAATCATCTGTGTTGTATGTTTTTCTTTGTATAGGAATATTGATATAAACAGTGTCTTTTATCGTATCTTTTTCAACTATAGCATCCATAGGGAAAGGTATTTCTACCTCCCCTACGTCAACTATATACTGAGGAACAGGAACAGGTTGGATAATGGTATCTACTACCGTATCTATTTCTATATCGTGTATTATTTCTTGTTTCTTGCATGTTTTACCAAACAAGAAAGATATAAAACACAGTAGAAGAACTCCTAACACATGACTGACCCTCATTTTTTGCAAACACATCTTTTACCCTCCTTATCTTCGTCTAAAAGCTCTTGTATATCACCGTTGTTAATACCTTCTTTAAGCTCTTCTCCGAATGGAACTTTTTGCCACCAACTTACTTTGCTAAAGAAATACTTAACGCCTTTTACTATCATTAAATCAGGTGCAAGGTCACCGAGGCGCTTGAATGCCATCCCACCGTATAATATTAAGGCGAATATCGTAATCCACTGAAGAAGCATATCTATAAACTCTGGAGATTTATGTCCTCCCATAGACATAATAAGATCCATTCCGGATATGGTAAACAACCCGAAAGAGCAGGCCGCGAACTCAAGAAGGATTTTCAAAACTCCCATTTCGCTTATGCATGTCAATATCTTAAAAGGCCTCTTTCTCTTTCTTCGGATATAGCAGTGTTTGATACTTTTTATAGTAGCTAACAAAAGATTTATAGCTAATATAAACAATATAGAATATATAAGGTGGTGAATCTCCTGGAAATTCATCCACAACGCTGATAATCCGGAAATGAGAAAAGCCCAGAAACTTTCTAAATTCACCCTTCCTACAAAACGATAAGCCATATTAGAACATAGTTACTTTCTTGCTACTTCCAAGAGAGTCATATACGTCAATATGGACCCAATTGGTACCTGATTCTAATCTAATGGGACAAGGAAGTAAATCCTGCGACTGAATTATTTTATTCCTTGTCTCTTCTGCCGTCATACCCTTGGCATCGAAATCGATAGCTGCTCCAAGCATATGAGGACTGATATACAACGACCCTGATACGGTTTTAGATTTTACTATATCCGAGATATTGTTCCTAAACCCACGCTCATCAAACCTTCCACCCGACTTCCAGGTATTAACCGTCATCGGAGTTTTTAAGATGTCTTTCCTTAAAACCAGTATCGTGTGAAGCAATTCAGTTCTTAAATACCTCCAGCAAAGATCTTTGTCTCTATCGTACTCTTTAGGACCAACTAATTCAACAATACTAAAATACTGACTCAATTCTTTTATAATATCTTTTCTTTCCATAACTTAACCTTTTTCACAAAGATAATCAGAACCTTACCGAATATGAAAATAAGTAGGTATTGGATTAAAGAAAAACCCCTGCATAAATAAATATACAGGGGTTATCCATAACATTAACAACAAATCACGACCTAAACAACCCTTACATATCCGGCTGATACAAGATCAGCAAGATTCTCGTAAGCCAAAGGGATGCCTGAATCTCTTATGCAAAGATACTTAATTTCTTTGTCAATGTAATACTTTCCATTCTCTAAAATAGAATTATATACCCAAGGAATAGGATCGTCTATCGTACCTGAATGTTTTTCCTGAACAACCATATACAAACTTTCGGTTCCACCTCCCTGACCAGGAACCCAGTCGGCTTGGAGATTATGATTTTGCCTTACTTCAAACAGGGTCCAATCCAAATCCGAAGGTTTGTTCTTGCTACGGAAACGTTGCCCTTTTACAACAGCCGTACCCATAGGAAGACCTTTGTCGCCGTAAACTCCATCCTTATCCCAGATAGGGTACAATCCCTTTATCTTAAGAGCAAGATTCTGGTCGATGTTTTCCAACATAGCCGGCGTGTTGATCATCGCCCTCATGTACATAGCTGTAGCCTTCTCCGGATCATTGGCTTCAAGGATCTTATTTTTTTCTATTATCTGATCCTTTGTCCTTACCAACTTTTCAGGATAGCCTTCATCTACTTTCATAGACTCAACTTCACTCCTGTTGGTTTTAGAAGCTATTTCCTTTTCTATAGCAGCAGTACGATCGTTGCACTCAGATTCATATACATGCATTTCATTCATTGCCGTATTAGCTATGTCAAGTTCGTATTCTGAATCTGCTACAGATACAGTATATATCCCGCTTCCTTTTGCTACATCAATATCGTCTTTAACCCTCTGCCTCATGCCACTGTTATACCATATCTGTTTACCATCCAGACTATAAGAACGAACAGCATCAGAATAAGCATATTTTCTGGCTTCAGAAACTTTCTTGTCCTGAGCCTCCTGGACCAACTCCTCTTCAGTTGGTCCAGGAGGCTCAGGGTCAAGCTGCATGGCAATAACTTCTTTCACACTCGCATCAGGATTGTCTTGATGGAATTTTTCTTGACCAGAATCAAGGAAAACCCATTTACCATCTAAGAAATCTTGGTAAGAATACCCTACTTCGTAAGAAGAAGAGTCTAATTCGTATTCCCCCCAGTAAAAACCTTTTACGTTTTTATTTACATAAAGCATACTCTATCCTTTCTGTTAAGCTTGTTCATCTACTCTAATAACCAACTTATCATTGATATACCAGATACTTAATTCTATAAAACTATTTTTAGGTATCACTACGCTATCGCCTGACATACTCTGGAACTGTCCAGAGGTAGGAAGCGGCTGTGCGATGTCCGTGCCGGTGGTGTTGTTAACCCGCACCTGCCACTCCCTCCCAACATACTCAGAAGATACGGTCATAGACAGATTCGTAGCAGAAGCGACGTTGGCTATGATATTATGAGCACCTTTTGGTAAATTTGCCAATGTTGTAACAACCTTAGGGGGCATAGCCATAAAATTCAAATAAGACAATATCGTATTAGACAACGTAACCAGATTGTTCATAGCCTCATATGTCTTATCTTGAATAACAACAAAAGTCCCCACCTGAATTTCTATATCATATTCAGATGCGCCTACCGCTGAGTCGGTATTAGCAAATGAGGCAAATACTATTTTTAATTTAAAATTATTTTCAAAATCATTACCTTCTAAAAAATAATTCAAATAATAATAATCACCATCTAACTTACCTAATGTGATATTGTTATTGTATGCATCCAAAACTTTTGCAAACGAATTTTCATCAAGAGATCCGGAATTACCAGAAAATATGGATAAATCAAGATAGCCAGAATCTACTCCTGTACTTACCATACCAAGCGATTCAAGTACCTTAGTTCCACCGTCTTCAGTAACCAAAATATATTCGTTATACACGTTTTTAGTTTCTGTAGATGCCACATCGTCTTTTACAAGATACATGACATTATCCTTCGCTTCTTCAACAGTAGGAAGTTTGCTAACAATTTGCTTCTTCCACCCTGCCGCCGAAACAGCATCATCTATGTACTGTTTTGTTACATGATCTCCCCATGTCATATTACTAAGAAGAGTCTTGCTACCGTCTTGACTTCCGGCAGGGGGAGCCGGGATAAGGCCTCCTTTGCCCGACTCTGAGCCCGTCCCAGGAGCGGCCTGCACCACATTCTCAAGCCTGGAATCAACCTCCTGACCTTCGAATTTACTGTTATAACCTACTTCTGCCATTTTTTATTTTTTATTGATTTTGTCCAACAATTTCTTGATCTGGTCTACGATATCCATCACCGCCCCAACCTTGTTTTTTACGTCCTCAACCTTCTGATCGATCTTAGAGTCCAAAGCCTTTAAACGGTCTTCGTTTTTACGATACACTAAATACAGGGATAAACCGATGATTGCTATCGTAAGGATATTAGCCAAAACGCATCCGATTATTATCTGAAACATGATGATTATATGGTAGATAACGCTACCACACGCTTTAATTATTCAACTTTCCACAAATATAACAATTGTCCCAACCATAACAAGATCAAAGACGCTCGTTATTAACATCGGACACCCATTCTTTAGATGAAAGAATAGATTCAAACTCAGAAGAAGAGCTGTCATATACCGGATACGGGTATTGAGGATCGTCATCAGCCTGCATATCTAAAGACTTGAATAGATGGTCATAATGTTCTATGTGCAAAATAACTTTAGAACCATCTACACTAGTTCTTGGACTGCCTGTTCCTAATTCACGCCTCTTTTCTTCAGATACGGAATCATATACTTCTTTTGGTATGATAATGAATTTCATATTATTTTGATTTTAGGGTTTGTAAATAGTTATATGCTTTGATACAGTCGTCTTTGGAAAGAATCTGATTGTTATATATGCCTAAGTTTTTAAAAGCTATTTGGGTATATGCTGTACCGTTAAAACCGATTGACAAAACAGAGGTACTGCTTGTTATGTCTTGATCTTTACTAATTAATATTTCAGACCAATCATCAAGGTATATACGTCCATCAGAGCATATGGCTTTTATAGATTTAACGTTCTCTATAGTAATTCCTGATGTTCCCGTATTTATGAATAGGCTTAATCCTGTTGTTCTGTTATAGACAACAAAGCTGAATGGTTTAGTAATTCCTGCATTTGTTGCCTTTTGATTTAATAATACCCATTCTCCTACAAGTGTCCAATCTTTATTTAATTTAAAAGAACTATCTTGTACTCTATCATCCACCCCATCAGTAACCAGGTATCCTTCGTATTCGGGGATTTGCTCTATGGTAATATTGCATTCACCAGTAAACCCAACAGTACCTATTCCAACTATCACTTTACCATCTTCTTGTGGAATATTATAATCACTACGATATATGCCATCTTTATCAATCACATATGCATCTGTTACACTTTTTCTACCCAAAAATATTTTTTGACCATCAACTAACCCCGTGACTTTAAATATTATTGTTGTTGACGAACTATTATAACTATATAAAATATCTGTATTATAATTTGTAGAAGAACCGGTTATTTTCGAATTTGTTATAGTAACAGAATATCCATTTTTTACTATATCGCCTCTATCTGCAACATGATTCCAATTAGTAAATTTTTGTATATTGTACAACCCATACCCACTATTCCCACTAAACCCAAAATTCGACAGTACAAGATTATTACCATTGCCCGTAATGTTGGCAATAGTAGCACGATCTTCGTCCTCGTTGGTTTTGCCTACCACTGTCCATGCTTGGTCGGGGAAGAGCCAGGGATATTGCTTCTTGTGCCAGTTGAGAATATTTTCATCCTCTTCATCGGTAGTAAAGTGACCGTTGTCTATAATCTGACCGGCGATGCCGGCTCTAGCAAAAGATGCATAAGTTGCATTCTTCCATAAATAATATAGCCCAGCGTTTTCCACCCAGTCCCCACACGTACCTGTTACAACTTTATTAGTTAATAAGTTCTTAATACATATATTATTACCATTTCGTTTACAAGCAAACAAATTAAGCCCATTAACAAAATCAGCATTTATATAATAGTTATTACCCGCTATAAAAGATACATAAACCAAAGACGAATATTGCATGGAAAAAGTTTTTTTGCTATCAGCTCCACACAAAATCATATTCCTTGTCGGATTATTCTGAAACGGAATAAACGCCGTGTACACCGTATAGGTATCCTTGAAGTTAAGCTCCTTCTCTGTAACTGCAAAGTCGTCTACTCCGTCACCGAGGATAAAGCCGGGGTAGAGGGGAAGGATTTCAATCGTAAACTCTCCTCTGGTTGATCCATATCCGTTATAAAAATATGTTGGTTTCCCTGCCTCAACAATATCAGCATCAACAGTATATATGCCATCTTTGTCCCATGTACCGTAGACAGTATTCGTTGTTCCAAAAAAAGCTAATGTTAATTTATTTCCAGGCTGTAACCCCGTTACCCTAAACGTAAAATTCATGTGCTTAACACCAGGTGGACTAGCTATAAAGACATAATCATCTAATGTGAATTTATAGAATGTTTGGTAATTTTCATCGCCATACCCGCCAACCCCGGACATCCCTTTCCAAGCGAAATTCTTGAAGGATAGGAACCTACCTTTATGGTCCGCATCCTCGATCCTCGGATCGTCCATAGCCGCCATCATCTCGTTCGTCAGGCCGCCAAAATGCCAACGAGTGACATCGCCCGGAAGTTTAGGAAAATCATCTACCTTACAAGGTAAATCGGATATCATCTTCGCATACTCTTTAAAGGGTATGGAAGTAGGTACATCATACCCTTTGGATATAAGGGCTCGCCTTATATCCTCCTTGGTATTTATGATCCTCATTAACTTATCTGATATGGTTCCCATTACACTTCCTCCCCATTTATGTAATCTAATACCTGACCTATGTCTCCGATGTCTGATTTTATTGACTCTCCTTGAGAATGTATTTCAATAAGTTTCTGATATAAGGTGTTATCCCCTATACGATTCTTATCTGTAGCTTGTTCTTCGATCTTAGTTATCGTATCAGGATCTTCGTACTTAACACCATCAGGGCCATACCATTCGTCTGTTAAATTCGTGTATTTATGACGGACTGGAGTCGGTTTAGACTCCAGTGTTACTAAAAAATATTCGTTACAGCTCATGACAATAAGATTTAGTGATTGCAACAATTACATCTACAAACTGTTCTCACGTAGCCAGAGGGAATAGCCGCCAGCTCCGCCCCTACGGCTATCGCCGGGTCAGTGCTTTCCATGACCGTCAGCTCCATCTTGTCCACGTCAAGGTCATTGTCGTAAACGATTTCTCCCTCAACGTAAATGCTCCCTGCATCAGAAACGTAGCAGTTTTTCACCTGTCTTATATGACGCTGTGTAGCAGACGCAAAATCACACTCGATACTTAACCAACCTACTGGTATCTGATCAATATTGGATCCGATATTGTAATCCGGATCGGTTGTTTTAAGAACCATATGTCTCAATTCCCTTGTATTTCCGTATCCGTCCATTGTCATGTATGTCCGGATCTGAACCTTGCCCTTTTCCGTCTTATAACAGTTTTCTACTATTTCTGTGTCGGATGTAGTAGCATCAGGGAAATCACAAACAATACGCTGCCATCCTTCTTGTATTTTGCTGAATGTGGCGCCTCTTTGTATATCAGGGTCGGTCGTTTCTAAGACAATAAGATACTCGTCCCGGACACCTATTATGCTATCTACCGACCTGTATCCACCAAGATGTATTTTACCACCAGGAGTAGTATAACATTCATCTACGGACATAATATGTCTTTCTGTAAGATCAGGGAAATCGCATTCGGTTTTCGTCCATTCGTTAGGTATCTTATCTATTCTCGTCCACTGAGGATAGGCGTCGTCCGTTGTCTTAACAATATAATAATACTGTTCCCTTACACCAAGAACGGCATCAATAGCTTGATAACCTTTTATATTGACCTTACCACCATCAGTCTTATAACATTCGTCCACTTCAACAATTTCCCTGTCCGTCATGTCAGGAAAATCGCAGACCATCCTCACCCAATCTTCGGGAATGGAATCCAGCACGGTTCCTACCTTAATATCAGGATCAGTTGACTGAAGGACGGTGTAAACCTCTTCCCTGGTCCCAAGAATATTATCTATGGCTACCAAACCTTCTACTTGAACTTTTCCTTTTTTAGTAGTGTAACATTCAAGAACGTAAGTTACATCTCGTTCTGTCATGTCAGGAAAGTCACAAACCATTCGAACCCAATTCTCTGGAATTAGTTTAAAAACATGGCCGGCAGGGAAATTATCGTCCGTCGATTGAATAACGGTATAAATAGATTCCCTGATATTTATCTTATCATCTATGGCCTCCAATCCTTCTATTTCAACCTTACCATCCGGAGTCTTATAACATCTGTTGACGAACGTAATGTCGCGTTCTGTCATATCAGGAAGATCGCAGTCGATCATAACCCACTCGTCCGGTATTTTAGTAAGAACTTTACCTACCGGATTATCCATATCGGTACTGTCGGTAATTCTATGGGTTTCTTTAAGAACATCCATCTGATCGTTAAGAAGATACCAACTCCATACTTCAACCTTTCCGCCAGGTGTACGGTAACAGGTTTTGAAATCTTTGATAACCTTCTCAGCTATGTTAATCCACTCCCATTCGGTTGTGGCCGGAATACCAGAAACAGGATGCTTCTTGCCTTCTTCGTCAAGATACCAATAACAGCCATTTAAGGACACAACCACTTGGTAGATTTTGTCCCCTATTTTTATACCGGATTTGCTGTCATCTACCGGTTGGGAGGAACCCCATTTTCCAACTATGTTGGTTATTTTATCAATGCCCCTACCAAAGGCACCGGATAAAAAATCCACGCCATTCATATGAAACTAACTTATTTCAAATTGTTTTATTACAAAAAGGGGGGGGTGGAGGACCAGCCTCCTCCCCCTTGGGATATATAGAAAAAAGGAAAATCAAATCTTGCAGGGCTTGATATTTGCCGAAGCAGCTAACAAGTCCATAAGGTCTTGAATACCTTCGTGAGCGCCATACGGTACATGGAAGTGTACTGTAATATGATCATCAATTACCCTACCGAAGCCGTTAGAATAACGTGCCGGCTTCAACGTTACTGAATAATCAGCATACGGAGCCAACAGGTCTAAGCGGGTTTCTTCGTTGGTAAACATCCGTTCCATAAGTTCTTGGTGAGTCTTACGGAAATCGAAGAACATACGTTGTTCGCGTTCCTTATCCAGCAATTCAGCGCCGAGGTGAGTACGCGGAGCCCAGTGCTGTTTGTATTCGGTATGGATCGGGTTAAAGTACGTGCTGATAGCCTCTCGCTGTTCATCCGGATAACCGCCATTTACAGCAATACGAACAGATCCTTCTTGGAATGTCAGACGGTCAATCAAACAGTCAGACGGAGAAATCATGTAGTCAATACCACGGAACAAGATACCGCATTTGCAGTTCTTAGGAAGCGTATCGGCGATAATGGACTGATCTCCTGCTACGGCACCCAAACGTTTCCAGTTACGTCCACGATAAGATTCGGGAGCTTTAGATACGAAGAAGTCTTTGAAGATTTTATCGCATTCGTCGCAAACCATGTTAGTAACGACCGTTGTTTTGAATTTGTGTTGACATCCACCAGGTGTACCGTAATCTTCGATTGTCAAATACGGGAATGCTGCCTGCAATTCTTCTTTAGCACTGTTACCACATTCATCATCCGGCAACGTGATTTCATAAGCTTCTTTCGAAATCTTACAAGAACCACATGCTTCCCAGCTAACAGTAGCAACAGTAGGATTGCTACACATATCTGCTGTTTTAGCAACGAACGTTACTGTGGCAGTCGGATTGGTTTCTACAAATGCATCAATATCAGCCTTCGTCAGTTTCTTGCTTACGGCCACAGTGTACATACCTACTCCGCCATCTTGGGCTGCTGTTTTCTTGGCAGTGCTACTAACGGCATTCTTAATGCTTTCTACTACAGTGGACTGATCAACACCATCATCCTCTAACGTTACGGCATAAATCAAACCGCCGTCTACCTTAGTATATCCGTCAGGGCACTCTTCGCAGCCTTTCATGATAGAAGACAACTTTTGAGTATAATCAGAAGGCTTACCACCTTCTTTCATCACCTGATATTTAGATGTAGAAAGATGACGTCCGACTCTCTTGATATCCAAACCAGGATAAGCAGCCTTAAGCTGAGCCAGAGCATAAGCATCACCGGTATCACACATTTCCATGCAATAGAAATTCATGTCGGTTTCCACCGGAGTTTTTTCCATTTCATTGCAAGAATGGATAGGATGGATTTCTACAAAATCACCTACCTTGCCACCACCTGCAATCGGCTGATTCTTGATACGTTCGATTGTTTTCAGAATAGCAGCCAAAATATCAACATCTTCGCAAGGATCACATTCTGAGCACATATCCTCACGACCCGGACAGTTTTCGAAAATGATGTAATCATCGATATTCACCTCACCCATCGGATAACCACGAAGCTCGAACAAACGGCCTGTCAACTTAATATGAATAGGGATACGATCACCTTTCCTTGCTGTAATAGCGGTACTGTCGTCAATTCCGTTATAACCGAAAATAACCTCATCTACTTTAATTTCTTTGCTCTTCGGAGCAGAAGCGTACACTTCTATAATTTCATCAATAGCAAACGTAGGTGTAGAGAATGATTTATCATCAGATACACGGTCGTTCACCATCTCATTACGTCCGATTCTGATCTGGAAACGTTGTTCGTCCTTACGATATCCTTTCAAGTCTTTCAACGCTTTCAAACCATCTTTAGTCTGCTCACCATCCAAATCATAGATAGCGATCTGACCTTCTTGAAGCAACAAAGAATCTACGTCCGCCAACTTAGCGTGCGGAGGACAGATAATGTGTCTGTCATACGGTTTATGGATAGCCATAGCCTTATAATATTTTAAAAATTAATATTCTGTTATCTGTCTCAAAAATAGTGATAGTCATATAAGCAACAAAAAGCATTATGAATTAATTAATTCTTAATGCTTTTTGATAGTCTTTAATTTAGGATATGCCTTTCTTCTGCTACAAAGGAGATTGGACGTTGTTTGAATCTATTTGATAACGTCCGTATTCGCTTTCATTCAAAGCAAATTGCTTTTCAATCATGTTAAGGATAATACCAATTAATTTATCATCTAATTCAGGATCTATATCAGTTGAATTAGAACCATCGGATTTAATATATCCTTCGATGTCAACTTCCTTCGGATAGCGGTAATACGTAAGGTAAACGGTGTCTACTTCAAAACCAGACTTGTACACCCTTACCGAATCTTCGCCTATAGTGTAGAACGTTTCCCTAAAATCAAAATCAGGTTTGTTAAAAAAGTCGGCAAGAAGCTCATGCGGGTTTTCGTTCTTAGCCTCCCACATGGTAAAATCAGTGACCGTGCATTCACCTTTGGTAAATACGCCTGATATGTTTGAAAAAGAAAAGAAATCAGAAGGCAATGAAAACAAAGTGCTTTCCGGATTATCTTTATCTCCTTTCTCGTCAAGTTCTTTTGAATACACAACTAACTTTTGGATATAACGTATATCCTCTTCGTTTTTCTTATCAAGGATATAACGAACAAGGCGGTTTTGTTCGTCATTAAAAAGCTGAACAAAACGTGCCTTGTCAAGTTTTATACCACCGTTGGTCATGTTTTCTTCAGCCTTCTGTAAGGCCCGAAGATAACAATCAACAATCTTCATAAATTATTCTTTTTTATCAGCGTATTGATCAATATCAAAACCTTTTTCGTCTTCCTTTTTCTTCTTGTCAGACTTAGCTCCTTCTATTTTTTTATGCTTGTTCTTTAAAGCATTATACGCTTCCAGAACACGTGACTTGGTTTCTAACATCGACTTATTGGAAGCAAGAGCCATAGACGCAGAGATAGCGTCGGCGCCCAGGAGCTCGCCATTCAGATACAGTCCGTCGGTGTTGACGGTGACAGCCAGGCCCTCGATCATTTCCCTGATCATACGATGGAATTTAATCACCTGCATCCCTTCGGAAGATTCGTCGTCAGATAAAAACCTTGAGCTTGCTTCTTTATACATGTCAACGTTCGTATTCTTGGCGTCAATCCAATTAGTGAATATGTATTGAACCATGCTCTGATCAAGCTCTACGCTGTATATGATGTCAAGATACAAAAGCAGATCGTAGATGCTTTTTCTTTCAGCCTCAGATCCTTTCAGTTTGTTCATGAACTCATATAAAATATCAGCCTTATCAATCTGACGTTGTTTCCTGATATCTACGGCCGTAGTCTTGTCTTCTACACAATAATAAGATTCAACGTACATCGGATTACCGTCTTCCTCTTTAGGAGTAAGAGACTTGGACAAAATAGCTATATACAGCTCAAATAAATCACGAACGTCATTAGTGTAGAACAAACGACCATCATACAAGTCTATTCTGTAAGAATCCCAGAAATCGAAATTCTTTTGGTCCAGGTCCTCATTGACAGTTTCTTCAAACGGATACCGAATATTCTTAATACGCATATCCATTTCATTCTTCTTGTCTTCAAGTGAGTAACCTTTATAACATGCTGAATTGATGAAGAAACCGGTATCATACACCCTAAGATCCTTATCCCATCCACAACAAGATACTGTCTTGTTCCCAGGGAAAGGAGTCTTGGAAATACCTCTTTCCTGATATCCGGAAGGAGCTTCTTCATCCATCTTACCTGTTATAACATAAATAGAGTCGGAATATATCTTCATTCCTCCTACGGTAGCCAGCAGTTTCTTAGACTCATGGCTTTCTTCAAAAATCTTTTTTCCCATTTTTTTATATACCCTACGTCTTTTCATATATGAAAAGACTATGTTAGAAACAAAATTTGCGGCCGGTTTTAAAGCCGACCGCAAGTTAATATTAAAAGTTATGATTACAAAGAGCTTGGTAACAATTCAATTGTTACAAACCGGCTGGTTTCTTTTACCCAACAAGCCGATACAGAGTGGCACCAGAATTGTTCTGACATACGAGGATGGCTGGATACAATTTCTTGAGCCGATACTCTGGATGACCATCTACCTTGTTCGTAACCCCACCACATAGAACCAATATCAGGCTTAACGTAGAATACGTTGCTGTTGATATTACCAATACGAGCTTCGGCTGAAGCAGGAATACCGGCGAATGCATTGGAATATTCAGGAGCGGTCAAGTCTTCCATAATACATGAATATGATGTGATAGGAGTCATACCGTCTACCAACTGGCTTCTATCTACCATATCAACGTAATCCAAAGAAGGTTCGTGTTCTACAATGACCTTACCAATACCTGGAATAGTAACACCCTTGATCTTTACAGTTCCTAATTCAAGAGCATCGTTTGATCCTGTTACCGGGTTATTGATGATACGTTCTGTACCCATAAGCGGAGCCAAAGCACCTAATTGAGAGAAGAACTCATCACGGAAGATTTCAACGATGTTCTTATAAGCCATAGCACCTACCTTGAATTTCATTACACGATTTTCAATCGGCATATTGCTACGACCACGGAAAATATAGTCGGCAGCAGCCAGGAAGTGTTCACGCTTGATACCGCCCGGACGTGCATATGAGATAACGAAACCACGGCGAAGTTGGTGATACAGGCCTTCGTTTTTCATCAAAACACCATTATGACCCTTGACTCTACCACCGCGCATGAACATAAGTTCGTATGCTTCCATCTTAGCCAACTCAGCCAAGCAGAACAAAGACACTGTATTGGCTACACGTGCTGTACGCATATCAATGCTTCCGTCACCAAGACGAGAACCGATGATAGCATAACTTGCATCACCTCCTCTGATTTCAGAAAGCTGACGAACTTTCTGGTAAGCTTTGTCGATGAAATTCTGTGTGCGTTCGTCCGCATAAGCCAAAGACTTAATACCAGCGTACATAGTCGTTTCACCTTCAACACCACGGTGTCCACCAAGCGTAAATTCACAAGTCATAGAACCGGCCTTAGAAGCACCTCCTACACCAGAGAACTGAGTAGAGAACTCACCAAGAACGTTTGTTACCTTCCAGTATTTAATACCGGCACGAAGCATGTCTTTCGGGAAGTATTTAGCACGAGAACGGCCCCACAGCTTACACCAGTATCTCCAGTTTTCACCTTCTTGTTTAGGAGGACGCTCTGTAGAGATAAGAGCCTGGCAACCGTTAATCACATCGTAAGTAATAACATCTCCTTGTTTAAATTGTGCATTCAATACAATTTCGAAGAAGCTTTCATCAATACCGGGTTTTGCATATTTCAAAGACGTGTCTTCTACTGTAACCACCTCATACGTCTCTGATACCGGAAGATCATAGCGGAATGAACCATTGATACCATTTACGGTAATAGTAGCATCCTGTTTGATCATACCTATATACATAGGCAGAGGATAGTTTGTAATGTTAGAAAACAACTCAAGCATACCCAGATGGTTCTTATCCGGATCTTCGTAGTACCAATCTTCTAAAGAGCTAAGATCGTGTTCTACGATACTTTGCTTAACGACTTTAGCGTCGGTATATCCAATCACCGTGTCACCATTCATGGTGGCCGGGAAATTTTTTGTTAAAAGTACATTAGCCATGAACGAAAAAATGTTTTAATTTTTAATCTATACTGATTTCATCGAACTTCACACCTTGAACTTGATCACCTCTATCATCTACCGGAGCCACCCTCTTATCTTTATTTGTGTGGCTGATGAGCTTATAAATTTTCTTTTTCTCATCAACTACAGCTTGATTCGACTTCTGTTTTATGAACTCTCCTGGGTTCATAAGAAACATAATCAAATCTGGCGCTTCTTCCGGATTCATCATCATCTCCCTTACCCTATTAAATGCTTTGGTAATTCCGGGATTCGATTCAGAAGGTTTTAGGGCGAAATCAAGAGCTTTAGATACCATAGTGTCATTTAGCTGATACTTTGCCTGGATAGAAGACTTAAGGTCTTTCTTATACCTTCTAAAATCTTCTGCATCCTTCGCCTTCTTTTCGGCAGCCTCTTTAGTACGTTGCTGGATAATATCATCCATTCTCTTATCAAGCTCAGCCTTATACTTTATAGCCTTTGCTTCAACATACTCTTCACCTTTATTGATAATGCCTTTGAAAAACTCATCAGCTTCATCTTTAGGCAACCCAAGAAGATCAACATAATGGCGAACGATCTTTATCTGATCTGCTTTGTTTTCAATGTCAAGCTTTTCTATAGGAGCGACATTCGTATCATATTGCTTAAGAATATCAACGATATTCGCGCCGGCCTTATCAGCCTGGATAAGCTTCTTAGTAATATCAGAAACAGAGGTAACATCTATCTTATCCTTAACAATGTCCTCTTTCTGGCTTTCAAGGACTGTGGATAATATGTCACACAACGAATCTTCTTTACTAAAATCAAGATCATTGATAGTAATCTCTTCGCCGTTTTCACCGCTAAATACCACATCTTTCAAATCGGGAATAATTCCCCTTGAAGAAAGGGCATCCAATACTTTTCTGTAATTGACAACCGGAGTCTCTACCTGATCCTGATTAACATCAACTACATTCTCTTCTCCTTTTTTATCCTCTTTAGGATCAGGAGTAGGATCAACAACCGGCTCTTCTTTAATTTGAGAACCTTCTTCTACAGGCTTCTCATCTTTTTTAGCCGGTTCATTACCATTAATAGGCAGAATATCTTCTTCCCTATTATAAACATCATCAACCGGACCGATACTAAAAATATCGTCCAATTCTACTATTCCATTTTTTTCTAATTTTCCCATACTGCAAAAATATTTAAATACCTATATTTCAGATAAAAAACTTATAAGTGTTTAATCTTCACTAAAAATTAAATATCCCCAAATTTTATTAGAGATTTTCTAATGAAATTTGGGGATATTTAATCCTTAATTCTTATTGATTCCGGCTACATACCTTTTAGTGGCGTCTTCCCTCGCTCGTTGAGCAAGCTCTTTGGATTTTAATTTTAACTCTTCCATTTTTATTCTCATTTCATCATCATGAAGTTTGGAATCGTTTTCGATCTTCTTATCCTCTATCCTTTCCTTGCTTTCTATATCAGCTTGCCTTACGGTCTGATCTGAAACAGAAGCCAGGAAGTTGAGGGAGGTGGCGTCGCTCTTGGCGTCTGCCGCCCTGCCTGCCGCCTGGATCTTCTCTTGAAGTATCCTGTATTGACCTTTCTTGTCTTCTAAAGCAAGTTCATGCTGACGTTGCTTATCCTTCTCAGCAGCTTCAGCTTGTATCTGTTGCTGGTTAAGCTGCATCTGATTCTGTTGTTGCTGCTGCATCTGACGCTCGTTGTATGCGCGAGTATTCCTTGCATTCTGTATAAGTTCCACCATAGAGTCTGATGTGAAGATAGATGCAAGATCGTAAATATCGCCTCCGGCCGTATTTAGCTGCAACATGAAAGTCTTAAATTTCTCAAGCTCATCCCTTTTCTTGGAATTAGATAATGCCTGAACACCAAGATGCCTTAGACTAAGACCGTCGGTTCCTATAGATAAAAACGCCCTGGTAAGATCACTTTTTGTGTACATTACAGAAATATCCTTTCCTTCTTGCTGGCATTGTTGAGCGACAGCCAGATGAAGATCAAGAGCGCGTTTCTTGAAGTAACCGAAGTTATCAAAGTATATCTGTGTTTGTAACATAGATGCCGTAACGCCCTGCTGGACCCCAGTGGCGGTCTCATACCTGTTGGGACCGTTAATTACTTGAGGCGTGATACCAACCATTTCAAAACACTTCATCCTCGACCATTCAGCAAGCTCCATTCTTGTTTTAAGCTGCTCTGTCTGCGACAAATCATAGACGGCAAACTGGTTGAAAGGAACACCTCCTTTCGTGTTTTGAGATGAGGTATCTAATGTCAGAGCACCTACAGACTTAGCTACATCAAGAAGATTAGCCCATATATCAGCCACATCTTCACCCAAATCCTTGTATTCACTTGGAACCAGATTTATATCCCCTAAGAAGAATTTACCGATCTCCTTTTCAAGAATATTGTTTATCTGATTTATGGAGAAATTATAAAATATTTGATACGGCTGAATCCTGTTAACCATAGAAGTACCGATATATCCGGCAACGGGTAGAACAAAGTCATAGATGTTGCTATCCCCTTTTATCTGGTGATCGATAGGTTCTCCATCCAAATACAGGTTGTCCTGAGCGAGGGCACCGCCGCTGATCTTAACCCCATACCTTACCTGTGGAACGTAATCTACGAAATAGGTATTAATCTCCGGGTTCTCCATTCCCTTACTCATGGTCCTGGTAATTTTCTTAATACCATTTTCCTGTAAAAAGTCCTGAAGAAGCTCGTCGGTTACCATTTCGGTAGTTACTAATCCGGTTTCAGTTTGGTAGGTAATTACATACACCTGAGCTGGGGATACCCAATATGATTCAGTTACCTGATACAAATCACTACGAACATGCTCATCGCTCAAACTCTGGGCACGGTTATAGTAATTACCATGCTCTAAATTTGGCATGAATCTGGTTCTGTGATATTCGTTGCCATTACTATCGTATCCGGTATATGTGCCGGCTGGAATACCGTAATAATCTTCATAAGCTTTTATAGAGGCATAATCATTATATCCTTTCCAAGGTATTACCTTATTCTGATATAACATCCCTACACTCGCCGATTTGGATAAACTTACATAGCTCCCATTATCACCATTATGATAAGTACCATTGAAATTATCAGCACCCCCTATAAGCTTCTGCTTATCTTTCGCCGTAAGAAGATGCCCCCACCTTACTATAATATCATTGGCAGTATAATAATGAACACGACCAATATAATCACCGTACTGCGGATACTTGCTATCTAATGTCTTAGAGTAAAATGTATTCAACGGAGACCACCTCTCAGGCTTATAATAGTCGTATCCTACATGATAGTTTCTAAAGCAACGACCGGTAAGGAGATAGTCAATGAAATTCTCAGTATCTATCTCATCCATGTAAAAACGCCCCCTGTCCGCTTCAAGCGTATGAGAACCCCATATAACCTCGGCAGTCTTCCATTTTGTATTCATGAAATTCTCTATCTCAGGAGGGGTCATAGATGCTTTCACCTCTTGTATCTGTTGAGCATAAGCCTGCTTTTCTTCTTCGCTGGCAAAATTATTATAATCCGGATCCAATCCCCTATTTAATAACTCTTGCCTAACCCTTCTGTCCAATTCCTCTCTAATGTAATTATAAAGAAGATTTTCCTTCGTGGCAGAATACTGATTCACTTCAGATTCGTCCAATCCAACTACATTATACTTATCAGAAAGGTTGCCCAACCATCCTACAAAAGCATTTACGATCGTACCTATTATATCATAATGACGTAAGAATGATGGAATATTCACATTATCCCTTATAGACTGAACATCCTTAAGATAAGGAATTACATCTTTCAGTTCCATAAAGGATAACTTACCTTCCATCATCCTATAAAAATCCTTGAACTTCTGGTTCTCATCAAGCTGCTTCAAACCAATCAATTCAAGAGAATCCATAGTGGCTTTAAACCACTCCTTGGTTTTTCTCTTAGTCGGTATCGCCTGCACCGGCAACCCTGAAAATACTCCTCTGGCCGGAAAACCCTGATCTCTATTGAAATATTCCATCCTATTATCCTATTTTTCACAAAGATAAGGAATTTGTTCTCGTCACCTCATTTTGTATGGGTTATGTCTTCTTACCGTAAATCCTTTAACCTGCTCTGTCTTCCTACGTTCTCTCTTCTTTTGATTCTCCTTCTGAGTCGTACTTTCAGGCATGTAACCCATATCATCATAATACTTAGCCAGAAGAAGAGCGTGGCCGAAGGCTATGATACGGTCGGTGTTGGTCCCAGGACCGAAGGCTATGATCTCATCAAGAAGTTCTATATCAGGGATACGGTAAATACCTTTCTGTGTTATTTCATTACCATCATCATCATACCCAACAACAACATCCTCCCAGCAATATTGAATAACGGTATTGAAAAGCATGCGCTGATTGGGAACCGTAGGAGCCAAACCGAGCTTGTTGTTCTGACGGGCGCCAGCACGGATAATCTTACCGGCAAGACGTTCGCCATCTTCCAGCAACATAAGCTGCTTATTTCGTCTCGTAAGATAAAATTCATACATTCGGTCGGCATTCTCCATAAGACACTTGGCCCCATACGCTTCTTGAAGTATTTCACAATTCCTACAAAAATCATCAGAAGATGGAGGACGTGATGCGTATGATGCTACTATGCAATAAGCAAATGGATCGTTGATTTTTACATATCTTTTAAGTACATAAAACGAACCAACAGAATCAGTATCAGCCTTGTCAGATTTATAGGGGTCAAGCGATGAAACATAAGTGTAATCAAAAACACCTCCTTCTTCTGGCGGATCCTCATATATAACAACAGGAGAATCTATGTTACCACCTTGAAACGGATAATCAGCAAGCTGCTTATCACTAAAATTATACCCCATTTTCATGCCGTCTATCTGATAAATATCCACTGTTTTACCAGGCCTACCTTCTTCAAGAAGACGGCTTTTGTGCTTCAACGCATCTTCTACAGGGAACCTATTTACGTTCGTATTAAGGAAACAATCATCTATAGACAAAGGGAATGCCATTCGTTCCTGGACGTATAAAGCCCTATCCTTTTTGACAAGTTCGTCAAGACGTGATTTTATTATTCCAGTATTTTTATCAAAATCTGAAACTTTTATTTTTATCTTCTTAAGACCGGGAGCATTCTCTACTCCAAGATACTTATCAAGAGTCGTTTCTTTCTTTTCATACGCATGAGACATCTGGGCCGGAACAAAGCATCCAGATTTACATATACGCCATGTTGGTTTAATAACTCTCTTATTTAGAATATCATAATTCATTATAATAAATCCATATTCGTCCGGAGAGTTCATGATTTTCTGTGCATCTTGAGACTTTTCTACGTTGCCTCCGGTACCCGCCATGAGACAAACCCCCCTCATTCTACCATGCATCATATGCGCCGGCCTACCGGCAAGCCATGCTCCAAGCACCGGAAATTTACCTACCTCATCATATATAGACGTATATGGAGTTCCGCCTGCGGTCTTCAATGAGCCTCGCGTCTTTCCATCATCAACGTTAGTGATTCTTATTCTGGCATGAACATCACGTTGGTTGTTGATGTTTCTTGTACCTAAAACAACTTCTTTAGTCCAGTCGTTACCGGTCCTGTTTATAGTAAGATAAGGAGGAAGATTATCAAGTCCAAACTCAAGATACTCTCCCATATTGGCAAGGTCTTCTTTACTTGCTCCAATAACATTATGTGTCAAATTGTATGTCATTGTAGCATTACGAGCCAGAAGAGAGCTCATTATGGCCGTATTATGAGTAACGATGTAATTGGTGGTCAAAAATAAATGAGAGTCATTATCAACGGTTATACAAGTGGCATGCTCCTTTCCGTATATCGATATGGATCTTATTTTTAATTCCTTACGATTCCTTGATAGTATAAGTTTGTTCCCCTCCAATTTAGCATACCAACCTGAAGCCCAAAACATACGTTGTACAAAATTTATGACATCCATGTCAATATGAGACAACATAAGCTCTTCTTCTCCGGTTACTACGTTTCTGAAAGAACGAATGAAGTTTTCTATAAAATCTTTTTTTTGATCTATGGACGATCTTAAAAATTTCTTACAAATGTATTTATCGAAAAACATATCCCCACCATAGCCACCGAGATAAGCCGCCAGCATCGAGGCGTAGGCCGACGGCGGAACCGGCAGCTTTGCCGTAGGGTAGTTCAGGGCCTCACCTACCGGAATAGACATACTCTTATAATCTAATCCAGCTATGGCTCTAAGACTCCTAACATGCCATTTTCCGCCACGATTGACACGCCATTGATGATTACCGCAGCAAATAACATTACGACCGTCTTCGAATACGACTCTGTAGGTAGTTACTTTCCCTTGAGGATAGACACCTACGACTTCTACCAAATTCCCTTTATCGTCATATATCTTATCCCCTATAACGATATTCCCTATCATCTTTTCCCGGTCCTCAAGATAAAGTATCTCAGAATCAAGAAGGGCTTTCCCAAAACGACGGCACCCGAACATGAATATTCCTTTATTCTCTTCTTCCGCCTGCTTTAGAAATTCGGCAAACATCCATTCATTATCACGAAGCTGAGAATTTCCAGGAATACGATCATCTCCTACGTCAATCATCATTTTCCAGAAATTGATATGCCAATATAGCCAAGGATGGATAAATACACCATTTATGGTAACACCGTTAAGGAGTTTCATAGCCTCATTCTCCCAGAATTGCTTGACATCATCGTCTTGCTCTTCATAAGAATAAAGGTCATTCCATAACGGAATATCGTTACCCATATTTATATAAAGTTCTTTACTGTTAAAATTCATGACAAAACTACTTATCGAGCTTGCTCTTAGCTTCATTCTTAACAAAAGACTGAATACCTGATACTGTTTGTCCTCCTTTTAGGCTTTTCTTGTTTTTGGCAGCCTCAAGCTGATTATAGACATCCATTATTCCACACATCTTAATATAAGATTCAGTCCATTGCATTAAGCTATCAGACAAGCTCTTTTGAAACCTAAATTCTTTCTCCCTCTTATCGGAATCTTCTATTTTATCCCAAGGATTTTCAGATAGATAACGTTCAGCCTTATCTATCTGATCCCTTAGCACAATAAGTTTCCGATCTACGTAAGAAACATCATCGTTAGTCGGCTTTCTTGCTTTCATTATTAACTATTTTTAAAAAATCCTCATACTGAGACTTAAGCATATTAAACCTATCTTCAAGAGAAGATGGATCAACACGATACTTACACATGTTTTTTATTCCTTCCTCAACAGATTCTTCCTTGAACATAACAGAATCAGTATTATTGTCAACGTACATAATAAAATCCGATTCTCCGTCGTTTACTATCCTGTCAAGAACCTTCTTACTGTCATCATCTATACTGAGATCATGACCGGCATTAATAGACAACCGGTAAACTGTCTTGAGAGAAGAAGATACTTTCATTATCTCTTGTTGATACAAGTTGGTCATAAACGACTTTTCTTCTAAGTCAATAAAGTCTTCCAACTCTATATCATTTTCCTCATCCTTTTTCCTAATAATATCCTTAGTTAGCTCTTCCATCTCCTCTCCCACCTTGTCTTGTGCAGACAGTAGATGGTTGTAATAAGAAATAAGATGTTTTATATCTGAATCAAAATCAATCTTCTTCATTATCAAGAACCTTTTTATCGTAAATAATAACGTCCATCAACTCCATTGATAAATTATAATCAGCCACTTCAAAAAGCTCGCTGTCTGTCAACGTCCTTAAAAAAGAAACAGACAATCCTCTTTTCTTTGCAAAAGATCTAAGTACGGCATAGAGAATGTCCCCGGCAGAATAATCAGGGAGATCGTCACAAGATGCCTGCAACATAGAAAATAAGGACTTCCTTTTATCCTCGCATTGTAAATGCCTTGCTTTACCACATCCGCCCATAACTTAACTTTTTTGAATTATAGTACCTTCAAAATTAAACGGAATTTTTTCCTCTTTTTGAGACCCATTTTTTTGATAGTGAACAGTCATGTGCTTTACGAATCTTCCTATTCCGAATCCTGCTGTATGTATCTCTATATTGAACTTAAAGTGACGGGAGTCTATGATATTCAAATTAGATGACGTACAACTACAAGATGTCTCTGATGCTGTTATCTTCATATCATTCTTCGACTCAAGAACAAATGAAAACCTTATACTGTTCCCTTTTTCTACCGGTTCAAAAATGATTTCAAATGATTTACCGTCTTTAGAGAGGTCAATATTATATTGCTTGTCATCTGTAGAAATAACATTAAATTCATCAGAATCCATTGTAATAAGTTCTAACCTGTTCCATCTTGACTTCTCATCATAAAAATCAATAGAATACTGACGATCCATCCACGAAGGACGGGGAAGCCCCTCCCCAAGCGCACACTCCTCTGTCTTGCTCCAGGCCTTCTGCTTGATGAAGCACGTACATACCGAACAACGATTTTTACCTATTTTCTTGCTTACGTACAAAGAAAGAGGAAGCATAGAGTTAGGGACGTTCTTGGTATTGAATTTACATCCTTCACACTTTTCAAGACGTTCCTTGTACCAATCAGGATAATCTTCTTTTTTTCTTGGAAGTTTTTTTAATATCGTATCCATAAAAGCATCGTATATAACTTCCGCTTGCAAAATCTTTTTCATAACTTATCTGTTAAATTCCTGTTCTTGAATATTTTGTATTTCACTAAAACTATGACCCTTACGAGATTTAAAGATAGATAATTTGTTGTGTTTTATCAACATATCCCCACCTTTTATCTCACCTGAGTCATAAGCATCCTTTATCATCCTTATCTTAATATCAAGGCACTGAAGTTCTTTTTCCTGATACTTAGATAATTTTTCTACCTTGGATTTAAGACGCTCAAGATTGTGTTTGCGCCTCTCCATCTCATGAAGGTTACAAACCATATCGCCTACATACGGGAACGATACAGACACGTTATCTGTGTACGTACATAAGTTATTGGCATAAGAAATACTGGCTCTGAAAACGTCACGTATTTGGTTTCGGTCGTAAACGCTCCCGGTCTTATCCATCACATCATCTATAATATGTGACTCAAATGATATAGGGAAATTATTCTTCGCCATCGGCTTCAAAAGTTTTTTTTCTGTAAAATAAAGAAACCAACGCACATTGATCTCTTGAACCCTCCAATACAAAAAGACGGCGCATGTTCTCTATATCCGGGCACAAACACCTGGTCCTGTAATTCCCTTCACGGTCAATCAAAATACCACGCTTCTTCATCTCCGTATCCAAAACCGATACATATTGAAGATCGGTACTGAAACAATGAGAAAACTTCTTCTTCGTCTCATACGAATATCCAAACACAAAATAATAGGCAAGAAGATTTAAGTGCCTCGCATCTATGACATTCTTCTCATTGCCGGAAGCCATTAAGTATCCGTTATAAAACAGAAGTATCTTCTTCGCCATATCTACCGTATTGGAATAAGGTACTAAAAGCCTATAAGCCCTATTACTAACATCTTTATTATCACTTTCTTTCATGAGATTATCGTTTTGATACAAAGATAAGTATTAAGGATTTATAAATTTAAAATTAACGTATTTTATGACAATAGATTCAGGGTTTGTCCCGATATTTGCACTGTAGCATTAAAAAAATAAGATCTTGTTATTTGATATTCATTATTTATTTCTATATTTGCTGTACGTTACAGATTAGGAAATAAATAACGAATGATAAAAAAAATATTAATCGTCTTTCATTGTTTGCTTCTCAAATCTGTAACGGGGTTTTGGGGTTTTCCGAACGAAAAAAGACATGAATCGGATGGATATCCCCAAAAATCCATCCGATTTTTTTTTGTTACGATATTCCGTAAAGCCCCTGCTTTTAAGCAGGGTATCAATGATTATTTTGATCATTTATGTATTTTTTTTTAATAAATATACTTCGGAAGGGCATTTCCGAATTGGAAAGCAAGAGTAATTCCAACGATAGCAATATCTGGGTTTCTTGCGTTTGTATCCAAGAATCCCATTTGCTTTAGCGATGGGAGTATGTCAAAGATTATGAAGCTACAATTAGGTAGAAATATTAACATAAGTCTCAGACTTTTGGAACAGTGGTCAGATGATTTGCTGTTCATGGAATTGTATGCTTTATACTGTATGATAAAAATCTCCCGACGGGATTCGAGAATAAGATTCAAAAACCAGAAAGATCTTCTTCATAAGCTTGGAATCGGGTATTCGAAGTTCAAGAACATGACAGGACATCCGATGTTTAACGAACTGTTCCGTATGACGGATAGTACGTTCGTCGCAAGAAGGTATCGTGTTAATGGCGTACAACTTACTCTCGGATGTGGAAAAGTGAATCTTCCAAAGAATAGGATTTTAATTAAGATAAAGAAAAATGAAATAACAAACCATGAAAAAGTCCTTGACAGGATAAAAGAGGCGATGTTTGTTAATTTAGTCAGAAACAATGAGTCTGTACTGAACAGTGGAGAGACAAACTCTCAGGCTGATGTCGTAGACGGAAGCCACTCGTATTATGGATTAATTGATTCGACGATAAGTAATAAAACAATTGCCTTGTATTTGAATGTAGGACTAACAAAAGCGAAAGAGATTGTCAGTATGGCGATACAAGACAAGCTCGTAAAAAGGTTCGAAAACGTACAATTTATAACATACGTAGATAATCCTCGTGCTTACATTGAAGCAAACGAACATAACTACCCAATAGGTAAGCTGATTCCTGTATATAGGCACGGAGCTGTTTTCTGGCAAATAGCAAATACCTGGACCTTGTATAAAAAAGGAGCAACAAACAGATGGTATTTTGGAGAGAAGGATATAGAGAAAGGAGAAAAAGAAAAAGTGAGTAAGAAAGACGATTTCAATTTCTTCTTAAAAGACAACACTCATATCCTACGTTTCTTGAATGCAGAAGAAGTTGTTTCAGAATATGGCGAAATCCTTGGAATAGATCGTAAAAAGACAAAAGAAGAAGAAGCAAGATCATTGGCTTCTGTTATGGCTAAAGAAGCGCACAAAGACTTCTGGGACGGATATGAGCGAAGTACACAAAACCAGATTGTAAGAAAGTACTATCGCGCTATCATAGCAGAAGATAAGAAGCGCAGAATGGACATGTTCTTAAACCGTCTTAAACAATCATACGACAAGGTTAGTGGGTGGAGTAAGGAGAAGATAGCCACAGTAAAAGCAGGCCTGGCTGATGCGGAAGCCTGCTGTGCTGAGGTAGGGACGTCCGTTGCCGGTGTCTGCGGTAGAGTAAGTAGGAGAATGAAAACCTATAACAATACCGCTCCTGACAAAAAGGCAGGTTTTAATGAGGTACGGGATATGTATGCTGAGTTCGCCGGCGAGATGGCTAAAGCGGTGGGATCGGTAAGCGAAGACATCTATACGTATGTTAAGGCAGAACAGTTTAAGGAAAAGATAGAGAATATGGATATATCTATCCAATCATTACCTAACATTAATACAACAGTAGACAATGATAAAGAATTAGATGGTGAATCTGTATTCAAGGATATACCATTTGAAGAGCTATCATTCTATAATGATACCTATCTTTATCCTATATCTCAGTATTCATCATTGTAATGTTTGGTACTTGAGAGAGGGTCTGTTCTTAGTAGTCGCCGACAGAGCCGAAAAACGATAATCTCGTAGAACATCGACGGAAACACCCGTTAGCCACCACTATGCCATAACCATATCTATACGAAATCATATTACTGTCTGATCTAAAACTACTTATCCAACTTATTATTTCTTTTTAATCCTAATTAATTCATTTTATATTTTAGGTTTTATTTTATTTTCATACTTTTGTTTTGTAGAACAAAATCAGAAAAAAGATGGCTATAAGTTACGACAAAAAAATCATGGAGTGCGTTCTTCGTTCAGTTATGTCCGAAGGTAATGTCGCACAAGGAAAGGCTATTAAGTCTATTTGTAAGTCACCAAAACCGCTGTTTATAACCGGTAAAGGAGGAAGTGGAAAAGCACAGCCTTTGTATGCTAAAATTTTAACGCCAGATGGTTTTAAGAATATGGGGGATATAAAGGTTGGTGATAAAGTTATGGGCGCAGATGGTAAACAACAGACTGTATTGGGTGTGTATCCACAGGGAATTAGACCTGTATATAAGGTAACTATGAATGATGGTTATTTTACATATTGCGATGAAGAGCATTTGTGGTCATATAGATTATCCAGTCATTATGGTAAAACTCCATTTTCGAGATGCAGTACACTAAAAGAAATTATAAGTACAGGTATCAGGAAGAATGTTAAAATAAAAAATGGTGAAAAACAGCCGTTAAGATATGAAATTCCAGTGTGCCGACCTATAGAATATGAAGAAAAGAAATTTTCTATACATCCGTATGTATTGGGAGTTCTTATAGGTGATGGGAGTTTAAATGGTAATATGGCTATTTTTTCTTGTTCTGATTCTGATGTAGAAATAAGAAATAGAGTAGAGTCATTTCTTGGAGAAGATTTTCTATTGAGTAAAAAAAAGGAACATCCAGCCATCACATGTCCTCAATACAGTGTGATTCAAAAAAATCATACAAAAGGTGGTGGGTTTATAAATAGGATAAAGGATTTAGGACTAAATGTTACGTCTGGGTATAAATTTATACCAGAAGAATATAAACTTGGCAGTATCGATCAGAGAATGCATTTGTTAAATGGTTTAATGGACACCGATGGAACATGCTCGAAAGAAAGAAATAGATTGACGTATTCTACTACAAGCAAGAGATTGGCTGAAGACATTGTTGATCTTGTACAGTCGTTAGGTGGAATAGCTAAGATAAATACGCTTTTTAGACCTGATAAGAAATACGTGTATGAATATACCGTAAGAATAAAAATGTACGATAATGTATTTACATTAAAAAGAAAAAAAGAAAGATATGTTCCTAATCCGGCAAGAGTTTCAAGGTATATAGAAAGCGTGGAAAAGGTAGATGATTCTGAATGCGTATGTATAAAAGTATCAAATAAAGACGAGTTGTATATAACAGATAATTATATTGTAACTCATAATACTACTTTCCTTAAGCGTATTATACCGGCATTAAAAAATGCGGTTGTTGTAGCTCCTACAGGTGTTGCTGCTGTTAATGCAGGTGGTCAAACCATTCATTCATTTTTTAGAATAGGAATGCAGCCGTATATACCTGAAATACGAAAAGGTGCGTTTATGGATAACTGCGAATATAAATTCAACGGAGGTTCGGAAAAGATTTTACAGAATATAAAGTATCTTATCATAGACGAGATTTCTATGGTTCGCCCTGATCTTCTTGACAACGTAGCTGATATACTTCGTCATGCAAGAGGAGACAAGGACCCGTTTGGCGGCGTGAAACTTATTATGGTAGGTGATTTATTTCAACTTCCGCCAGTAATTAAGGAGGATTTTTTTAGAGAAATATACGATACATCTTACTTCTTTAGCTCCAAGTCTCTAATGGCTTCTGGTATGGAAATGGTTTCTTTTGAAAAAATATACCGTCAGAAAGATGAGAAGTTTATTAGTGTCCTTAATAAGGTGCGTGAAGGGCAGATGGATGATGATGTATTTGATACAATAAACAGCAGATGTATTCAGTCTGATAATAATCAAGGATATGTTGAGATTGTAACTACCAACTCAAAAGCTACGGCTATTAACGAAATGAGAATATCATCGTTACCAGGCTCTTTAATAAAATTAGAAGCTGTTATAAACGGTGATTATCCTAAAGATGCTCCGGTTGAAAAAACTCTTTTCTTGAAAGAAGGATCAAGAGTTATGATAACAAGAAACGGAGGAGAGTACTTCAATGGCTCTCTTGGTACTGTATTATCTATAAAAAAGGGGGAGATTGAAGTAGTCCTTGATAAACCAAAGGATGATGAGCATACTAAGGTTGTTATAACACCATGTTCGTTTGAGAAAGTAAAATACGTCAGAAACGGATATAAGATAGAATCTGAAGTAGTAGGAGCTATTATTCAGTATCCTATAAAAATAGGTTATTCTATCACGATCCATAAAGCTCAAGGCCTGACATTGGATGCGGCTATGATGGATGTATCTAATTCTTTTGAAACAGGACAGCTATATACGGCTCTTTCAAGAGTAAAGTCTCTTGATGGATTATATCTTCGTCAACCTATTCCTAAGACGGTAAAAACCATCGATCAGGTGGTGATAAACTTCTATAAAAAGACTCTTGGTAATGGAGGTATTGTGAAACCGGTTCCAATGGAAGAGCTTGAAAAGTCAATGATTAATTTGTCAACCGGATCTGAAATAGATTTTGCAGAGTTTAATTTATAAAAAAATGTAGTTATGAAAACAAAAGAAGAAAAACAAAAGAAGTTTGTGACAGAATTTGAAATCAATGGAGAAAAGTATGGTGGATATATTTATGCTACAACTTTTTCCGAAGCTGAAGATTTTGTTAGACAAAGAAAAGCGACAGAGAAAGTTGTAGGTGGTCCGTGTTTAGAACAAGAAGAAATTAATCGTCTTTATAACCATTCCTCTTAGAATTTTTAATGATTCTTGTTTGTTGGCATAACCTTGAGATGGTGATACTATAGTATATAAGTACCTAATAAGAATATGGCAAGAGTAGATAAAATATTTCAAGACAATTTGGCTCTTATAATGAGCCAGCCGTGGGAAGAGGTAAAGCGACCGGTCTACGGTGACGGGACAGGCGTCAAGGTGAAGCGCATCCTACAAGTATGTAACCAGTACGATCTTCGTCGGGAATTTCCTCTTGGTTCACTTAGACCTACTAATCTTAAAAACTCCATAAAAGAAATATTGTGGATTTGGCAAAAAAGATCGGTAGACGTCAAAGATCTTGGTCTTCATATCTGGGATCAGTGGGCTGATGATAATGGAAAGATAGAAGGATGTTATGGAGATATGGTGAACAGACATGTTTATATGGGAACCGGAAAAGCTCCAGATGGTATGACAGATATCCATGATGGTCTTTACGGTTTTCTTAACCAAACAGATTTAATTCTTTGGTCACTCAAGAATGATCGTTCGTCAAGAAGAATAGTAGCATCCATGTTCGATCCTGAAACCAATGGACTAAAACCTCTTCAAGAATGCGCGTTCCAGATTAATTTATCTGTTAAAGGAGATGAGTTGTATATGACGCTTTATCAGCGCAGCCAGGATATGATTACAGCTTCTTACTGGAATGTAGCTCAATATGCGGCGTTGATGATGATGTTTGCTCATGACGCCGGGTTAAGGCCCGCAGTTTTCACTCATTTCATCCAAGATATGCATGTGTATGACCGTCACGAAGAACAGGCAAACGAGCTCCTCCGTCGCTCTCTTTTCGGCCCGGTTCCGCAGGTTACTATCTCGTCTCGTATGGAAGGGAAAGGATTTTATGATTTTGTAGCTGATGATTTTGAGGTATGGAATTATGAACCAAAGGAGCAAATCAAATTTGAGGTTGCGAAATGAAAATAAGCATAGATAGAAGAGCCAAAATGATTCCTATTATGGAAATCAGTTCCGGCGATGAAGTTAATATCGGAGGTTTTGATTATGTTGTTGAAAACATACTTCCGTGTAGGAAAGGATCTTATGATGCGTATGGAATTAGGTTGGTCATGTCTTCTTACAAACATGGCCAACTTGTAAGAAAAGTAGATAGTGTTTTTTCTATCGATTCTATTTTAGTATTTCTCCCTAAAGGAGATTCTGTTGTAGTAGAGTGCTCTTATAGAGAACTTGAAGAATATTTCCCTAAAATATAGTGTAATGACAGGCGAAGAAAAATGTAATAGATGTGAGCAGTTTGGACCAAATGGTCTAACTGATTATCCATGTAAAAGGATTCCATCAAGGAACTGTCCTTGGTTTATAAAAATATCGGATAAGAAATATAAGAAGATTCTTGCCGATAGGGTGAAAAGAATTAAGGAGAATGAGAAACTTAAGCAGGAAATGATGAAAGATCAGGATCTTGTTGAAGAAGTAAAACAAAACACAAAAAAATTAATGCAATGAAAAAGAAAAATATAAAACCAGAAGAAGTGGAAGTCGTTATTCCTAAAGAAGTAGAGGCTATTAACATATGTGGAGATATCAATAGTTTTATAAAACATATTATATATGTCAGCTTGGATAAGGTGAGTAGTGATAGGGCGTTTGTTAATAACGATGTTCTGTATATGGTTACATACGCATCTATAAAAGGTGAAAATATACCTGTTGGGGTATTAGCAAAACAAAAAGAAGCTGAAACAGAAGATATCGCTATGCCGTTTGAGGATATTGGAAGGGACGTAAATGTCGTGTATCCTATTGAGATAGGAAAGATGTTTAAAGGATTTTACATTCTTGGTAACGGTGCTGTGGCTATTGATTACGAACTTACAGACAATGGCGGTTTTGACAATGATGACGGCATTGGTAAAATTGACATGAATCTAAATTGATATATTATGGTATTATATATAGCAGCAGACCCGGGAAAAGATGGAGCCATAGCCTGCATCGATCAGGATAGCAAACTAATATCAAGAATCTCCACTCCAAGAATATCAGTTTCAGGACCAGTAGACTTGACTAAAGAATATGTTTTTTGCCGGGATACGATCGTAGAAAACAATCCTGATAGGGTAGTATTTGTCATAGAGGACGTCCACGCACTGTACGGGGTCAGCACATCCTCTACAGCCTCCCTCATGGAGAACAAAGGCCAACTGCATGGGCTGTTCCTCTCCCTCTGCATGGCATTTACGGACATAAGTTGCTCCGTTAATTTCATAGCCCCTAAAACATGGCAGAAATTGGTTTGGACGCATTCTGATAAGGTTATGGAAGCCAGTAAGGTAAATACTAAGAAAACGTCATTGGCTTGCGCTAAAAGGCTGTGGCCAAACGATACGTTCGTTAAAAACGAAAGATGTAAGACAGCCCATGACGGTATAGTTGATGCGATGCTTATAGCAGAAGCAGCAAGAAGAACAATTTAATCTATTTTAAATCATTTTAAATCCAATTAATTCAAAATTAGATTTTAAAATAATACATTTGCAGTGTTAGATAATCATAATCGTAGGTTTTAAAAAATGAAAGTAAGAGTTCCTGGCATACTAATGAATGAGAAACTTTCAAACATTTCAAAGATGTTTGATAAGGTTCTAAAGGATTGTGTCACATCGAATATAAAAATTACTTTATATTTTGATCATATCCGGATACAAGCCATGAACGAACGTATAACATATACGGATGATATTTTCGATGTGAATACTGATATTTCTTGTGACCATAAGTTTTCTCTTTTAGTAGATGCCGGGACTCTTATTTCGTTTTTTAAAAATCATAACCAGGATATAGAGATAGAGATTAAAAACGATTACAGTATCGTTTTTAAATACGATAGAGGATCTTTTTCTTCTACTTGGATTGAGGATAAGGCTTTCCCTGATTTCTTTTATCCTGTAGGTGACGGTATTCGTGTTATGAGCTCGTCTTTCATTCAGTCTATGAAAAGATCTTTTGCGTTTGTTGGATCGGATGAATTTAGACCGGCTATATGCTCGATTCTTCTTAATGTGAAGAAGGACTATATTGACATTGTTTCTACTGATATGTTCCATCTTTTTATAAACAGGAAAGAGTATGCTAATGCAGTAGAAGAAAGGTCGATTATGTTAAGTGAGGTCGCGGCTTCCATCTTATACCGCTTTCTGTCTGATAAGGATACGGAGATCAGTATTTCTACAGATGGCGTTAGGACGTTCTTATGCTTTGATAATGTGATTATATCGGATATGAACGTAGAACAACAGTATCCTAACTACGAATACGTATGTAACAAATTCGAAAAATCTTCGAGTGTTAAGTTCGACAGAGATTTGCTTATATCGGTTCTTAATTCCATGACTTTAGTGGATAATGTTGTCAATGTTAAGGTAGATAAAGAAAACGGCATAACGGTAATGTCTGAGGATTTTGGAAATAGAAAAAAGATAATGGAATCAATGCCTTTTAATGCGCTTGAGGGCCCGTGTTTTAATTTTTCTATCGGTAAGGAAAATATACTGTCTTCCGTAAAATCACTTATAAAAGGAGATACTGTCATGGATTGGTCTGATCAGTATAAGATGATAAAGATGTTCAATCCTAAATACGAATCAACATACGTATTAAATCAAACATTGTATAATCTATAAACAATTAATAATATGGCTTTTAGAGAAAACAGAAGTTTTGGTACAACTTATTATTTGTATATTAATTCAGATGGTAACTTGTATGAAAAAAGTAACGAACCAAAAGAAGGTTTTGTTCAGCACATAAATCCTAATAGCGGTCAGCCGGCGGGATATTGGAAAGAGTATTATAATGGAGTAGTTGGATACATTAACTACATCGGGTTAAAGTCAAGCTCTTTCTCTAATGGAAATACTGTTACTAATTTCCTTATCGTATTAAAAGATTACGGGCTTAATGAAAACTATTGTATTTCCATACCTCTCGTCAATCAAAAAGGAAATATCAAGGGCTTTGTTAAGAGCTTCGTAAAATACTACGAAAACATCGATTTCAGTCGTGAAATTTATTTCAATGTCTTTAAGAAGAAGAAAGATGACGAGTTTGGATCTTCGGAACTTATTATCGCATATGCCGGAGTAGACGGAGAAAAAGATCAGCTTGTTGAACGTTTTTATAAAAAAGGCGTAAATGGCTGGCCTGACCCTGTTGAAGTTACGGGATTTGATGGCAAGAAAAGCCTCGATTATTCAGCTCAAAACAACTTTACTTATCAGAAGATTACTGAATATTCAAACAGGTTCAATGCTTCTATTAAAGATATCAGAGCAGGTATAATGGCTAAATTAGGTTTAGGAGGAAATACTCAGCAAGAGCCTACAGCCCCTCAGACTTATACCCAGCAGCCGGCAGCGCCTCAACAGGTTCAACAACCCAAGTCTGTTCCGAGTGCTATTCCGTATCAGAATTACCAACAGCCTGCTCAACAGCCTGCTCAGTATCAGGCCCCGGCTCAGCCGGCTGCACCTGCCCCGGCACCTACTACAAGGAGCACCAAGCCTCAGCATCAGACGCAGCCACAGCCGCAAGCACAGATGCCGAACTTCCCTCCTATGGAAGAAGATGACCTTCCATTTTAATATAAACATCAGCCCAGGAGAATAACATCTCTTGGGCTTTTAAAGATTGTGTAGAATGATGGTAGAAATAGTTACAAGATTTCCCCTTATTAAACTTCGTAGGAAAGTGACAGAAGAAAGGATTATGGCGAAGCATGGGGATAAATTATGTATGATCTACTCAGAAACCAGAGAAAAATATAAGCAAGGAGATGAGTGGGTCGATGATCCTAATGATGCAGACATAAGTACTTTTCGTGAGTGCTATGAATCAACTAAGGATATAAAAAAAGAAGGTATTGTTTATTGTACTATAAAAATATGATCATGGACAAGTTAGAAGATATTGAAAGACTTCTTTCTGAAAAAGAAGATAGCAAGAAGGATACTGTTTCTGAAAAGAACAACAAACATAAAAAAGAAGATAAGGTCGTTAATAAAATACCTGAATCGTATTTGACTACAGGTTATCAGAAGACTGTGCAGGTAGGTATTAAGAAACTTTATCCTGATGTAGTGGTACCTGAATACAAACATGATGGAGATGCATGTTGTGATATTCGTGCATATAGAGTGGTGAAGATGGTGAATGACATGGGAGTGGAAATAGATGTTCCTTCCGATTTTGAATCAATTACCTTATATCAAGGTTATTCTGTTAGAATCGGAACCGGCTTCAAGTTGAATATCCCAGAAGGATGGTGTGCGAATGTAGAAGGAAGATCAGGATTCTCTTTTGACGAGGGAGTGGTAGTTACTAACGCACCCGGTAAATGCGAATTTACCTACAAAGGAGAGTATATGGTTAATCTTACTAAAATCAATAAAAAACCGACCGTAATCCATAAAAACGATCGAATAGCTCAGATGGAAATAGTTCCACAATACAAAATGGTATTGGAAGAGGTGACAGATATTGAGGTAGAAGACGGAAATGAACGTGGAGAAAAAGGTCTTGGTAGTTCTGGAGTTAAGTAATGTTTAAATATTTTGAAAATGAGCATGTTGGGTTTTACATTCATCACAGACAGCAAGCTGTCAATGTACAGGGAGAAAGCTATTAAATCCGAAAATCTTGCAAAAGAAATTGAGGAAATGCAGGATAAGGCTGATTTTTACAAGGAAAGGCTTTCAGAACTTAAGTCAGATATAGCTTCAAAGGATAAAGAGATTTTATCTATTGGCAAAGATCTTTCTGAGTCTAAGGAAAAGATTGACGCCTTGAAGGGAAATCAGAAAAAGCTGATAAAAAGCGTCAAGAAGAAAACGGAAGAACTTGATGCTGTCAATGTCGATCTTGACAAAGCTAAGTCTGATCTTGATGAGGCTAATTACAAAATCAGTAACTTGGAAGAAAAGAAAAACAGTATATCATATGAATTAAAAAAGAAATCAAATGCGTTGATTGAAGCCAGGATCAGAATCGGAGATTTGGAAAACGAGGTTTCGGTTGGGTCCAAAACAATACAAGAGTTAGAATCGAGGCTGAAATTAATGCAAGTAGAATTAAGAGGCTACCAGATAGGTATAATCGGTAAAGACAAAAACGATGCCGCTGAGCCGGAATTGGATAAAGATGAGGAGGCAGATAAGGATGTGGCAGAACCAGAGAAGTCCGATGTTGTTCCTGAGACGGATGTGATTCAGGAAGAAGCCGGTGATATTGTGGAGCCCGAAAACGAAGCTGAACGAGTAAAAGACGCCAAAAAGAAGTAGGTATTTTAATCCTTTTTATATTTTAATGTTTGCCATATTATGGGTTAGTACTTAACTTTGCGTTGAGAGAGTTTTTAGGATAATTATTGGTTAATATTTAGCTGTTATATGCAGGCGTCTGTGAAGGCTCCTGCATATTTTTAAGGTCCTGTAGCTTAGTGGTGAAAGCAGGCGGCTCATAACCGCAAGATCGTGGGTTCAAATCCCTCCGGGACCACTGTCCAATGGTGTAGTGGTAGCACAACAGATTTTGGTTCTGTTAGCGGAGGTTCGAATCCTTCTTGGATAACGATTAAGTTTTTGTGGAAATGTTAATTATCTCGGTGTTTGCGGTGTGTGAACATAGCAAACATTAAATAGCCTGGTAGTTAAACGGATATAACAAAAGTTTCCTAAACTTTAGTTCCGGGTTCGACTCCCGGTTGGGCTACATGGCTTGTTGGATGAGTGGTTTAGTCAGGGGTCCGCAAAACCTCGTATGGCGGTTCGATTCCGCCACAAGCCTCTAAAAAAAGTAAGACAATGAACTACCCAGAGCAACAAATGCTTAAGATCCTTAATAGGGATCTGTTAAGTAATCCGATGTATGTTATTAACAATCTTCATATATATGATTGGGAATCTGACTTCCTGGCCATAACAAGATCATTGTACGCTTATGAAGTAGAGGTCAAGATGTCTAAACAAGATTTCTTTAACGACTTCAAAAAGAATAAAAAACATAATGTTCTTAAAGACGGCATTATTAAGGTAGGTGGTGTCATAAGCTATCCTCCAAACTATTTCTATTACGCCTGTCCTCCTAATATGATTGACGTAAGTGAAGTTCCGTCTTATGCTGGTCTGATTTATGTCGATGTTAGTAAAAATAGGAAGAACGTCGTTAAGGTCGCACCTTTAATTCATAGACAGAAGTTTGATGTAGTGGGTAGGAAACTGGTGGATAAGTTTTATTACAATATGCTTACTTGGAAGAAAAGAGCTATTTCAAACGTGTATGCTGACCCAGCCAAGGAAAGAGAGAAAGGCGTGCGTGCCGGGGCTGAGGCTGTGAGGAAGTCGGCCTGGGATGCGTTCAGGGCGCAGTGCCCGCACATTGCTTTCCCCTATGGAAAAGAATTTCCGATGTGTGACGATCACGAACAAGATCATCCCATGAGAGACTGCATACTTCAGTGTGAAAAAGGTAGAATATTTAAAAACAAATTAAAATGAGTACCCCACGTGAATTAAGCAGGATAGCTAATAGGATAGCCGGTAAGATGACTGATGACGGATGGGTTAGCCCCGGTAGGAAGAATCTTGTCTCTGATAAGAAGGTTATGGAATTAATAGATTTGATCTTTAATGAAATATGGAGGGAATTAGATGACGGGAAAAGAGTCCATATCAGAAAACAGATGATTTTAAAAAAGATTTTTGTCAGTAGGCAAAAAGATAAATACTACATACAATGCATAGAAAAAAGGGACGCCAAATAGACGCCCCTTTTCTTTTTCTGTAAGTAATTGTTATTTCATTACTTTCCTTACCAACTTAGAAACAGCTTGCGTGATAGTCCACCTGATGTTTGCATTAACATTGATAGTCTGAGAAGTACCGTTTGCATCCAAGTTAATTACCTCCTTGTCTATCTCCAAGAACGGATCACCTGCTGTCTGGGTAATAACCGTATTAGCTGTCCGACCACCAGCGGCCGTCACCTTAAGAGTATTTACCAGATCGTTTATAGTAGTGTTCGCTGCAATACCGGAGAATACGATACTGAAAGCAAAGCTCCCTGTTGCACCAGGGTCGTTGGCAATAACAGCTCCGTTGTTGGTAGTCTTGCCTGCCGCCTGATAGGAGGTAGGTATTTTCAACGTCAGAGGATGAGTTCCGTCCGGAGTTAAGGAGAACGTTAATTTAGTTGAGTTACTTGTACCGTTGATCGTTACAGTACCACCTCCTTTCCCTACAGATGCAGTAGGATTTATTTTTACAAACTCAGCTGCCGCAGCTTGGTTGATGGTAACAGCTTTCTTAACACCGCCTGATTCGGCACCAAATTCTACTTGTTGCGTGCGCTGTACACGACCTTCGTATTTTTCACCTGATACGGTGACTGCCTGATCACCGTCACCTGATCCCGGATTGAAGGTTACAAAACCTATTTTCAATTCTGCCATGACATAAATAATTTTGTAGTTAATTAATATCTTGACAAATATAGATTTATTATACGAAAATCATATTATTCATATTCATAAATTAAAAGTTATCTTTATCCCAAAATAAGACAATTATGAGAAGAAGATTTTTTGACAAAATAGGGGGCGATCTCCCTACTGATAATTTTATGGTTTTTGATAAATCTGTATCAGATCCTGCTAATATAACAATAAGCGAAGACTTCGATTTTTTATATAGGTTGATTACCAGTGGCTTCTATAGAGTTCTTTGCAAGAGCGCTATGGGAGGAGGAGAGTCGGTACCGGTGCGTGCGCTCTGGCCTCGGACCTGCTTATGGGGAAGGTGCCGGCGATCGTCCGGTGCTTATCAGACTACGATGTGTGGAATAAAGAATCCGGTTTAGGCTGGGATACGGTAGTAGCCGTCCAGTATGCCTTGAGATCAAAAATAAGACTCAATGTATTGATTGCATTGTCGTATTTATATGATCACTTTAAAGAAAATATGAAAGACAATGAAATTGATCTTATTTTTTATGATCTTGCCAAAGAAGGACGTGCTATAATTAACTACATGGCTGGTAAAAACGAAGATGAGGTAAGTAGGTGCTCGTTCGAAGCTTACGTAGACGAGGTTAAGGTCGTGGCGATGAATACCGCAGAATTTAGTTCTAAAGTATTTGATTCTCTTACACCGGACTGGTTAGACGGTAGGAAAATTAAAGCCCTGATGCCATTTTGTATCATGCCAGGTGGTAAAGTCCGGTTCTCTCTTTATGAATGCGTGGAAGACAGCGTAGATTGCTGTGAGGTAAGTAAGAGATTCGGTGGTGGAGGACATGCTGGTGCTGCTGGATTCGTTATAGACGTATCAAGTGACCAGTTTAAGGACTTCCTTGAAAGTAAAAAACTTTTATCGAAATGAAGCGTGAATTATATCAGTTCTATCCGGAAGTCTATCCTTTTAATCTGTGGATATACGTAGGAAAAGACGTATCTGGCATGGTAGAATGTTTCAATAACGATTTTAGTTACGTAGATAATAGCAAGGCTGTAACTATATCCGTTCCATACGGAGGGTGTAAATTAAATCCTAATACGGGATTTTTGATATGGTTTATTAATAAGAAAATAATTGATTTTGAAACAGTTTGCCATGAATCATCCCATGTTTCTACTAAAGCTTTTAATTTCTTAGGAGAAGAAGTAAAAAACTCAGAACCATTCTCGTATATCAATGGATGGATAGGAAGAAAGTGCGAGGAAGTAAAGATCGGAATAGCCGAAGATAAACTAATATGGAAAAGTAAATAATTACCGTCGTAAAATAAGTATGGGGAACTTTGGATAGGTTCCCCATACTTTTATGTGATGAGGGAGAGGAATGGTGAAATGTTTATGTGATGAGAGAGATATGAGAAAGATGTTTATGTGATGGGAGATATGAGAAAGATGTTTATGTGATGGGAGAGATATGAGAAAGATGTTTATGTGATG